GGATTGCTGACGGAAACGCACTGAGGCTGAACCCTCGCATCAAGTACTTCATTATAACATGTTGCGGGGTCGTCTTGCGGCTCGCGAAGTAATAGTAGTTAGGTGAGGAGAGGGTGTATGCCGAGAGGGCGAGGCTGGCCGCCACGACAAACTGTGGGGCCTTCTTCTTGCTGAACATTGAGGTGTAAGCACCTCTGACCTGGCCGACGTGGTGGGTTAGCACGTGGTTAAATCCATTCCCGCGGTACATCTCGACAGAGCGAAACGTCGGGTCTTCGGCACACGTAATCGTCCAGGTGTAGCGGGAAGCCTTGTCCTCGCCGGAGGCCTTGTCCTCGCCGGGGGCCTTGTCCTCGCCGGGGGCCTTGTCCTCGCCGGAGGCCTTGTCTTCGCCGGGGGCCTTGTCCTCACGAACCACTTTTTTGAGGATGGCATTTGGGTAGCGGGCGTGAAATACGGCGTAGTGCTTTTGCGCAACCTCGTCAAATTCTTTATTTGACCCCACTACGATTGACATATCAATGTCGGCACCGGTCTGAACATCAAGCACCGTAGTCAACTCTTCGAGGACGCCACTGATGTTTTCAGTTCGTGCCGTCAGCGTCAGGATAATGTTCCCATCGCTGAGCGTTTCCGTTTTGTACTCGATCGAGCTATTTTCTGGTCTGGCACGGATGCTGTTGGTGATTCGGATGTACATGCCACGGTCGCGCGGAACCGTTTTTGTCGGCGGGTAGTGCGAGTCGATGTATGTTTGGAAACGATGCCCGCGAATGAACTGCTCTGTAATCTCGGGCAGCTTGCTCGAAACGGTTGGGTAGGTATACTTCGACCTCCTGAGTGAGGGCGAAATGACCTCGACTTCATTACACCCCCAGTTGCTGAAGCTGTAATAGTCATTCTCGACGTCTGTGACGATGAGGACGGCTGCCATGGCGCTGCCAGTAATCAAAGTCTGCCCCAGGTCAAGCGCGTCGACGTCTTCAAGCCCCACGTACGCATTGAGCCGCTCCTTGGCATGCGCCAAATCGCGGGTGGTGTTAGGGACGTCCAGCGCGAGAACTTCTTCATATGTCAGCACGAACGGTTCCGCGAGCGTCACGGGGTCGGACTTTGCAGTGCGGCGGGCGGCGTGGGAGACTTCTGCCGAGAATAAGTAGGTCAGCATTTTTCTGTTGACCAGAGGCATCGTCACCTCGAGGGGCGGGGCGCGGCCCTCGGCAAAGATTTCTGGGCGGTGGCAGAGCAGTGTGAACAGGGGCGAGCAGAGAGCTCCCGTTATGAGCTCGCGGGCGTCTTGTAGCAGTCCGTTCCTGACCAGGATGTCGTGGATTTGCAAGAGGGCGTCGACCTCTTCGTCGTCAAGCGGCGGGAGCGGCGGGAAGACCCGGGTCGATCGGCATGCAAACGACTTGATAGCGTTTGTAATGCAGTCCGGGTGCGGGTAGTCGCCACCGGGCGAGTAAAAATTCCATTCACCGGTCGGCGGTTCGACTTCTTCGCACCGGTGACGGAGCGCTAGGCCCACCGACCGCAGGTAACGAACCATCTCGTTGACGGCCATCGAGGTGCGTTCGGCGGACAAACCGAGGACGGCGTCGAGCGAAATGAACGTCAAGAGCCTTGTCCCGAAGAAGCTTTCTTCGGACCTCGCGATGTCGGCGAGGATAATCGCCGACGTGGCGTCGAGGGGTGGCGTGCAGATGAGGATTTCTCCATGTGGCTTGAGCAAGTCGAACTCGTCACTTGACAAGTACTTGGAAATGGCCGCCGCCGGGACCGCTTTCATATGCCGGCCCAGGGCGCCCATCTTGACAATAGAGACAGTGGCGAGGCAAGCGGTAAATCCGTCGGCGCCGCGCAGAAGGAGGATCGCGTGTTTTCCGTGCTTGGCGCGCAGTTCTAGGTAATCTTCTGCGGTGAAAGTCGCATCGCCGAGCTTGACGTCGAGCTCCTTCGGGTAAGGCTCCATTTCTGTCGGGTATTGTAAGGCGGGCGCCTCGGCATGACAAGGCTCGGCCGACATCTTCGTATAAACCCCCATTTGGGAATTTCATTTTTGGTGCAGCCCTCACAGGCCCCAGTATTTAAGTGTGGCACGCGCCGGGCTTCAATTCGCATTTATAGCACGAACTGTTGAAGGGTTCGCTTACACTACATACGCCAGGTGCCTTAGTATGCTAGGCGTTGAGGCCCCAATATACATTGAGAGTTCATCGCATGCCTATCGGGATTTTGCCACCAACGGCCTCAACCGATCCCCGGTCCATCCCGAGGAGATTTGGAGGCAAATTGAGCTGATCCCGCCCGTTCCGCCGCCGGGGCTCGTTGAGAACGGGGGCCCCTCGCTCCCCGATGGCGTCGTTGAGCTCGTGGCAATGATAATACAACCTGTTGCCGGGTCAAAAGACAAGGGCGAGTTTAGAGGGTGGGCCAACTCTGCCCCCCCCACGCCCAACCCGGGCGGCGACCCAGAGATCTCGCGGGTAATCCCTGCAACATTCGGCGCCAAAAATGGCGCCCCGGGACCCTACCAGCCGACAATGTCCGGTGCCCCCCCCTATGATGGCCGCACATGGGTGGTTGACGGCATCGAGCGCTGTGTTAAATTCCCGCACGGCCGCCTCCCGGCATCAAACTGTCCGCTGGTTTTAACATTTTACCGGTACACCGGCCTGACTGGCGTTGACCACCCGGTCAAGCCGGCTAATCTTGGATGGGTGAACACGTGCCCCCCTCATGCCCGCACAGTCGTGCCCGCCGGCGGGTCGGCCATTGCAAACAACTCGGGCGCCCCTTCCATTTTCGTACCCGCCTCAGGCCTGGCAGCTGGCTGTGTTTGGGAACTCTACGTGACTGGCCTCATGACACCGTCGGACCTTACCGACACCGGGACTCTCGCACTGGGTGTGACTTTCAACGCCCCCGTAGGCCCGTCGCCAGACCTTAGCCAATCAGCCTGTGTCGCCAAATTTGTTAACAGCTACACTGTGTCAAATCATTTTGAGTATCACGCAACGTTCCGCGTGCTCTCCATCAGTGCAAACACGCTGACCGTTACTACGGTCGGGAAGCTGACAGTTAAGCAAGACAGCGACGACATTGTCCAGACAGACATCGCGACAAAGGTGTTGAGCGACCACCCGGCGCCACAGTCAATAGATGGCAAGATTATTGTCACGTTGTGTGCAGGGTGGACGGGGTCGGCGCCGTTTGTGTTCACAAGGGGCATTTCATATCTTCGCCGCATTGCGTAAAGTGTGTTTTGGCCGGCGACTTAACATTCGTTTCTCTTCTGAGCTATTGGTATAGCCGAAGCTGGTGGTGGCGAGATGTCAGGAAACACTGCTGACCACCCGGTGACTGAGCCCCCAATCTACATTGAACATTTTGCGCACACGCGCAATCACACCTATCGGGCTCTTGCCGCTGATGGCCTCAACCGATTTGTGACCCCCCCCGCCATGATCTGGAAAGATCTCGCGCTGATCCCGCCCGCCCCGCCGCTGAATCTTATTGTGAATGGAGGCCCCTTGCTACCCGACGGCTGCGTCGAGCTCAGGTCAATCGATCTGGCGCTCGTTGCTGGCGCATATAACAATAACAAGGGGGGATTTGCAAGGTGGGCCAAAACTAAAGACACCGGCAACGATGCTGTCGACCGGGCCCCCCCGCCCAATTACACTGAGGGCATCAGCCCGCCACCCCTCTCGCAGGTCATCCCCGCAACTTTTGGTACAAAAAATGGCCTTCTGGGCGCCTACCGGCCGACGCTGACGGGCTTCCCCGCCTATGACGGCTGCACATGGGTGATTGACGGCATCAACAACTGTATTGAATTCCCAAACGGCATTCCGATTCCGAGTAGTCCGGAGGTGGTGCTAACTTTCTACCGGTACACCGGCCCAACTGGCGGGGGGTTTCCTAAGGGGCCCCAAGGCCCTGATGCCATAGAGGGGGGCGCCACTGGCATGCCGGGCCCCGCAGGGCCTCCTGGCGTTGCCGGCCCCTCCGGGCCCGTTGGGCCTGCTGGACTCGTGGGGGCCCAAGGCCCATCTGATCGCGTACCCGCATTAGCACTTAATTGGGGGTACGGCACAACCCCAATCGAAACCATCAGTGCCCCCCCACTATTTATTGGGGGGGCAGATTACCGCTCGCCGCAGGTCCCAGAGCTCGCCGATGGCAGGTACATAAAATTTAGCAACATTTCTCCCTTAAATTCAGTTCTTGAGTTTAAAGCGATGGGCTCGCTCAACGCTGAGGTGGTTGATCTCGCTGGAGGGGTACGAGTCGAATTTGGCATTCGGGTCGGCGACGACATCAGTAGTACCGTGCTTGGACTAACCGTGGTGAAGCTTGAGGAAAACATGGTCGGCCAAGATTTTAACTGGATATACAGGTTGCTGGCAAACCATGTTACTAGCAGCGAAACCGGCACCATTGCGTTTCAATGGTCGTCCCAGGTCCATGTAATATTTGCAACCGGCGAAGGCCCAAGTGCATATGCCGCCACCGTAGGATACACACAGTATGCGGACTCTGGGCCAACCGGCGTATTAGTCAGCGACGGGGTCCTTGATGACAGAATTGCCTTCTCCGCATTTGTATCCAGAACAGAATTTCCTGTGGCTGGGACAGGAGGAGTAGGAGTAATGCAGGTCAAAAAACACCATCATTTATTTAGGCGCATTGCGTAGTCAAAACAATCACTATTTTTGTGGCCGGGCTTTGGCGAAGTTGCACCCCCCACTTCTTCTAAAAGTTTGTTATATAACACAACATCGGCGCAGAAATGTCGACAACTGATGTTGTCGACAGTCCAGTGAGCGAGGATCCGATATTCATCGAATACGCGTTGCGTTCGCGCGATCATACTTTCCGGGCCTACACCAATGGTATTAACCAGATACCGGTCGCCCCCGACTTAATTTGGAATAATCTCTTGGGCATCCCACCAGTCCCGCCGCCAGAACTTATGCCAAATCAAGGCGAAACGTACGAAATTGGCGTCGGATATGGAGTCGTTGAGATTGTGTCGTTGGTGCTGCGGCCTGTTGTCGGCTCGAATCTCAAGTGGGAGTTCTTTCAATGGGCCGCTTGTGGGTGCCCGACCCATCCAGAATTCCAGCAAATCTCGCGGGTAATCCCCGCAACCTTTGGCAACAAAGATGGGCTCCTGGGCGACTACCGGCCGACGCTGACGGGTGCCCCCCCATACGATGGCTACACATGGGTGGTTGACGGCATCAACCATTGCGTTGAGTTTCCGTACGGATTTCCGACACCGAACATCCCGGCGGAGTTGACCTTAAACTATTACAGGTACACTGGCTTAGCCGGTGGTGGTATGGTGGGCCCCACCGGCCCACCGGGCGTCAACGGCGCAACCGGCGCATCTGGCCCGACTGGTGCGACTGGCGCGACTGGCGCGACTGGCGCAACCGGCGCGGCTGGGGCCGTTGGCCCCGCAGGGCCCGCCGGTGATGGAAATTCAACCTTGGCGCTCAACTGGGCGTCAAGGCCCGGCGAATTTAGTGAAACTCTCAACCAACAACAGCCACAACAAATTATTGGTGGTGACGGTTACGCGCCACAAGACAGACTAGTGTTAATTCGTTTGTTGCAAAATTCTTTCGCCCCCCGGGTCTTTGAGTTTGAAGCAACAGGGCTGCTGACCAGCAATGAAAGTGGACTCTTAACGCTCACCATTGGAATCTTATTTGGCAATCAAGGTGGCCCCTCCAGTGCGGTGCTCGGGCAGACCTCCTGTACATTTACTTATAGCATCAGTGGCAATGCTTTATGGACTTACAAACTAATAGCGATCACCGTTCAAAGTGATGTGCCGTCCAATCTTTCGCTGAAATGGTTGGGCCATCTGATAGTTATCAGGAGCAGCGGGACCACACGCGAGAACCACAACGCGGGGACATCCAGTCTCCCCATTAATGACATCACCTATAATGGGGGCATCGTCAGCCCCAAGGCTTACTTGTCTGTATTTGCAAGTTCTGTGCTTCCAGAGGGCCGAGATGTCGTAATCACGAAACACCACCACACTTTTAGACAAGTTGCTTAAAGGCGCGGGATCCTTGACAGTTTGTTTGTAAATAATGCACAATTGCAGCGCTTTTGTTGTCGATGTCAAGATCCTGGTGGAGTTTCGTGCCGCACTTCTTGTAGAAGCATGTTATACACCTTGGCGCGTCAAATGGTTGCAACGTCCAATGTTGACTACCCGGCCGTTGAGCACCCAATCTATATTGAGAGCATCTCCAGCCACCGCGAACACACATTTCGGGCATATGGCGCTGAGTATCTCAACTTGATTCCGATTGACCCCGATTTGGTCTGGAACCAGGTGTCGCTGATTCCACCGGACCGCCCACCGGATCATCTTGCTGTCAACGCTGGCGCCGGCGCCGGCGTCGTTGAGCTTGTGGCGATGGTGCTGGCACCCGTTGCCGGCTCAAAACTCAAGTGGGAGTTTGCTTCCTGGGCTGGCGCTGGCCCACCCGCGGTGCCTAACGTCTCGACCCCCCTTTCGCGGGTCATCCCCGCAACTTTTGGCAACGAGGAGAGTGGCCTCGGGGGCGCCTACCGGCCGACGCTGACGGGCGCCCCCACCTACGACGGCCACTCGTGGGTCGTCGACGGCCTCAACCACTACGTCGAGTTTCCTTACGGCCCGCCGCCGGGCCTCCCCGCCGCTCCGGTGCTAACCTTCTACCGGTACACTGGCATCACTGGCGGCAGTGATACGCCAGGTCCTTCTGGTGATGCTGGATATGATGGTTGGCCTTTTGTAGGCGAGGCCGGCCCGGAGGGCCCAGCGGGCCCAGCGGGTCCGGGGGGGGCGGCGGGCACAGAAGGGGGTGCGGGCCCGGAGGGCCCCCCTGGCGCCTTAACTCCAGGGCTGGCATTCAACTGGGCCCCTGGTGGCAACAACATTACCGAGACCCTCAATGCAGCCAGCCCAAACCAAGTCATCGGAGGCAACATATATAGTAACTATCCAAACCACATTATTAGCGGCATCGCTACTAGTTACTACCCGCAGGATCGATTTATTCCGATCCAGTCGCTAAATGCAGTCAACGTCCTTGAGTTTGAGGCGTCAGGAAAACTAACTCCAAAAAATGGGTCCGGTTATCTAACGCTCAAATTTGGGATCTTGGTTGGCTATAATACAAATGGGGTACTCGGCCTGACGCCCTGCACATTCTCTTTCGACAACACCGACAAAGAGTTTACCTGGACTTACAAGATGTTGGCATCTAAGGACGTTTCTTACATCGGTGCGGGTTTTAAAATGGTATCGACTTCTCATGTAACCGTCACCAGGGAAGCAGATACCGAGGGCGCCGCCGCGATAACATCACAAGGGTACACAGTAGGGGCAATTAATTATTTAAGCTCTAATTTAAATATGGTGCCAACTGCCCCCACTGTGGACGACGGATCGACCGCCTGTGCTGTGTACATATCCGCCGATAGCTCCACTGGGGTCACGGGGTCTCGTTCGGTCGATGTGACAAAATATTACCACCTATTTAGGTACGCCGTCATCTGATGGAATTTTGCCCGACGAACACGTCGGTTTGAATATCCTTCGGCGGTAAATGTCATTCCACCGGTTTAATGGTGAGACCCTCGGGCGGATTGCAATTGACCGGCTCAGCTGGCGTAGACACACATGAAGGGCCGGCCTTCTTTTTGAGGGCCAAATATAGGATCGTGCCTCGGCAAAATGCCTGTGTTGACGCCCCAACCAATATTGACTAATGCAGACAACCCAGCCATTGAGCCCCCAATTTACATTGAAAACATGTTGCGCACGCGCGAGGGGACCTACCGCGCCCTCGCCGCCGATGGTATCTACCGAATCCCGGTAAACCCCAGGGAAATCTGGAACCAGCTCTCGCTAATTCCGAACACCCCGCCGCCGAATCTCGTTGTTAACATGGGGCCCTTGCCCGGTGGCGTCGTTGAGCTCGTGTCGATGTCTCTAAAGCCCGTCACTGGATCGAATCTCAAGGGTGAGTTTGCTTCCTGGATTTACCCGATCCCGCCCACGAGTAATCCGGGCGGCGACCCGGAGCTCTCGCGGGTAATCCCCGCAACTTTTGGCCTCGGGGGCGCCTACCGGCCGACGATAACCGGCGGCCTCCCCGCATATGATGGCTACACGTGGGTAATTGACAGCGAGAACCACTACGTTGAATTTCCGTACGGAATCCCCCCGCCGAGCGGCCCAGTTGCTTTAACCTTCTACCGGTACACCGGCACGACCGGCGGCGGTATTGGTTTGCCAGGCCCCACAGGGCCCACAGGGCCCACAGGCGATAAGGGCCCCGTAGGGCCTATAGGACTTAAAGGCGATTTAGGACCATCTGGACCGACAGGGTCAACGGGGCCATCAGGTCCACAAGGGCCACAAGGACCAACTGGACCGACAGGGCCAATGGGGGCTCCTGGTCCCGCCGGCCCATCTGCGCTAGCACTTAATTGGGCAGAAACTGCCAGAGCAGATACCGACAACGTCCTTAACACCCCCTCTGTCGGTGGGGAAGACTATTACAGCCCCTTTGTCGATGGGGAAGACTATTACCTTAGCAACAGATACATACCATTTAGCAAGTTCTTGATACAAAACGAATCAGAGGTTGCGCCAACTCTTGAGTTTGAGGTAACAGGTAAACTTGATGTTGCTGTTGGGGGGATAGACCAAATTTCGAATCTTGAATTTGGAATTAAATTTTCCGCCCCCGGATCCCCACTAGCCGAAGACAACAGTGATGTTATTATTGGGCTGATTCAATGCGGGGTACAGTACGGCCTTTATGACATGTACTGGGTATACAGGCTGCTGGCAACCCAGGTCTCCAAGAGTCCTGTTTTATTTCGCTGGTCAGCTCATGTGACAGTTCAATCCCCTACCACTAATTTTAGAGTATTTGGCGGCGGCGCCGGTACTACAAACGTGGGCATAGTAGACATGACGGGGGGGGCCATATTCTCTATATACGTATCCAACAGCCTACTACAATTCGGAGATGTGCTGGACGTGAACAAGTATCATCACGTGTTTAGGCGTGTGACGTAGCTGTGCCGAATCAAGGTATACTTTTTGCCACAAATATTTACTACTAGGGTGTGATGCACCAACTGGTAGTAGTAAATAGTTAGTATGCTGCCTCTTCTTCTGAGAGTTTAATACACGCCAAGCCAAGGTCAATTCCAACAAATAAAAATGGCAACGACTGGTGCCGATAACCCGGTGGCGGAGTTTCCGATCTACATTGAGAACGCATTGTGCACGCGCGAATACTCTCACCGTGCCCTTGCCGCTGATGGCCTCCACCGAATTCCGGTCGACCCTTATGAAGAATTCTGGAATCAGCTTGCGGAAATCCCGCGCGATCCGCCGAGTCTTGTTGTAAACGCGGGACCCGGCGCCGGGGTTGTTGAGCTTGTGGCAATGGTGCTGCAGCCCGCCATCGGCTCAAAACTCAAGTGGGAGTTCGCCGACTGGGTCGGCAGCAATGGCCCGCCGGCGACGCCCAACGTCTCAACCCCTCTCTCTCGAGTAATTCCCGCAACCTTCGGGTTGGGGGCCTACCAGCCGACGCTGACGGGCGCCCCCGCCCACGATGGCCACTCGTGGGTCGTCGACGGCCTCAACCACTTTGTTGAGTTTCCGTACGGCCCGCCGGCGGGCCTCCCCGATGCCCCGGTGCTAACCTTCTACCGATATACCGGCGCTACTGGCGGGGGAGGCGGCACTACCAGCGGCACAGGCCCACTGGTGCTCAACAAGTCAATCTATCCCGGCAATTATTTATCTTTCTCCAGCCGCGTTTGGCCATCTATACGTAGCGTTGGCGATGTGTGGGAATACTTTCCGCAAGACAAGCTAATTCCGAAAGACCTGCTCTTTGGAACCAACAACAGTTTTAGTTTCGAAGCGTCGGGAATGCTTAAAGTAAGGATTCAAGACCAAAACCTTAAAAGCAGTATCTTTATTGGAATTATGATGGGGGACCCCGCAACCTTTAACGGCAGCTCGCCCAACCCGTCCGTGGCCAGCGCATACCCAATTGGGGACGTAATTGAGCTTGATGCCTCGTTCTATGACGTGCTTGCTGTTTGGTCTTTTAAACTGACCCTGAATCGGATTCCGCCGGCAAGTTTCTTACCGGCCACCGGCATAAACTCAGTATATTCGATTGAGACATCTATTATCCAGAAAGACGGAATGCTAAAAACCCCTGTTTACAAGATCCAAGGTGGTAGTGCAATTCAAAGGCCTCAGGAAGTTGATGGAAAGATCCAGTTCTCTATATATATGGGCTGTCCGGACCTCCCTTCGGTTTACGATCCCACAGACCCTAATAGATTTATAGAGGTCTACAAACTCAATCACGTATTTAGACAAATAGCCTAGCGCCGCCGCCTAGTGCCCTTTTTTATCAAAAAATATCGGCATCGTCAGACTTCTAAAGCCCTAGAATACTGCCACAGTCAGCCAATGCCCACAACAACCGCCACTGATAACCCGGCTAGCGAATCACCGATTTACATCGAGAGTATTTCTAGCCGGCGAGAAAGTTCTTCCCGCGCCCTCGCTGCTGATGGCCACCACCGGACCCCAATTAACCCCTCTGAGGAATGCTGGAACCAGCTCGCGGATATCCCGCACAATCCGCCAAGTCTTGATGTAAATGCGGGGCCCGGCGCCGGTGTTGTCGAGCTCGCGGCGATGGTTCTGAAGCCCGTTGTTGGCTCAAAACTTAAATGGGAGTTTGCTAACTGGGTCGGCGGCAGCGGCCCGCCGGCAACGCCCAACGTCTCAACCCCTCTCTCGCGGGTTATTCCTGCGACCTTCGGGTTGGGATCCTACCAGCCGACGCTGACGGGTGCTCCCGCCCACGATGGCCACTCGTGGGTCGTCGACGGCCTCAACCACTACGTCGAGTTTCCGTACGGCCCGCCGCCGGGCCTCCCCGCTGCCCCGGTGTTAACCTTCTACCGATATACCGGCATAACTAATGGAGGCGGCAGCGGTGGCAGCGGCGGCAGCGGACCATTAGTGCTCAACCGAGCAAGATTTGTGATAACACAGTCTAATGATTTACCAAATATTTCAACCGCATGGCCTGATTATGGGATTGGGGCAGGGGCGGTATCCGCATACGATCCGGATCACCGGTGTATTCCGGTCGAGGCCCTCGTGGACAACCAAAGCATATTTACCTTTGAGGTTGCGGGCGTACTAACATCAAAACTGAATAATCCGCCTAACTCAATTGCAAACGATGTTCTAGTTGCTATCAAGGTTGGGGATGTATTTAGTGGAAATGCTAATACTCTTACCACGTTATTGGGGCCCATCACCGTCAATCTGCCTTCTAACGACTTCTTCGAGCAGAACGTGGTGTGGAGTTATAGACTGACCGCGACCCGAACCCCAAGTAATACACTTAACGGCCTTGCATTTGTATGGACAGCTGAATTGTCCATGGTCCGGAACGGTATATCTCTCACGCAGTCTCGAGTGGCGGTTGGCAAAAAAGATTTTGGCAGCATTGCCTCAATGTTACTTCCTGATGGAATCCCTCTCTTGGTGTATATTGCCATCCCTAACCGCAGAAACGATGCTGCTGAGCAACTGGTTGGTATATTTAAAATCAGTCACGTATTTACCCGCGTTGTGTGATGCCTCCCATACTCAACATTCTTTAAGCCATGGCCACGCCCCCCCCTTTTTTGCGCAAACTAGTATTCTGAAGACCAATATATACATATATTGAATATTTGGATCATTGACCTGAATCGGTAAATGGCCGCCATTGACAACCCGGCGAGCGAATCGCCGATTTACATCGATAATGTCTCTCACAGGCGTGAGCATTCCTATCGCGCCCTTGCCGCTGATGGCCATCACTGGACCCCGTTCAATCCTTCTGAGGAAGGCTGGAATCAGCTTTCGGCCATCCCGCGCGACCCGCCGGAGCTCGGTGTTAACATGGGCCCCGGCACCGGCGTCGTTGAGCTCGTGGCGATGGTGCTGGCACCCGTTGCCGGCTCAAAACTCAAGTGGGAGTTTGTTTCCTGGGCCGGCACGGGCCCGCCCGCGGCGCCTAATGTCTCGCACCCACTTTCGCGGGTCATCCCCGCAACCTTTGGCCTCGGGGAGGCTTACCAGCCAACGCTGACGGGTGCCCCCGCCTATGATGGCCACTCGTGGATCGTTGACGGCCTCAACCACTACGTCGAGTTCCCGTACGGCCCGCCGCCGGGCCTCCCCGACGATCCGGTGCTAACCTTCTACCGGTACACCGGCACGACCGGCGGCAACCTCAGCAATTCCACCGATTTGTATATTAACCGGGCGGCAACGCCTGGCTTAGTTTCAAACATTATGACCGCACCGTTGCCAGCAAATTTCATTATTGGCGGCGCCGGCGGGTACGAACCGGCCAATAGAATTATTGCGATGGAAAAGCTTGCCCCGGGTGGCATCTTTAGCTTTGAGGCTTCAGGGCTGTTGGTGCCAGCCATCACAGGCACTAGCATTCATCATTTCCAGTTTGGCATCATGGTTGGCGACGACTACAACATCCCATCTCGCGTGATGGGGCTGTTAGACCTCGAGATCAACATCCCCACTCCTAATGCGCAAATCCACTGGATCTACAAGTTGACTGCAACCCGCAACGAATTTGTTGCAGACAGCTTCATATGGACGGCCAAGATGTCTGCGACGACCGTGCTGGTCGAGAATTTGATTGAAACCGGGACCGGGACAGTGTCGTCGAGTGCGGCCGACGCATCTCACCACTTTTATACCGGAAACATCCCACAAACAAACGATGGTCTACAATTTGCTATGTACATAAACTGTACGGAGCTCGTTCCCGGCGCCGGAACGATGTTGGTCATAAAATATAATCACCTATTTAAACGTGTTGCTTAAACGGCGCCGACCAGTCTCTTTTTTGAGTTCCAATATTTACTACTAGGATGCGGATGCACCAACTGGTAGTAGTAGTAGATAGTTAGTATGCTGCCCCTTCTTCTGAGAGTTTAATACACGCCAAGCCAAGGCTAATTCCAACAAATAAAAATGGCAACGACTGGTGCCGATAACCCGGCGGTGGAGTTTCCGATCTACATCGAAAACGCATTGTGCACGCGCGAATACTCTCACCGTGCCCTTGCCGCTGATGGCCTCCACCGAATTCCGGTCGACCCAGTAGAGGTCTGGAACCAGATCTCGCTGGTTCCGCCCGACCCGCTTGACCCACCTCTGGGGCTCGTTGTTAACATGGGCCCCGGCACCGGCGTCGTTGAGCTTGTGGCGATGGTGCTGGCACCCGTTGCCGGCTCAAAACTCAAGTGGGAGTTTGTTTCCTGGGCCGGCACTGGCCCGCCCGCGGCGCCTAATGTCTCGCACCCCCTTTCGCGAGTAATTCCCGCAACCTTTGGCAGCAAGGGTGGCCTTCTGGGCGCCTACCGGCCGACGCTGACGGGTGCCCCCGCCCACGATGGCCACTCGTGGGTCGTCGACGGTCTCAACCACTATGTCGAGTTTCCGTACGGCCCGCCGCCGAGCCTCCCCGCCGCCCCGGTGCTAACCTTCTACCGGTACACCGGCACAACCGGCGGCAACGGCAGCGAGACAGGCCCACCCGGCGAGATTGGGCCTAAAGGGCCCACCGGCGAGATTGGGTTTAAAGGACCCACTGGCGATACAGGACCATTAGGACCTGACGGTGACACAGGACCGGCCGGCACTGCAGGCGCGGCCGGCGCGGCCGGCGCTGCGGGGCCCGCTGGCCCGGAAGGGGCTGCAGGAGGATCGTCAACTTTGGCGCTCAACTGGGCAAACATTCCAGGCAGTTTCACTGATACCTTCACTTTAACTGCTGATGACGGGGTGGTTCGGAAAGCTATCGGTTTTGGTCCGGTCAGTGGTTACTATCCGACTAACAGGTGTATTCCGCTGGCCTTGCTACAGTTATTGGATAGCACTTTTGAGTTTGAGGTGACAGGGATATTCGATCTAGTCATCTACACGGGTGCGCAGCCTGTCATCACGCTTGGGTTCGGAATTTTAGTTGACAACGTTAATACCACTGTTCCTAACTTTTCAAGCCTTCTTCCAGCCACATCCCAAGTGCTTGGCCTGACTAATTGCGTCGTCCCCCCAGATTTTGCAGTTGGGAGCCAGGAGAATTACTGGCGCTACAAGCTAACCGCAACCCACACCCCCCCTGGGGACCCCAGTCCCACCCAGCTTAACATGACATGGTCGGCCGAAGTCATGTTAATTAAAAGATTTGGAGGGACAGGACTACAGCGTTATGCGGTTGGAACCAGTACATTCACTCTCCCCAATGGCACTAATGATGTAGAATTCTCGGTGTTTATGTCCGCATCCTCCAACTCCTATACCCCGACAAGCATCGCGGTGACAAAATACCAACACATATTTAAGCATGTGGCTGTGACCCCAGCGTAAAAAAAACTCTGGATGGAATGATATATGTTAGCCTTCTTTTGAGCATTTATGTGCAACAATAATATAGTTTGGGCTGCAGAATAAAAATGGCAACGACTGGTGTCGATAACCCGGCAGCAGATCCTCCGATCTATATCGAGAGCGTTTCACGCACGCGCGAATACTCTTACCGCGCCCTTGCTGCTGATGGCCTCCACCGAATCCCGGTCAATCCAGTGGAGGTCTGGAACGAGATTTTGCAGATCCCGCCTGACCCCCTCGTTTTAACGCCGGGGCTCGTTGTTAACATGGGCCCCGGAACCGGCGTCGTTGAGCTTGTGGCGATGGCGCTGGCACCCGTCGCCGGCTCGGAGCTCAAATGGGGGTTCAGCAGCTGGGTCGGCGGAAATTTCTCATCCACCATTGTGCCAGAGATCTCGCGGGTCGTTCCCGCGACCTTTGGTACCAAGGGTGGCCTTCTGGGCGCCTACCGGCCGACGCTGACGGGCGCCCCCGCCTATGATGGCCACTCGTGGGTCGTTGACGGCCTCAACCACTACGTCGAGTTTCCGTACGGCCCGCCGCCGGGCCTCCCCGCCGCTCCGGTGCTAACCTTCTACCGGTACACCGGCACGACCGGCGGTACATCAGCCCCACCCGGCGAGACAGGGCCACCCGGCGAGACGGGCCCGGCTGGCGAAATAGGTGCCAAAGGACCAACTGGTGATGCAGGGCCTAAAGGACCAACTGGAGATCAAGGCCCGCCCGGCGTGACAGGGCCATCCGGTGATATAGGCCCGCCCGGCGAGCCAGGCCTACCCTCCCAAGAGGGGGTCACAACTTTACAACTGGCACTCAACTGGGCAAAAAACCCCGGCGGATTTACTGAGACAAACTTAAATCCATTATTTGATTCTGCAGCGTCCGAGCGGAAAGCTATCGGGGGTCCTAATGGTTACCAGCCAGCTGATAGGTTTATCCCACTAAACTTGCTAACCTTACCACGCAGCACCTTTGTGTTTGAAGTAACGGGGGCGCTGGCAACCTTCGATGCTGATTATGTTGAATTCAAGTTCGGCATTTTGGTTGGCAATTATGAGGTTAACATTCAGGATGATAGCGCAGTGCTTGGCCTAGTTAAAATTACTCCTGGCCCTTCCTACGGCAGCACCTCGTTATATTGGAGTTACAAGATGATTGCAACCCGCATTGCCGATGACCCCGCCAATCCCGCCGTGCTTAAAATAACTTGGTCGGCCCAGGTAGTAATAAATACAAGCGGTTCCTCCGGAGTCTCACAACAGGCTTCCGGCACCGATACAAAAATATTTCCCGTTGCCGATATTGCTGATACTGTCAGCCCGGCAAACGTAGCATTCTCGGCATACATGTCCGCAAAGGAGTTTTTACCCAACGGATGGCTCGGTCCCCCATTTGCCTGGAGTGGGATAGCTACAAAACGTCACCACTTATTTAGGCACGTTGCTTACTCGTCGTAAGGGTGGTTGCGCTCGGCCATGCAGTCTTTTTTCCCCCTTCTGGGGCTACAAAATATGCCCGCCTCGCATAAAGACGATAACGATGGATCAGTTCCTTATGATCTTGATCCTCTTTGTTGTCTGTGTCGTTGGAATGGCGATGGTTTGCCTGCAGCACTGGGCGCGCTGTGGCAGTAAGGCCCGCGGCAGCAGCGAGGCCCGCGCCAGCGAGGCCCGCGTCAACAACTTTCGCCATGGTGGCGCCCCGCGCCGTGGGCCCGACTACACTAAGTCGAACCATATTGTCGTCGACACGCTGAACCTTACGCACTGGCTCCACAAGAAATCGGGCGGCCGCGAGCCCCTCGTTTTAACGCCGGCCCACATTGCTGACACCATCGATCGGACCGCGCCGGCCCTCCTCAAGCGGCATCCCGGCCGCGTCATGTATGTGCTGAAAGACCGTGAGTCGCAGTTCAACGATGAGGCGGCGCGGGAGGTCTACCGGCAGGCCGCGGACCAGAACAGAGTCCATGTCATGGTGGTCGAGCGTTACGTCGACCCGCCAAAGGGAGTCGCGGTGTCTACAGACCACAGCTCGCGGGGACGCGACGACTTCTTCATTGCAATGCTCGCCCACCGCTGGCGGTGCGCAGTCCTTACTGAGGACCGCTTGCGGGACTTTGAGCACTTCCGTGCCACGATTCAGCCATTCCACGTATATGAGTTTGCGTTCTGTTACGTCCACCGCGAGTTTGTGCGCCCCGAGTCCCCCGCTTACGCACGGATAAAGAAGCCTCGCATGGTTCGTTATGCAAGTTATTTCCCCGATTAACGCTTGACCCGCGGCGCACCCAAAAAAAGACTACTATTGTGCCCGCAGCTTACTCGCCCGGGGGTTCAGTTTCTTCTTCAGTGTCTTCTTCATCTTCGTCATCCTCATCATCCTCTTCAAAGTGTTCCCAGACGGCATCCTGGACGCCAATGTCATAAACTTGCGAGATTAGGGCGAGGGCTTCTTGGCTCGAGAAGCTCCCAGGCGCAAATAAAGCATCGCCTTCTTTCTCGGCACGGTCGGGGGCGATGGTTAGGAAAAGGACCCAGCGGAGCGCCGAATCCATGTTGAATAGCTGACGTTGAAGAGGGATTGTGAAAGTGTCCTGGAGGGTGATGCTCTGGCCGATTTCATCGAGTGCCGCCTCGATGGGTACCGACGACTCAAAATTACAGTTGGATCGTACGAACCCTTCGATTGCGTGGAAGAGGGCTTCGTGCGAAACCAGTTCTTGCGGCGGCATCGCACTCTTCTGCTGGGGGGGTGGCCCTTCTTCAAGCTCAGCCACGCCACGGTCTTTACTCTTTTTTTGGGGTGCCGGGTCGGGCGCATCGGTCGTTCGGTGGCGGACCGAGTCACTGTGGCTCATGGGCACAGAGCCTCGATTATTCGTGGCCCACTGTGTCTCTAACTGACTCGTTGCGGAAACCAAAATATTTTGGAAAATAGGGCGGATCACCACCGAGTCTGATCGCTCCTAACGGGTCTTAGTGGCCACCTTCGGCGCCACCTTCGGCGCCATCAAGCTCTTAAAGGTTGGTTTTCGTTTAGGCGGCCCGCTCTTATGCAGGCAAGAAACGCAGTATGTTTCCAGATTGCGCGTTTTGGAATTGAACCACCGAGCACCAAGACAGCCATCATACCCACGGGAGCAACGGTTACCATCACACCGATGGCAGTTTTTGCACATGGGTGAAATGGTGCCATCAGGGTTGACCCAGAGAACCCCAAGGCAGCCTTGATTCTTGTGCGGGTTGGGGCACTTAACTCCTGTCATGTAGGCGGCAATATGTTTACAGGATTGGCAGGTGGTCCGTATGAAACCAAAACCTTCTTCACCCCCGATCACCCCACCAAATTCAAGGCTTTGATGTCCACGGCATTGGACGCAGCGGAGACTCAGAAGTTCTGGCTGTGGGAGGAAGCAGTTGTGATTCTCAGGGCAGACTTTTTCTTGAGGGTCTGGTTTTTCCTTGTCGCCGTATACGTCAAGACAATCAAACTTGTCGTATTCGTCTTCTGACGGCGGCTTATCATCAAGACAAGCAAACACGTCGAGGCCTTCGTCGTTGAGGCCTTCGTCGTTGAGGCCTTCGTCGTTGAGGCTTTCGCCGTTGAATCCTTCTTTATCTGGGCCTTCGTCGTTGAGGCCTTCGCCATTGAGGCCTTCGTCGTTAAGGCTTTTGACATCTGGGCCTTCGTCGTTGAAGCTTTTGACATCTGGGCCTTCGTTGTTGAGGCCTTCATCGTCGGGTCCAAAGTCTCCAAAGGAAATTTTTAGCGGGAGTCCACAATCCTTCCGCCACTCTTCCTCGCTCAAATCCCCAAATTTGATATATGGGTGATATCCTTTCGTCTCGTCGCTGATGCTGATGCTGACTCTGCCCATTGTCGAGATTGGTGCATCCATTATCTTCCTTTCATTTTTAACTTTAACATTACTCTTATTTAAAGCTAAAAATGAATTGTTGTGGTGCATGATCACCATGAAGAAATTCTGCAAAACTTGTTTCTCCCTAAAAGGGGATGCTGGGGCTCACCGGTTATACTGGTGTGGCAATTGCATGCTGGCGCTTTACTGCGGCAAAAAGTGTCAGAAAAAAGACTGGAAAGGCCACCGCGACACTTGCCGTGGAATTTGTCAGCTCAGGAAACTACCGGGCATCGTCGAACAAGACGTCATGGTGGTTTGGCGCGTAGCGCAAGAAGGTTTGGCGCGGCGCGCAGGGCCTGGGATGGGCCTATATGCTGCGGATAGGGGGATACCCACTGGAGTTGTCTTCGCATTCATTGCGGGACCCCCCATTCAAAATCGTCCACCCACCATGGAAGAACACCTGACGCTGTACGGAGGCTTTCATGGGCGCCCTGACTGCCTCCCCTACAGAGCGAACGGTTCGGCAATAAAAGACCCAATGACGCCTGACACCCGGAAGTTACTTGCCCAGGGTAGTTTTATCGCGGCAGTTGAGGATTATGAACACGAAGTTCGGACCCGTTGTAATGCAAATTGCGTTGAGAACCCCGTAATGGTGCATATCGAGGCCAAACGCACCATTGCCCCCGGCGAAGAAATCTTCTTAGCCTTTGGAGCGCGATGGTGGTTGGAGCGTGTTGCCAGTGGTGATATTGAATGTGTTGAAAACCTCACTTTCGAAGGAGTGTGGAGAGCCAATATGTTAATAATCCGAGGGGACAAAGAATTGTACGGGGCTTTGATCCGTAGGCATAGAGTTGCTGATGAAGCAGTGGCACTGTTTCTTGAGAATTACTTGGGTGCAAAAACAGGGTGCATCCCTTTGTGGCTCATAGAGACCGGCATTGACGCCGTATTCGGCGGGGTTGGCGGCAAGACCTGCCATTCGCCATGTGTCAATGCTGGGGAGCCCATAGTCATCTGCGCCGAAGGCCACACCTGTGAACAAGACGATTTGGACTCGGACAAGTGGTTTGGGTATGTGGCCCTTGCTGCTGAGGTTCTGATTGCGAAACGGTGTGTCCTGCACATTGCTGATCATGAACTCGAATATGCGTTGCAGGTGGTGTATGCCAACCTCGAAGAAGTCCATGAAGCTTTCGGTTTACCGCTCCAAGGAATTAATGACATAATGGATGACATATTTAGCACCGTTCCTGCCTCCCCACAATAATGTCCTGGCTTTTTTGTAGCAGACCCGGCAGGTGCTAATGCAAATTAATTAAATCCCTTGTCGCGACCACGTGTCGCCATTCTTCCAGGCAATTTTGCGGCTGCCGAGTCTAATATACCCCCTGTGCACCCGGTTGTCGCCCGGAAATATAACGCGCACGCCCCGCAGGCCGTGCATAGTTCCGGCCGCCAAACCATTTTCAGTCAAAACAGTAAACACCCGCCCGAACCCCGGATGCACTTTGTACATGGCGCCGGTAATTTGAGAATGCCAGTATCCCGTAATCATATGCGGGTGGGCGCGCACGGGGCCAGGCAATGCAATAATTGCAATGACAATTAAAGCCACCGCAATAAGCAGCGCGGCCGTGAGGTCTGCATCCGAAAGTTTTGCCATTTATTGCCGCGTTCTTATATACCATCTATATCAAAACCGCGGCCACCCTCTCTTTTTGTGTCTTCGGCAGTCTCGCCAATGCAGAAACCCGCAGTCAAAACGATGCACGGGTCGTAAAAATAACTACATTCCCATTTGGGAAAATTGATGCAACTTACTCTCTTCAACCTTTCTGGCGGGATGCAGGCTACCCCGGCCGCCTCCGACCCCCCAGACCCACGACTTGCACGCATCGAAAAAGGACGCCAGCAGCTAACAGACGTCGTGAGGGGCTATTTAGCCCTCACAGAGGTAGTTGCTGAGCTCGAAGAAGACAAAAAAGTGCTCAAGAGTGCCAATGAACAGCTCAAAGAAGACAACAAAGTGCTCAGCAATGAGAATGCTGAGCTCAGGAGTGTAAATCAACAGTGGGCTTTGACATATGCTGAGCTCGAAGAATCAGATGATGAGCTCAAGAAGTTGAATGCTGAGCTTGAGAAGTCGAATGCTGAGCTCGAGAAGTTGAATGCTCAGTACCAAGTAGCAGACAAGGAATTTGCTGAGCTCGAGAAGTTGAATGATGAGATCGAGAAGTCAACTGCTGAGCTCGAGAAGTCAAATGCTGAGCTCAAGAAGTTAAATGCTGATCTTCTGCGCGCAAACGCCGACCAGGCGGCGGAATTCAAGAAGCTTGATAACGAACACAAGGCACTCAAAGCTCAGTTTGAGGAGGTGTTGGCCGCGCAAACGGCCGATACGCAAGAGCTGAATGCGGCACGCGTTCGTGAAGAACGATCAACACTTGAGTACAGCAGGCAAGTGAAAATCAATACGGACTTGGAGGCACAGCTGCACAAGCTAACTTCCGATCTAAAACAACAACAGAAGATCGGAGAAGACCACTGCAGCCTCCGAAAAGAGATCAGGAGCGCAGAGCAGTATCTCAAGACCAAGCGTTCGAAAATCAGCAGTGGTGGCAAATCTTTGCAACCGCCAGCCTTAGAATGTAAGTCCCTGCTAGCGGTGATGGCAATGTGTGAGGATATGCTTGAGGAGTTGGCAATGGCTGTACCAACAGCAGCTGCAAAAAAGACGACGGCCGCTACAAAGACGCCAGCAGCAACGGCTGTGCCAGCAACTGCGGAGACAACGGCTGCCGCAGAAGCGACGACGGCTGCCGCAAAGGTGACAAAAGCTGCCGCAAATACGACGGCGGCTTCGCCAGCAGCTGCAGAAAAAGCAACGACGGCTTTGCCAGCAGCTGCCGCAAAAGCGACGACGGCTGCGCCATCAGCTGCTGCAGAGAAAGCAACGACGGCTGATCCAGCAGAAGAAGCAATGCAAGCATTGCAGGCATTGCAGGGATTGCAGGCATTCCACAACGCAGCAGTTGACGCGCAGAAACAAACGGACGCCATGGGATTGTCTCTTGTCCGAGCAGTTCAAGCGTTTAAACTTAGTGGTACGTACGTAAACCGCGCAAGAACTAAGGAACAGTTATCTGTCTTAGATTTACGTGCGTTAATGTTGGTAACATTGTTGTTGCAACAACTATGTGACGTTGCCGTATCCGACCCGGCTGCAAAGTTCCTTCTCCAGTTGCTTCTTCTGACCTGTCCAATCAGAGCAATTGAGGTTTTCATTGGAGCCGGGAAACAGTGCCCGATAGCAACAGATGCGATCAAGGCAATAACCCAAAATGTTGCCGATTCCGATGTGGTTATAAAATACGTGAACGCACTTGTTAAGTATGCGAATCAGATTGGTGGGGTTTCTGCAAGGTTCCCAGTGGAAACCGCAAACGCTATGATGCCCAACCCCATCATAGATGCGGCGTACTCAGCAAAGATTGGGACGAGCTATTTGGATAATTCCACACCTATCCCCGCAGTGGTTCTCATCAACTTGGTACTAGCACGCGTCACAGCAACAAACACTTTGTTCAACAAACACTTTGTTTAGCTAAGGTGGCTTGTTCTGAGCATGCTGTCACCTGGGCTTATTTTTTTTTTGAACGCTTGCAGCGGATACATACTGCACATAATGGATTCGTACACAATCATTGAAGACTATGGCAACAACCCGCGTACTGAATTTTCCAGCGTAACGAGTGACACCATCACCGGTCTTGATTATGTACTGCAGTTTATGGCGCGGCCACCCGGTTATGCGAACGCCGCAATAATGGAAAAACCTCTAGACCTGATCAATCCTGAGCAGGTGGCCCCGGCGCTAACTAAAATAGTTGCACAAGTAGAGACCAACCTTGCTAACCTCGTGATGGATATGGTAGAGGGTGCTATGATGCCGAGCGACATACGACGTCAGCCATTCCCGGAGACCCAGACAGTCATTGAAGTTGTTGATGCACCCACCGAACTTGCAGGAATTATTTCAAAAAATGCGGTGGCCCCAGAGTTGCAGCCCCTCTTTCAACCACCACCCGCAACGGGCCTCTCAGATCTGGAAGTGATGCCTGAAGAGTTAGTCACTAGGCCATGCTGAACACGGTTGTCTTACCCACAGGCGATTCGCTGGAAATTTGTGGAATCTGGTCATACCCACCGCCGCGGAGGCGGCGCCGCAGGTCAACCAGAAAGTTGGCAGCGAGGGGCCAGGCGCCACTGGCAATAGCGCGGCGAAAGATTGCAAGAATGTAGTAGGTGAGTGCGCCGTTGGCTCGATGGTTGAAGCTGGCGTCGGCACTCGTCTGGCTGTCAGCGCAGCCGGACACGATGAGGACGTCTGGTGTGCCAGCGGCGCGCGTGCTGCGGGCCTCAATGGTAGTGGCTGTAAACATGGTAGGGAGAGAATCATCAACCCGCTCAACAAACATGGTGTCACTAATCAGCGAGTTGCTGATTGGCGCGACGCTGATTGGATCTGTCTCAGATAAGAACCCGGCAACCGCCTCGGAACCAAACCAACGGATAAGCTCTGCGCGAACAGCGTTAGCGGTAAGCCGGGCAACGACAGTCTGGACATCAGTCTGGATATCAGTCTGGGCGGCCCAGGCGGGCTCACCGGCGGGCTCACCGGCGGCCCGGCGCCCGCCGGTGACATCCTTAGCAGGACCGAGGTTGTACTTAAGATCCTCAGCAAGACCGAGGTTGTACTTAAGATCCATGCCGGTCCCACTGTGGCAACAGTCGAGAGCGCCACGAAGGGATGCTCCGGTCCCACGGAGGGGCTCAACGAGGAGCGCGCGAATTTCATCGTCACGCATCATGCCGGCTGTCTCATAGTCGATGGGGACAAGCGTCTCGTCGCAGCCGTCGGACTCTCCGCCGGCAACGCGGGCGGGCATCTGGCCACCGTGGCCAGAGTAGTGGAGGTAGAGCTTGTCCCCCCGTCCGGCACCAGCGACAAGCCAACGAAAGGCGGCAGTGATGTTTGCGCGGGTTGGCCGGATGTCGGCCAGCCGGTTGTCGGCCATGTTGAAGGCGCCGGGCCAAATGCCATCGTAAAGCACACAGACCTCGTCGTACTTAAGTGTGGCGCAGACCGCGCGCACATCAGCAATGTCGTTGACACAGCCGGCCAACTCAGCGGCTTGACCGCGGTAGTTTATCCCGATGAGGAGGGCTTTTTTGCGTGGGCGACTCATGTCACGCAGACACCAGTATTGTTAAACGCATTTATCTAAAAATCGCGCATTTATATCTAAAAATCGCGCATTTATATCTAAAAATCGCGCATTTATCTAAAAATCGCGCATTTATCTAAAAATCGCGCATTTATATCGAAACCGTGCACGTTGTTTGGAAGATCAACGATTTATAAGGCGCTCGGGCACCTTCAAAGGCTGTTAGCAGCGCGCACGTTGCTAACAGCTCCCGGTATTTATATCGGGCACGGTCCTGGCATCTTTTCTCTATCTCTTCTTGCGCCAGCGTGGGCGTGTCTGCCATTGGTTCAGTACCAATCCCCCAATCAATTTAGCCGCATCGCATTGGTCAAAAAACATGCGGTCGCACCAGTTACCATTTTCAAGTAATGCGCCAGCTGCTGCAGTCCGGACTGCCGCATGTAAAATCACGAACCTGGTAGAGATAGTTACAAACACCAGTGCTTGTGCAGCGCGGCAACAGCGCGGAAGTGTTGCCACCGTTTTGCTGTTGCAGCCACTGGTGACAGTAGTGCCTGAGAGGGGTTGGGATTTTTTCGACCCGCCAGGCTGTCTCCACAGTGAACTTCTCCTGCAGCGCGGCCCATGCAATGAGGCTTAGGGCCGGTTGGGCAGGGTCGACCATGTCGGCCACGCTGCGGACCAGCTCTTGTGCGATATCGCCTGATGCTTTGCGCAACCGCTCGCGACTTGCGCGGGACATTGTGTGCGTAATGTCGTCACAGATTCTGCGCACCGTGTTGCCCACAATTTGTGTGCGGATTTCTTGACAGGCGGAATCAGAAGCTGCAGCTTCTGTAGAAATTGCAAACAGCTTTTTGCGCAGATAGGTGTCTGGCTCTTCTAGCTGCAGCTGTTTGCGTAGCTCGGGCGTGAATGCAATCGCGGCCGCTGCCTTAAGCAGGCGCCAGCGCAGGGCCGGAGTCGGATAAAGCCTAGAGGCGGTCGTAATCAGGGCAGCGCCCAGCTTACTTGGGGGGCCAGCCACGATCGTGAGCAGATACTTGCGGAGGGGAGTGTTATAGTCCCAGATGCACGCCCGGTGATGCAGCCAGACCATGCGGTGCAGGGCGTGCTTGATAGTTGCAGCAAGTACAGCGCCGCCATCTTTTCCCAAAAGGAATTTTTTAACCAGTTCACGGACCCCAGTGGAGACCGCCAGAAGCATAAACCCCCTTGGAGGGGTTTTTTGGGTAAACACGTGCACCATGATGGCGCGAAACAGCCGGTTATCAATGTCGGCGGGTGGGGGGAATATGGTGGCGGAGGCCAACATATCTGTGGGTACTGCTTAACGGCCGTGTTCAGTTTACGAAAATTCAGTCCACCCGGGCGTACCTTAAGAGTCGATATTAAGCGTATAAAGTCCGGTTACCGAATCGTGCTCCACGCTGTGGAGATGCAGGTCATCAATCACATGGCCCCAAATCCCGTAGCGACCATTTGTGTGGTTGCGGTTGAGCGTTCCGGGGGCATAACCCGGTTCAATCGCAGATGTCTCGGCCTCCTCGGCGTAGAGTTCGTTGTAGCGTGCAGACACGGCGCGGACGAGGTCCGCGCGTGAGAAATGCTTGCCATTGGGGGCGTTTTCTTCAAATATCCAACCCCCAGCGGACTTTTCTTCATCCGTGGGCCCAACGGTGTTAAACGGGTACGAGTAGGCCACACGAATTGTCTTTGCAAAGACAACTGGATCATCGGCACCGGCCATAAGGCTGATGTCTTCTTCTGGGTCGGCGACCGACACACAAGAGGAAGGATCCTCCGCCGATCGGTATCCTCCGGGTGCGGCGTCGTCATCGATGACCACAAACGTAGAAACAATTTCACGAGAGGGGGCGCGGGCCTTAATAAACCCTGTGATGTTGTTGCTGGGTTTGGAAATTGACATGGCTGGTGTTTTTTCTTTTTTAGGGGTGGCACCTTTTGCCATTTTGGGGGTTTTCACTTTGGCCGGTTTTGGACCGGGTTCCAACAATCCGTCACACGCTATCATGCTGTTTATAGTGCACATGGTAATGATGTGGCGATCATCATCGTCAAATTCAATTGGGTATACGATTGGGTGACCCGCTTCGACAGTTTTTTTAATTTTTTTAGCTAGTTGGGCCTTAACACATTCCGAATGGACCCATTCTACGCCGCATTCGACTATGGGGGTCCCCTTTTTTTCCATCTGTTTGGTGCAGTGTTTAAGAAGCTTTTGAGCATCTTCTTTCGAGTTAATGACTTGAATATGCTCAAAATCTGTGACATCTTCATGATCGAAGTTCATTGTCTGTTGCACATTATCTGACTCTGCGCCCCCGCGCGGCTGCTGTTTGCCCGTGATTTCATTCATGATAGAATAAGTCAGTTGGGATCTACTTTTGCCGTCGCTGTTGCCGTCGCCGTCGCTGTTGCCGTCGCCGTCGCTGTTGCCGTCGCCGTCGCCGTCGCTGTTGCCGTCGCTGTTGCCGTCGCCGTCGCTGTTGCCGTCGCCGTCGCGGGCTGACAAGTCATGTAGGAAGTCTGCAAGGTATGCAAGATTGTCCCAACGTTCCGCTGAACGCGCGGCGCTGATTGCCAATTTGGCAGCAGCATGTGCGGTCTCGCCTTTGAACCGCCCTAATGATATCTCTACTGCGGATATGTCACCAGTGCTGGCTTTGGCAATCAAATCAATGATTGAGTCTTGCATCCGTTAAGCGGCAATATTATTGGCAATCGTATTCACATGTTTTATATTTTATACACTACTAAGTCGCGTCTTGATGGACACCCACCGCCTGCAAAATGCAGGCGTAACGGTCGCTGTTATTATTGCTGCCATCACAATTGTTGCCGTCTTTTGCCCCAGCACATATGAGTCTTCTGGCCGGGCTAACTGGACTGAAAATACTGACAGAGAAAACTTTGAGCATGAACCATTAGGCGGCCAGCTTTTTTCAGAGTTGCACCCTATCTGTCACTTTCCTTGAACGATGGGTGAGAACCGTTCATAATTGCCCGCAGGCTTGATGGGATGCTGCTAGGGCTGGGGCGGTTTGAAGGCGGGGCTATTTGAACAATACGGCGTTCGCCGGCGCGGGCGGGAGCGGCGCCGCCACGGGCGGGAGGGGCGCGGTCGGCAGCATGGTCAGAGGCTGTTGCGTGGTAGAGCGCGTCGGAGTACTGGGAATGCCACTCTTCGCGAGTCTCCATAACTGCGGCTTCGCCGGTCACGGCGTAGTATGCCAACTCGCTAAGGATTGGCTTGAGGCGCTTGACAAGGTCCGAGACCGTCCGCGCCTCATCGAGCGCGTCAATGTGTTTGTATATTTCGCAACGGTTTCCTGTAGTGCCCGACATTGGCGGGCCGGGCGAGGAGTATATTGCAGGGGGGAGGCTTCCAAATTGTGTGGCACCGGTGGTCCTCAGCCGGAACGTTGTCATCGCGCACCCTTTTGCCGGCACTAATAAAAACGAGTGGCAATGTCGTCTCTCGATGTCATCATCGTTCTCTTCGTGTTCATCATTGGCATATATGCAGTCACTCGCGGTTCTCCCACCCCCTGGGCGCCGCAGGAGCCCTGCAAAGTTAACGACGATTGCACCCCCCCGAAAACATGCGATGTTGCGGCGCGCACCTGCGTCGACAACGCACTTCCGGGCCTCATCATGACGGCCCAGAGCGCTGTGCAAAAACTCCTTGTCGCGGTACAAACAATCTCCCAAAATTTTACGAACGTGTATGGCGCACACGCAATCCTTTTAGCCAATTTGGCAACGGCGATGGGAGACTTCTCAGACTACACCATCAAAATCCATAAGTCCCTTGATAACGGAGTGGCTGGCCTCAACAAATATACTAATCAGACCCTCGCAGCCCCCCCGGGCTGCACGTCAGACTGTGGGTACTACACCGACGTCATGGCGCTATCGCCTAAAAGCCCCGACAACGTGATCTGGGCCGTGGGGTCGTCCGCATCTAATGTCCAATTATACCTCCCGGTCGCCACGCAGGGGTTCGGCCCACTCACTGCCGATCTCAAAAACCTTGTTGACCGTGTCACGTTCATCTCGCAGAAAACCCTCAGGCAGATTGACACCGCCACTCAGGCGGCAATGAACAGTGTGAATGCCGACATTGCTCAGATCAATAGTTACATGACGGCGTTGCCCCCCCTTGCTGCCGCGGTAAACCAGACTGGATACGCCCTGTACAACCACTTCATAAAAGAATGATGGCCGCGACACTACCGCCTTTTAGGCGGCCTTAATAAGAGTGGCGCAACATGACAATAGATCCGGACGCGACTGCGGTCGTGGTCGCGTCGCTTATCGCCCTCGTCCTGTTCATTCTCTACAGCATGGCAACCCTGCGGGAGCGCGGCCAGAACCCGCACTGGTCTATGGAGGTGTACCTCTATTACAACCCCGCCACCCCCAACCCAGACATTGCGGCCGTCATGACCACCTACGGCGCCAAGGTCGCCACGATCCAACAGGTCGAGGTGTACCTGGTCGCTGGGGGGGGCGCCCACGGCTACGGCTACGCCGATGGAGGCGCCAAAGCCGGCCGCGTTGTAGTCGGCGCTGTGCCGACCGGCCTCGGCGGGTTAACCGTTGCCCCGTGGCCTGATGCTGCGCCCCCCCGCCCCGTTGGCGTCTGGCTGTATGGCGCAAAGCCACGCCAGGGGGCCCGTGGAGTTATCCCTTTCAGCTGTGCTCACTGGTTCCAGCCCATCTGAGGCCGGCTTTGGTACCGCCATCGGCGTAGCCGTAGCCGTGGGCGCGCCGAAAGAAAGGTATGGGCGCCAGCGACACACTTAGTTATGGGACTACTTTTTGCCAGCTTGTATAAGCACACCCCCAACAGAAATGCCTGATATCAGCGAGGAGAAACGTTTGCGACGTCGGCGGCGGACCATGATCGCCGTCATCGGCGCCATCATAATTGTCGCTGTCCTTGTGATAATGGTCTTAAGATACAGGGAGGGCCTGTTTTCCATCAAAGGTGCCGCCGACGGGTCCACAGTGAGCGTCAATTGCTCGCCCGACCAAACCATCAACATAATTAAAGCAAAATACACGCCGGACGGAAAGAGTCCCGTCGACGTCAAGGATAAGCTGCAGGCGTTGGCGGCACAGAACAACCAATTCTCATACACTGTAAGTGGCTCAAGTCTTGGCCAGACCCCGCCCGGCACCCTCAGCTTCAGCTACAAATGCCCTGCCGCCCCGGCGAAGTCCGGGTTCAGCAGCTGCGCCTCCGGCCGGCGGGCTGACCACTTCGCCACCAATGCAATCGAAAATTACCGCCATGACAAGGCCCTCCAGCAATTTAGCGACTTTGAGCTCCAGCCTGGGCAGCCTAACTACATGGAAGATGTCGGCGAGGGGGCGACGAACTTGATGGCCGCCATTTCACGCCGGTCCCCCGCTGTCGCCGGCGGGTCTCCCCTCTCGCTGGTCGCAAGCACCGACATTGATAGCGATTTCTTGACCGATGGTTTCTATGAAAACACCGTGCTAAAGGAGGCCCTCACTAGCAGCCGTCGCACCACCGCCCCAAACACCCTGACCGCAAACCTCGTCGGGCTCGGGAGCATACGGATTGACCCCCGTTTCGACCCCGGACCCCGGGCCCGTGTGGCGTCGGGCGACGCCAGTGCCAGCCATGGCGGGCACGCCGGAGGCGTGACCCTTGGCGGGTTTGGCAGCAACAAATTTCAGACGAACGGTGGCTGGGACTGGAACTATGTCCACGGGTTTGGCGACACCAGCCGCTACTAATTGCCCGCCGGTCGGCACCGGTTGTCATTTTCGCAAGCTTTCATAACTGCCGCCCGCCACCGCCGCCCGCCACAAATGTCCTGCGTGGGCAGCTCTAAACCATCTGCATTTGGCGACCCTGGCCAGTACACGTCCTGCCCCGCCGGGTCTGTCCTCGTCGGCGTCGACCTCGCTTACGACGACCCCACCAACGGGGCCCGCGCCGGGCGAATCGAACAATTCGGCGGCCATGTCGCCGACGAGGGTTATCACAACAATTATTACGAAAGGTTCATGTCGCCGCCGTCAGAATGGCAGCCCGGCACGGTCCGGGGGCTGGCCGCTTTGTACTGCGCGAGCGCCGACGCGGTCGCAGTTGCTGCCACCGGCGGCCCCCCCGCCGCCACTACTAAGTACCCTCTCCTTCCGGCGCTGGGGGGAGTGGCCACAACGTTCACCTGCCCGGCGGGCCAAGCTCTTACGGGGGGGACGGCCTGGGTGAATGGTGACGGCGCCGAGCAGATACAGTTCAACTGCAGGATGTTCGCGCCGAATGCGCCGGAAGGCGCAAGTAGCAGGATGTATCCTTTGGCGCGTTCGCCAGACTCCACGGCACAAGAAGTTGTGCTGTCCACCTTGGGCGCGGCACCCGCCGTTCTATTTGCCAATGGCGTTGCCCAGGGCCGCAAGGCCGATGTGCTTGCTAATCTTGGCTTTGGCTGCCAGAACTACGCCAATGCGTTTGATTCAAGTGATGCCCGCAAGATTGCCTGCTGCGCCGGCACGGCGTCGAACCCCCAACTCTGCGGCGGCTTTCTCCCCCAGTCGGCGGTCTGCGACGGCTACATGGTAAGGCACTGTGCTGACAGCTGCGCCGGCGGCAGCTGTCTTGACCCCGCCTGCGGCTGTCTTGTCTCTCCCGTCGGCCGCCCTGAATGTTACGATGGCCGCTGCGCCGACGCGCCGCCCGCCTACCGCACGACCCAGATGATTCAACAGGCAGCGTCCTGCCCGACGTCGGCATCTTGTGACGTCTGGCAAGCGCTTGGTAAGGGACAGCACCTCTCTGATCGGACGCCGGCGCCGGCCGACTGTGCGCCGCTCGGGCCGACCCCAGGCAGCGCCCTGAGCGACCCAAAGATGATAATTGCGATTTTTGTCATGTTGATTCTCCTGGTCCTTCTTGCCGGGAACCTTGGCGGCCACAGCCGCCCGCCGCCGCTGATGTTCATGCCCCCACCGCCCAACATGTTCTGATCATGCGCAGCTCTTTTTTGAATCATGCGACCAGTATGCACATAACATGGCCCCGCGCGTGTGGGCTTGCCTCGGCCGCACTGTGTCCTACTCGGCCGGCACCCACAAGAGTAACCACCCCACCGCGATGTTTGACTTTGATAGCACCCTCCGCCCCTACCGCGGGAAGGGCCCTCCTGAAAATATGACCCTGGCGTTTCTTGCGCGACTTTCGGAAGGATTCAACATTGTTATTGTGTCTAACCGCAGCGGCGGCGCCGCACTGGATCCCCTCCGCGAGTATGTTGCGGCACTTGATGCGGCACTTGATGCGGCACTCGATGCGGCAACATTGGGCCGTGCCACTGTCTATGCCCCCCACGCCCGCGACCGTTACCGCAAGCCTCACACAGGGTCCTGGGAGCACTATATTGCCGCGCACTGTAAGGGCATCCGGCCGGCCTTTGCATTCTTCTGCGGCGATGCCGCCGGCCGGCCGGGTGACCACTCGGCCGCAGACTACATGTACGCGCTCAACATTGGTATCCCGTTTGTCACTGCCGAGTCTCTCTTTGGGGGTGTGCCTTGGGCGGACCCGGTCAGCCTCGGCTGTTCCGCCGATCCACCTGCGGGACTCAAAAGCCCCTCACTGGCCGACACCGCAGCGGTTTGCGCCGGCGAGCGGGCGCTCTTGGCGCTGCCGAAACCTTGCCTTGTTGTGATGGTCGGATCGCCGGCAAGCGGGAAAACCCGTATTGCGGATTGGCTTGTTGCGGAACGAAGCCTTGTGCTTGTCAGCGGCGATGCTCAAGGCGCCTCGCATAAACGGCTGTTTGAGGCCGGGATTGCTGGCCGGCGGTCTATGGTTGTCGACAACACGTGCCCGCTTGCGGCCGACCGTGTGCGGTTTGCGGGCGCGGCTGCCGCGCATGGTTACGCGGTGGCAATCTGTCATGTCACCACGCCGAAACCTCTTTGTTTCCACCTGAATGCTGCACGCTGCCAGCTTGACGTGGCCGGGCTCACTGCCGAACTCCCGCCCGTCGCCCTCCACACCTACTGGAAACGTCTCGAGCCCCCCACGGAAAAAGAGGCCAACGATTTTGGGGCCCAGCTCGTTCGCATCCCATTTGTCCCCGCAGCGGACGCCCCCCCCGAGGTAACGCACTTCCGCTACCCCCCCGCCTGAAGGCCGGCCGGGTTTACCGGTGGTGGCGCACCATTTTTCTGAGCTCTCCGATGTCTTGGAGGCCAGCCCGGGTTTTTTGGGTCCGCGTGTTGTACCAGAACGGGAAGCCCGTAATGATTGGACTGTCACACGCCAGGGGCGGGTTGGAAGTGTATCCACCGATTTGGCGCCCACTCGTGTCGCACTCAATGTACTTGTGGAACTTCCCGCTGAGGACGTGCTTCTGCTTCGTGCAGTAGCCGCAGCCCTGGCGGTAGTACACAATCCAGTCGCAGTGGGCGAGGTCCTTGGCCAGCATGCAGGGTGACCACATGTAGTAAAGGACGACAATAATTAGGACGACCACGACCGCAAGGGCCCCGGTCAGCAAGGGTATCCTGGATTTGCAGGACGTGTCTTGGCCGTAAGCGCCGTTGATGTCAAATATATCGCCGCCTAGGACAGCCGTCGGCTTCGTGTACTCGTCGCTGAATATGTTAATATCGGACATTGTGCGTCGGGGGCGAGTCTATACCCGTCGTTGAAAAAGAACGGCGGCGGCGTCAAAAAATGTTCCTGGGTGTCGGTTTAAATTGTCCGCACCTTGCCGGTAAGGGACACTGTCGAATTGGCCCAGGTTGGGTCTCTATCTGGGCTCAACGGGACGGTGTGCCTATCATTAAAACCAACAATTACGAAACTGAAAGGGTTCAGGGGGCCAGTCAGCTTTAGCGACGTTCGGGTGTTTACCCCAGACTTGTAGGCGACAGCCATTGAGTTGAGAACCTTGTCGACGTTGATGCTTTTGACGCCGAATCCAGGGCGCGCTACGCTAAATATACACCCTTTAAATCGCAAACGCGACACATCTGCATCTTTTGATGTTGCCCAGGAGGGGGCGTCGGCACTTGGTTTGAAATTAAACTGCTTCCATCCCGTATAGTTGTACCACGTGTAGGCGATGCTGACAAGAATCGTAATCATGATGACTACTGACAATAACAGCGCTGACCCAGCATCCATCACTGCGGGTGTGGCTTGAGGGCAATATACTGGGCGATTATTTCTTCTGTAAAACCACAGGAACGCCGCTCGCACGGCCCACGAGCCACCAAATCGTCAGTGCTGGCCGGCAAGCATTGCCTCAACCCGTTTTATGTCGGTGTCCAGCTTTTCCAGGATGCGGCGTTGTTCCTCTTCACGCTGGCGCAGCGCCTCCTCTCGCAGCGCAATTTTTGCCTCGCGTTGCGCGATTTCGTCTTTGCGCGAGTCGAGCGCCGCCCGGTCGGTAACCAACGGGGTTGAGGCGTGGCCGGCAAGAGTGCCCGTCAAGAGCGCAAACATGCCGGGCATCAACGCCCCCTGGCCGCCTCCTGTAGCAACCTGGGCTGTTGCCACGCGGATAGCCCCCCGGAAGAGTCGCTGGAGGGCCGCAAAGTCCTCCCACTGCTCCTTTCCAATATAAATTTTTGTTTTGACGACCCGCAGGGGGCTGCGCCGCAGCTTGTAGTCTTTCCGAGTCTCCTTTCCGACAAGGTCTTCAACCATCACAAAGTCGACCGACTCGTCGCCAACATCACGCGCAACGTACTCGAGTTCTGAGTCGTTCAGGGCGTGTTGTCGGGGCGGGAACACGCCCAGCTCTTGCTGGATGAAAATTGCTTCGGGCTGGACGTTGAACTCATGGAAGGGGTAGTGGTCGTACAGGCCCTCGCGCGTGTAGATGTTGTCACCAGCAATGAAAATTTTGTAGTTTATGCGCGCGTCAATTAAGGCGATAATTTCCGGGTCGAGCCCGCCGGTGTCGACTGAGCATTTGATTGAGTTGTCCGCGATCAGCGATCTCACCTGAGCGATTGTCATGAAGCCGTTTTTTTCAATCTCTTCGTCGATGCTGCGGCGTTCCTCCTCGCTGAGGAGGCTTCGTGCAAATTCAGCATCTTCTTTTGCTCGGTCATATGTGTCCGGGTCGCCCGGCGCCGCTGGCCGGGTACCCGGCGCAATCCCGAGGCCGAGCGGGTCGCCGGCCCGCTGCGGGACAAGATATTGTGCAAGGGTGTCGGAAGTCACGCCGCCGGTAAGCGCGCCGACTTGCAGGCCACAGGGTGCAACCGGCGCGGTGACAGAAACTTGGTCCATCAGGCCGCAAGAGTAGTATACCGCCACGTGAGGGCCTCCAAAAGGCCGCGCAGGTCTAAAAAGCCGCAGCGTGGGCACTGCTAGTATGTAAAAGGCGACTCTGTTGAGATGCCAAACATGCCGGAAGGGGGGCGTGGTGGCATTAGAAGACGCTTTTTAGTGCCGTTGTCGCCATCTGAGTCGGCTTGCAATGACATGATGGCGATGAGGGTTATGAACAGCATGAAGGTTATCGCCGCAAGTTGCGGGTTAACCTTTAGCACATTGACGAAAGTCTTGAAGGTGCCGCACTGCTGGTTAGCGCCTGTTACAATGTTGTGGCTCCCGCCGACTTCAATCAGGTTCACGCAGATTGTGCTCTTCGAGCAAGTCTCGTTTGGGGTTGGGCCATTAGTCCCCGTCCGTTGGTACCAGACTGATGGCTTGTAGGCAAACGCGGCGTTGGCGCATGACGCCATCGCAACTTGAGGGCATGATATTGCGTTGTTGACACAGGCGCAGTAAGTTGTTTGTTTGTATTTTTCATCGGCACAGAAGCCACGGCCAGTGCTAGCAGATCCAATAATTCCATCGCAACTATTCGATTCGGATCCAGCCGGTTGTTGGAGGCATGCTTGAACTTCTTCACTGAGATCTGATATGGCTGGGTCGGGCCCAAAAGACGTCCACGTTGTTGCCATGGTGGCAGAAGTATACCACCCGCCGAATTTACTGCCGAGAATATTTAGCTGCCAGACCATGGCCACGTGCATCCTCGCCGAGGAGGTCACCATTGCAATTATATGAAACGATTATTGCTGGCAGTTTGTGGGACATTTGAAGGGTGCAACCCATCAGTATAACTAACCATGTCGTCTGGGGAGCAGGACGCCCCCCTCTTCTTGATTTCCCCCATCGGCCGGGCGGTCGACCTCTACGCTGACGTGGCGACACCCGGCGGCCCCCATGGTGACTCCGGCACCGACCTTCGGTTTGCCGAAGACGTCTTGATCCCGCCAATGGCTGAAAATAAGGGGAAACCGGTCATTGTGGACCTGAAGGTGCGTGCCCGGTGCCTTGTCGGAGGGAAGTTTGTCCCTTTCCAGGTTACGCCCCGCAGCAGCATTGGCTGTACGCCTCTTGGTCTTGCCAACAGTCTTGGCATTATTGATAGTGGCTACCAAGGCTGTCTGAAGGTTGCTCTCCGCAACTTCTCAGATGAGAACTGGCCCTGCCACCGGGGCGACTCTCTCTTCCAGCTCACCTGTCCTGATCTTTCCGCCGCATGTGTTTCTGTTGTAGACGAGAAAAACCCTGCTTTCGCCGTTCCAACTACGCGCGGCGCAGGCGGCTTCGGCAGCACGGGCGCTGCTGGCACAAAATAAATAAATGCCTTTTGGCGGGTATTTATGTAATGGTTTTTTAGTGCCACAAAAAAGTGTGGTGGACCGGTGGACTCGTCGTGATGTTTGAGTTTGCCAGGGCTGCCGCATCTTTTCCAGTTCACAATCCATGCGCCGCTTGGGCCGCACTGGCACTACCCGGTGGCGCCAAACGATTCTCGGCCTGAGCTTTGGCCTGAGCTGCGGCTCGCACAGCGCGGGCAGCTTCTCGCGCTGCTTCTTGCGCAGCTTCTCGCGCAGCAGCAGTATCTTCTGGCGCAGCGTGTAACCATATGCGAGAAGCTGCACGCGCTGCTTCTCGCGCAGCGGCAGCCTCTGCACGCGCAGCGTGAAACAATGCGCTAGAAGCTTCTTGCTCCGCGCGGGCAGTTGCTTGCGCAACACGCGAAGCTTCGCGGGCAGTTGCTTGCGCAACGCGCGTAGCTTCGCGCGCAGCGCGGGCAGCTTCTCGGTATTTTTGTTGCGCAGCGTCCACCGCATCTTGACACTCCTTCAAGCGCCTTTCGGCGGGCGTGGCCTTTCTAGGCGCATAGCACATTCCTGGCTCTTCGCCGCCACAGTTCCACTTAGCACTGTCGGGCAAATGGCTCATCAAGAGTGTTGAGGGTACACTAACTTTAAAAAAATTCAAATGTGGCACCTGGGAATTCCTCTGATTTTGGCAAAAATGGCCGCCCGGCTTCAAGACGTGTTTCCGTAAAGGGTCGTCGGGGCCTTCTTCTTTTGGTGCAGGGCCATAAAGATGGCGACGAGGCAAACAATAATAATGAATATTACAGCAAGAAAGACCATTGCCGACTTCATTACCGCCTCAATTGCATCTGTGATGAATGCGAACGGGTTTTCCGAATCATACGTGCTGTGTTGGTTCACTATGTCTGAAATATCATTTGTCATCGTAACGTTGTTATTTTGTTTAAGAAGGCACTCCGCAATATAGTTGGTCACGGTGTTCTGAACAATATTGCGCACAACATTGTTGTTTCCAGTAACGCTCAAGACGCTTTGGTCTTTGACCGAATTAACGCAGGTTACAACAGTGGTGTCTGTAACCGTCTGAGTAATGGTATTGGTAACCTTGGCATTGGTATCATCTTTTGAGGTGTCCGCCCATTGCGTCAATGCAACCTCTGAATCTTTGAGCAGCTGTGAAATAGAAGTTGACAATTTGTCATTAAATTTATTTTTATTTGTGACGTCGGCCAAACAATCCGATTTAACGTTTATTGTTATGTCTTGTCTGACGCCATCTACAATGTTATAATCACCATTGATGGCTATTGTTTCATTACCCACCGTGCTTGTAAAACAATTCAGCGTGGTGTTCTGAATTACGTTGGAGACAATATTTGTCGAAACTTCTACTGACTGTTTAGTTTGGTGCCCTCCCATCCCAAACAACCCTAAAAGTGTGCAAGGAATAACGCCATATGATAACAAATATAAATGGCCGCCGCACTTGAATTTGAAACAACCCGCCCGCCTCATACTCCCGACCAAAATGCGGGTCCTCAAGCCCGAAAAAACAGACGACGAGGTCCGTCTCGTGGCTGCGATGCTGAACATTGAGAAGGGGGCGCTGGCCGTTGGTCCCAACCTTGAGCCACTGCCGCCCCCCCACGAGCCCCATCCCGTTGTAAAGATGGACCCTATTACGGCCAGGGGGGTCCCTTATGTAATCCACTACCGGTCGACCGTTGGGGTCGTGTACTACACGCTGACGCAGGGGTCCCACATTGCGGCCCTCATTGGCCGCCTCGCGGCCCAGCTTGATCGCGCCGGTGATGCACACTTGCGCGGTTACCGCGCTGTTGCGGCCACGCCCACAACAGTCCTCCGCCACAAAATGCGTGTCGCGCCTGCCGGCGGCAGTATGGTTGTTGGCCCCCAAAAGTGCCACAAGAAAGCAATTGTCGATAATAAGGCCGGCCTTCCGGCGCGACTCCTGCACCAGTGGCTGCCCCCCAATGACGGGAGCGACATTAAACCGCCACCCCACTACAGCGTCGGCGCCGCCTTCACCTGGGTGTTCATGCCGGTCACCGCCGCGCTTGCGATGGGCGAAATCGGCTTCGACTCGATGCCGGCCGTCAACGCTTCCCTTTCTGCCATCTTCTATGATGGGGGCCAGACCAGCAACATCCCCGATGGCGGCGAGATTGCCCTCCTCACCCCCAACCACTTCGATGTGGTCGGTCTCCCAGATTTCCTGCGGCTGCCGCCTCACCACATGCCCCGCCACGGGGTGATTCTAGTTCATGAGGACGGCCGCCTGACATTCGTCGGGCGCATCTTAAACCTCCACCTGAAGGCGGGCCGCAACGTCTGGCCGCCCGAGCGCAGCATTCTCCAGCAGCTCCCGGCTGAAGCTTGGGCGCCCGAGACAATTCTCCTGCCTGGCGAAAAGATTGCCAACTCCAAGAGCCGCGGCTTTCAGTGCGTGAGCTGCCTGGCCCCCCTCGGGGGGGTCGTGGTCATAATCCGGGGGGGCTGCGTGCCGGCGACCAACCTGCATCGTGATTGGTTCTACTGCGCTGCGGAACCGCGCACCCCGCTTGTCGGCAACGCCGCTGCCGGCTTGCCCCTCTGCGCATTCTGCTGGAATTCGCTCGAGTCGCCAGCCTGCCTGGCCGACCACATGGGCGCCAGCCTGACCCACACCACAATCCCCTTCTCGCAGGCTGAGGCCGCCGCCGCCTGTCCAAGCCATAAGATGCTCGCGCCCCTCCTTGCTGGCACGGCAACCCCCATCACAGGCGCCAAGGGCGCCTTTATCGTAAAAACGCCAGAAAACGGCCCGGGCGGCGGCGTCAGCGTAATCCTTGCCTGCGAAAAAATGGGCCGCTATCCTGCAGTCACCTACCCCGCCATTGCCGCGGCTAAACTGAGCGTCATCACCATGGTCCTCGCCTCGGTCCAATCAGACCCCGAAGCCGGGGACTGACGCCGGGCTAGCCTACCGCCGCCTTTGCTTCCTCGGTTACCGACGCAATCATGTACGTGGGGATTGCGCCCTTCACGCCGAGGCCCTCCTCAAGATTGCGCACGTAAGAATCCACCATTGCGCCAATTGCCGTCCGCATTTTTTCAGCCAGCTGGTCTGACACGGCCTTGGGCGGCTCGCCGATGGCGGTGGCTTCGGCCGCTGACCGTGCGAGGTGGAGGCGGCCCGCCCGCCGCATGTCGGGGTCGCTAGAATTTGCCGCCTGCTCCGCCTCAGCAGCTATCACCGCGGCGGCGGCCGCATAGATGTCGTTCTTGAACTGCTCGAGCTTTTTCACTTCCCAGTTTCGCTTGTCCCAGTCAAGAAGGATCAGCGCTGAGAGGAGGCGAGATATTCGGCCGTTCACGCAGACAATCTTTCGCCCCGTGACCCCCTCCTCCCAACAGTCGTAGAGGGCATCAAAGACCGCCTGGCGCATCTGGCCACGGACAGCGGCGTTCCGCGGGTCTCCCGCCCGCAGCCAGACGCGGCCGAGGCACTCGGCATCGGTCGCGCCAATAGCAATAACGCGCTCCCCATTCTTTGTCCTGGCAATTACTTCCTCGACGTCGGTCACGCGGTGGGCGCGGCCTTCCGAGAAATCCCCCCCCCGGGCCCGAATTTCGGCCATGACCTCGTCGGGGCCCGGCAGCGCGGCGTCGGCCTGGTCAGCCCGCAGCCGCTCGACAATGGCCCTCAGGCACGCAAGCACGCCCGTGTCGTGGGCGTTCTGCGGGTCATCGGTGTTTTGTGTCGCGAGCTCAACGTATGTCGCGACCCCCACGCCCCGCGCGCCGCCCTGGGCGGCAACCGCGGCGGCCGCCGCCACCTGCCGCTCATGCGTGAGGTCCTCGCGCCGTTGCGCCGCGGCCGCGGCAAGCGGCTGGTCAACGGGAAATCCCTGGAAGATCGTCAAGTTGTCAAAGTCCCAGCCAAAGTTGGCAATGATTGGGTCGTTCGCCAGCAGTTCATTGAATCCGCCGAATGCAAACCCGGCCGCCGCGTCAATAATAAACTCCACATTGTTGTCAAAAGCGTTTCCACCACCCACGCGCGGCGCCGCGCCTCGGGGCCTCAACCCTTCGAGCGCCGCCATATAGTGGCGGCGCGCCTCGTCGAACATTCCGCGGCGGATCTGTGCCAGCTCGATCGCGCCATGCGTCGGCGCGCCTGTTGCGTCGCGCATCGGCCGGTGCTCCTGCGAGAGTATGTTTCGCGTGATCACCGTCGCGCTCAGTATGTGGTCCCCCGGCGTTGGGTCTGCCCGGCCGGTTGCCCGCTGAAGCGCGAGCGCCGCCGCCTCATCGAATGTGCCGTCTGACCTGCGGTACACCTTCCACGGATTTTCAACGTAGTGGGCCAGCCAGTAGTTTTTCTGCGCCCATGCCGGATCTTTTGCGACGGCGTAGATAATGAATATGAGCAACGCCGCGAGCGCTGCCCCAAGTAAGAAGGTTGACGGCTTCATCGTATGGCGTATATGGGCATCGTACAATTGGCCCGCGCCGCGCGCCAAAAAGTCGCAAGGCGGTATGTGCCGTGCCTTACACTATTTTTTCGACCTCTTCAGGGGTCAGCCGCCCCTCTTTCCAAAGGCGCCGTGTGTCCGTGTAGATCACCGGATCGGCGGTACTGAGGGTGGTCTTGTACTCCGAATACGATGCCGACCCGCCGGTTCGATCAAACAGGGCCTGCGACGAATGGTGGACCTCCTGGGCACGGTGTGAGACAAAGCCGTCCCGGCGCCGGTGGCGGCACCGGACACAGTAGTAGATGACGGCGGCCGCGATTAAGACGACAATGGCAATGTTTGTTGCGCATGGTTGGTTGGGGGCCCAAGCCATTATGGGTACAGTATCCTAACGGGCACAGTATCCTAACGGGCACAGTATCCTAACGGGCACAGTATCCTAACGGGCACAGTCATTTGCAACCTTGCGCGGTCAGGCGGCCGACCCGCGGTTCAGAACAAGCTTCCGCAAGGTTAAGTAGTCGTGTTTGAGCGCTTCACGGGGCTTACGCTCAAGAATAACAGGCGTTTCGTGGCGCTGCGCGTAGTCGGTGAATGCGGCCAGGCCACTCGCCGAGAGACTGTCCTGATACCCGTCCCAAATTTTCCCCTTGGCCAGCCCGGCGTGCATGTCGGGGCCGACGCCCCGCGGCCGCTCGCTATCGTTAAGGTGGACCATTATGGCCGCGTGCGGAATTATGTCGGAGACGGCCTCGAGGCCGTGCAGCCAAGCGTCGGCGGCTTCGTATGACTGGAGGTCAACCCCGCACGTCCACAGGTGGGCCGAGTCGATGCAGAGGCCGAACCGGTCGAGGTTCGGGTCGAGGTCCTGGCGGATTGCGGTAAAGAGGGCGGCCAGTTTTTCGGGCGTCTCATAGTACGACTCGGTGGGGCGCACCGCCGGGGTTTCGAGGTAGACCCGGACATTGGGGGCGTCGAAGGTGTGAAGGCGGCCAATGTAGCGCATCACATTTTCAACCGGGAGCTTTGGCAGGTGGACCACGAGGCCCATAATCCCGGCCTCCTGACAAACGCGCAGCTCCTCGCGGATAAAACGTGCCGCGTCAGGGTCGCCCCGCCACGGTTGTGCGCTGTACGAGCTGTGCGCAATGACGCAAATCCCCGTCCGCTTGATGTACTCACGGAGGGGGGCGCGCTCTTCGGGTTGGAGCGTTATCTCACGGTTTTTTGGTCCTCCAACGAACATGGCGGCGGACATGGCGGTGAACCCCGCCTCAGTCGATGCTTCCCTCCGAGCCACCTCGAGGTGCTCGACCATGCCGGGACGCGGCCCCTGGGCATAGTACCGGTTAACGTGCGGGCCAAACGACATTATGATATACCAACCAAGTTGAGAAGTCTTCAACTTTGCACCAGCGTGTTTTGTCAGACGACCGCTTTGCAACTTTTTGGTGCGCGGCGCGCCGCGCCTCAATTCGGTTCACTTTTTGGTTCACTATTATGAGGGAGGTGTTGTTTTAACGGTTTAATGACTTCCTGACCATGTCTCATGTTGCCGAACGAACACACTGTGTACCGGTTAAGCACTTAGTTCGCAAATCCCTCGATTTGCCGGTTCACTCCGAGCGAGGGCGGGGGGGGGGGGGGGGTACCAAGTTTGAAAAAAACAGAAACCGTCTGCAACTTTTGGCCGCAGACCATTTCTTATTATTGAAAATACCTGGGCGAGTCCTGCACACCACCAATAAATATTTGGGTCTTAATTAGACCGATTGGGGTAAAATAATACAGACCCGATGGACTCGCCCGGGCTTGCTTATGATTGGGTAGAAATTGGAACGTCCGATTTTAACACTCGAGGGCTAGAACCGTTTGCCCCCGAAAGGGGTCTTCTGGTAGAACCGCTCCAATTGTATTTGGACCGGCTCCCGGCCGGCGCCAATATTCAAAAGATTAATGCCGCTGTCTGCGCCGAGGATGGGAACGCACTCGTCTACTATATCTCCCCCGTAACTATTGACAAGTACAATTTACCGGAATGGATGCGGGGGTGCAACCGGATGTTTGCCCCGCACCCTCTGGCCCGGCCAGAACTGCTTAAAGCAGGGCTCGACCCTGCTGAGCATATTAAGACAATATCCGTCGAAACAGTCACGTGGCTGACTCTTGTCCGGCGAGCACGCATTGGAAGCGTTGCATACCTCAAAATTGACACTGAGGGGGGTGAAACCGAAATAATCAGACAGGTACTAGCCCTGGGGCAGCGGCGCCCCGATATGTACCCGGGCCGGATTATGTTTGAGACCAACTCGAACTCAACCTTCAGCCAAATTGCGGCAAACAAATATTTGCTGGAACAGCATGGCTATAAAATATTGGAAATTGCGGGCGACGACACTCTCATGGAATACTGCGGCAACCGCGCCCCGGTAAATGTACTCCCTAAAATTGCGCTGTGTTCTAGCGCAGAATGGGCGTTCGGACAGATATCTGCAGAAGTTGCCGCGTACCCTAGCAATCTGTACGATTTAAGGGTCATATACTGGGACGTGAGTGGTTTTGATCCAATTGTTGTCTTGACGAAGGGCAACTTCTGTCTCATTATTGTCCATTCATTCTCCATAACGGAGTACGTGAGACATTATGTGCCAAGCTATATTAACCGAATAGCGACCGTGTGCCACGGCCCAGTAGAGTTGTCTCCCGGATGGTCCAGAGGAGGAATTGATACTCGGATGCCCACTGGGTGTGTTTCTCCCGAAATTGTAGATCTTATCTCAATGGAGAAGGGGAAGGGCATGCTCACTCCTTGCGGCGTCAACATTACCACATATTCACCCCCGTCGGTGGGCGATGCGAGCGACGCGAGCGACGCGGGCGACGCGGGCGACGCGGGCAATCCTTTGCGGGTGCTCTTCCCACGCACCCTTGACCCAAAAAAGCAGCATATGATTATAAAACGCGTTGAGCTTGTGGGCCGACTGATTGCCCACTTCCAGGGCCACGAAAAAATTAAAGTAACCTGCTTTGAGAGGGACCTTGCGATTGAAGAAATGCCCGCGGCATACCGCGCGGCCGACATTGTCTTAATCTTAAGCAAAAGTGAAGGAAACCCGCTACCAGCTTTAGAGGGGGCGGCGTGTGGTACGACCCTTGTAACTACTGCCGTCGGAATTATTCCAGAACTTGTTTCTGACGGCGTTGACGGATTCATCGTAAAAGGCGAGACAGACGATGAACTGTTTGATTCAACCGTTACAACTTTAGAGCGCCTTGCCGGGAACAGAAGCCTGGTGGAGTCTGCAAAAAAAGCCTTATCAAACAAGGTCCGCAGGCTCTATTCATGGGATGTGGTAGGAGCAGCGTGGGAAAAGTTCATCTGCGCTGCGATTGAGGTTGCGAACAGTCTTTAGACGAGTGCATCGTCGTTTTCAACATAATTTTTTTCAGAAGTGTCTTTTGAAAACTCTTCACTTCTGAATTTATGGCTCGTCTGGCTGTACCAGCCGCCCGCCTTCTGGTCAGCTATATTGCTAAATATCGTGTCGTATGTTTGGCCCACAGTCTCCAAGCTGTACAGGCGGCGGGCCCTTTCCGCAATGTAAGCGCGGTTGAGGCCCGGCGCCCTACGGAGCGCCCCGATAAAATCGGCAAGACTGTTGCAGCGGTAACCTGTGACCCCGTCTTCAACAGTTTCCCAGAAAGCCCCGAATGCCGTTGTCACAACGGGCGTGCCGCAGAGCTGCGCTTCTACGGCGGAACCACAGAACGGCTCAACAAAGTTAGACGGCGCGAGCAGCACCGAGGCGTTGCCCAGCAACGTTGCTCGGGCAGCACCCATGATGGGTGGCTGGGACTCGATGTTTTTTGATTGAGCCGTCCATGGGGCCGGATCGCCTTGACCCACCAGTATGAATCGGGTCTCCGGCATGCGCAGGGCAATAGAGACAATGGTGGTCATGCCCTTAGACTCTGTAATTCGCCCAAAGTATAAGACATAGGGTGTGGCGCCTTGCGGTTCCAGGACAACTGGCCAATTATTCAGGTCATAGTAGTTGGGCGCCACAAACTCGTAATTGCGCCCCCACTCAAGGTGCCGCCGCCCCAGGTGCCAGTGCATCCAGGCCGACGTCTCATAAATCCGGTAGGGGAGTGCCCCGTCAGTACAAGTGTACCCAATGCCCGACTCGACATGGAAACAGTGGGGGGCCGCCGCAACAAGACTCGGCATAGGCCCAAATACATGGCAGACAATGTCGCCCTCAGTTACCCGAATTTTTAGTGCATGGGCGGCCAGCTGTGTGAACGCGGTGGTCAGCTCTTTGTTGTTAACATCTTTTGAGTAGTCTTCACCCTCACTGGTACGTTTAGAAAAAAGTTTAAGGGTCGACTCACTCAGAATTTGCACTTTTTCAAAGGCGGCGCTTTCGCTCTTCCCATTGCTGTACTCTACAACATGCCATCCGTAGGCCTGCATCATCTTGGCAAACCTGAGGATTTTGCCGGTGAAGGCGCAGTGAGAGTAGTGCTGGTTTACGACCGTGTGTGGGAGCCCCACAACGTGCAGGACCCCCTTAACGCCACTCATTGTAATAGTTTAGTTTAAAGCTGTAGTGTTTAAATGCGTTAGTGGTTACCAGGGCACCCAGACAACCTGAAGGCCAAAAAATGTCATTTGCAAAAACTACGCGAAATACAACATAACAGAAATCGGGTTAAATATATTGTTTCCAGGTACACCTGAATTGACTTTGACCTCAATACAATTACCCGGATCCACGGATATTGTTAGGGCTATGGGCGTTAACGTTCTACCCGCAGTCGTGAATGTACCCGCCGGAGTTGTATATGCAGCAGTGGCACTTTTATTTTTATGGATTGAAATGGTCCCCGAGTTGCCTACATCCCATGCCATTGTCATAAGGCTAATGGTGCCACCCACTGGCACTACAAATTGAGTTTCCGCTCCGGTAGTTGTCGCCGCGGCGTTTGCCGCAACTAGGCCTGCAGGCCCCACATTTGCAAATAAATATGCTGGTAATATGGAGGCTGGTGTTGCTGGTGTCGTCGAAGTGCTGCCTCCTGATACTGTTACTCCAAACGGGACTGTATAGCCACGAGCCGTCGCCCAAATAGGAGGGCCCGTCGCTCCACCGGAGGTCAGTACAGTCCCCGCCGCGCCATTGGTCAGCATCGCAGTTGTCCCTGCAGCGGAACCCTGGTAGGGAATACTCCAGGGCCCTCCAGCGAGATTTGTCGCCGTCGTCGCCGACGTCGCGTTGCCGTTGAAGGATGTTGCCGTTAGCACGCCCGTGCTTGGTATGAGACTCACTGTTGTGACTGTCTCGAGAGCATTGTTGGTCGCAGCGCCACTTGTATTTACGAACGTCAGGTATCGTATTAACGTTGAAGTCGTGTTAGTGGTTGTCACGTTGGTCGCGTTGGTCGCGGTGGTCGCGATGGTCGCCGAGCCCGCCGACGTCGCCGACGTTGCATTCCCTAGAAAGCCACCTGTCCCGGCCGTGATACTCCCTGTTGTTGATATACTGGTTGCCGCTAGTGCGCCCGTGCTTGGTATGAAACTAATTGTTGAGACAGTCCTAAGAGCATTCGTGGTCGCAGCGGCCGAGACCACGCCCACCAGAAAGTGTTGTAATGTTGAAGCCGAAGTAGCGGTCGTCACGTTGGTCGCAGTCGTCGCCAATGTCGCGTTACTTGCCGTCCCCGTCAACGTGCCACTAACTGTCAAGTTGGGAACAACCAGCGTGCTCGTGCCCGGATTGTAGGTTAACGCTGTTGCTGTCTGAAGAGTCGACGCCGTAGCAGCGGTGTTGTCCGTTGTCGAGAAGGTAATGTATCGCAATCCGGTGGCGCCGTTCCTAATCGTCATGACCTGCGTCGAGTTGTCGGCCAATGTCGCATTGCTTGCCGTCGTCGCAGTGGTCGCAGTGGTCGCAGACGATGCATTCCCTATAAAGCCGCCCGTCGCAGTGATAGTTCCTGATGCAATAAACCGTGGCGCTCGCAGCGTTCCACCCCCTGTTTCAGAAGGGGTATATGTAAGTGGCGTTGACGTCTGTAAGGCAGCAGTACCGGCACCCCCCACTGCATCTGTCCATGTCAAAAACTGCGCAGTAGTCGAAGTGGTGTTACTGACGGTCGGAACTTGTGACGCAGACGATGCATTCCCTATAAAGCCGCCCGTCGCAGTGATAGTTCCTGATGCAATAAACCGTGGCGCTCGCAGCGTTCCACCCCCTGTTTCAGTAGGGGTATATGTAAGTGGCGTTGACGTCTGTAAGGCAGCAGTACCGGCACCCCCCGCTGCACCTGTCCATGTCAAAAACTGCGCAGTAGTCGAAGTGGTGTTACTGACGGTCACAGCTTGTGACGATGATGTCGCATTTCCGGTCAGTGCACCAATAAAGGTTGGTGTTGAAATGGTACCACCAGGGTTAGTAAGGGCCAGAGTATCAGGATTAAATCTTAGGCCGGTTGCGTGTGTATTTAGAGTTGTTGTGGTTGTGCCCGTCGAGACGCTAGTAAACAGTAATCTATGCGCTGTGGTAGATACCGTATTTAATATTATTACGGTCGAACCGCTCCCAGGAATGCCGGTGGCACCCGTAGACCCGGTGGGACCGCCACTAGGGCCAATAGGTCCTGTAGGTCCTGTAGCGCCAATAAATGACACTCCAGTAGCACCGGTGGCTCCTATACCGCCGGTAGGTCCTGTAACGCCAATAGGCCCAGAAGGTCCTGTAACGCCAATAGGCCCAGAATCGCCAGTTGCACCAGTGGGACCAGAAGCACCTGTAAGGCCAGACGCGCCGGTGGGGCCGGTGGCTCCTGTTTCGCCGGTGTCCCCTATATTACCGGTAAGTCCAGTGAATCCAGTAGCGCCGGTGGCTCCTGTTTCGCCAGTGAGGCCAGAAGCGCCGGTGGGTCCTAATTCGCCAGTGAGGCCAGAAGCGCCGGTGGGCCCAGAAGCACCAGTAAGACCAGACGCGCCGGTGGCTCCTACATCACCAGTGAGTCCAGACGCGCCGGTGGGACCAGAAGCACCAGTAAGTCCAATAGGCCCAGAAGCGCCGGTGGCTCCTACATCACCAGTAAGACCAGACGCGCCGGTGGGACCAGAAGCACCAGTGAGACCAATAGGCCCAGAAGCGCCGGTGGCTCCTGTATCACCGGTGAGGCCAGAAGCACCAGTGGGTCCTGTAACGCCAATAGGCCCAGAAGCGCCAGTTGCACCGGTGGGGCCAGTTGCACCGGTGGGGCCAGTGTCGCCGGTGAGTCCAGAAGCGCCGGTGGGTCCAGAAGCGCCGGTGGGGCCAATAGGCCCAGAAGCGCCGGTGGGGCCAGACTCGCCGGTGAGGCCAGAAGCGCCGGTGGACCCAGAAGCGCCGGTGGGGCCAGACTCGCCGGTGAGGCCAGAAGCGCCGGTGGGTCCAGAAGCGCCAGTAGAACCTATATCGCCAGTGGGTCCTGTAATGCCAGAAGCGCCGGTGAGTCCAGAAGCGCCGGTGGGGCCTGTAATGCCAGTGGGTCCAGTCGCACCAGTGTCGCCGGTGAGTCCAGAAGCGCCGATGGGTCCAGAAGCGCCAGTGGGTCCAGAAGCACCAGTGGGTCCAGAAGCGCCAGTGAGGCCAGAAGCGCCGGTGGGCCCAGAAGCGCCGGTAAGGCCAATAGGTCCAGAAGCACCGGTGGCTCCTATATCACCAGTGAGGCCAGTGAATCCAGAAGCACCAGTGGGTCCTGTAACGCCAATAGGTCCAGAAGCGCCGGTGGCTCCTATATCACCGGTGAGGCCAGACGCTCCAGTAGCACCAGTGAGGCCAGACGCTCCAGTGGGCCCAGAAGCGCCGGTGGAGCCAGACTCGCCGGTGAGGCCAGAAGCCCCGGTGGGGCCAGACTCGCCGGTGAGGCCAGAAGCGCCCGTGGGTCCAGAAGCGCCGGTGGCTCCTGTAACGCCAGTGAGGCCAGAAGCGCCGGTGGGGCCAGACTCGCCGGTGAGGCCAGAAGCGCCGGTGGGCCCAGTGTCGCCGGTGAGTCCAGAAGCGCCGGTGGGTCCAGACGCGCCGGTGAGTCCAGAAGCGCCGGTAAAACCAGAAGCGCCGGTGGGCCCTAATGCGCCAGTGAGGCCAGAAGCGCCGGTGGGTCCAGAAGCACCAGTGAGACCAGAAGCGCCAGTGGGTCCTGTATCGCCGGTGAGGCCAGAAGCGCCAGTGGGTCCTGTAACTCCAGTAGCACCGGTGGATCCTATATCGCCGGTGGGGCCAGTGTCTCCGGTGAGTCCAGAAGCGCCGGTAGGTCCAGAAGCGCCGGAGAGGCCAATAGGCCCAGAAGCGCCAGTAGCACCAGTGGATCCAGAATCGCCAGTAAGGCCAGAAGCGCCGGTGGGTCCAGAAGCACCGGTGAAGCCGGAAGCGCCGGTGGGGCCTGTATCGCCGGTGAGGCCAGAAGCGCCGGTGGCTCCAGAAGCGCCTGTAGAACCTATATCGCCGGTGAGACCAGTGAATCCAGTAGCGCCGGTGGCTCCTGTAACACCAGTAAGGCCAGAAGCGCCGGTGGGGCCAGTGTCGCCGGTGAGTCCAGAAGCGCCGGTGGGCCCAGAAGCGCCGGTGAGTCCAGAAGCGCCGGTGGGTCCAGACGCGCCGGTGGGGCCAGAAAGACCAACTGGTCCAGAAGCGCCAGTGGCACCGGTGGGTCCAGAAGCGCCGGGGGGTCCAGAAGGGCCAGTAGATCCTATATCGCCGGTGGGCCCAGACGCGCCGGTGGGTCCAGTAGATCCTATATCGCCGGTGAGGCCAGTGAATCCAGACGCGCCAGTGGGTCCTGTAACGCCAATGGGCCCAGAAGCACCAGTGGGTCCTAATTCACCAGCAAGACCAGACGCACCGGTGGGCCCAGATGCACCGGTGAGGCCAGAAGCACCAGTGGGTCCTAGTGCGCCAGCAAGACCAGAAGCGCCGGTGGGCCCAGATGCACCGGTGGGCCCAGAAGCACCAGTGGGTCCTAATTCACCAGCAAGACCAGAAGCGCCGGTGGGCCCAGACGCACCGGTGGCTCCAGAAGCACCGGTAGATCCAGTTGTGCCAGTGAGGCCAGTAAGCCCAGACGCGCCAGTGGGCCCAGACGCGCCGGTGGCTCCAGAAGCACCAGTTGGTCCTAGTGCGCCGGTAAGCCCAGACGCGCCAGTGGGCCCAGACGCGCCGGTGGCTCCAGAAGCACCGGTAGATCCTAGTGCGCCGGTAAGCCCAGACGCGCCAGTGGGCCCAGACGCGCCGGTGGGCCCAGAAGCACCAGTGGGCCCAGACGCGCCGGTGGGCCCGGTAAGGCCCGAAGCGCCAGTGGGCCCAGAAGCACCAGTGGCTCCAGACGCGCCAATGTCTCCGGTATCACCGGTGAGGCCTGTAAGGCCGGACGCGCCAGTGGGCCCGGAAGCACCAGTGGCTCCAGACGCGCCAATGTCTCCAGTATCGCCAGTGAGACCTGTAAGGCCGGACGCGCCAGTGGGCCCGGAAGCGCCAGTGGCTCCAGACGCGCCGGTGAGACCAGTGAGACCGGTGAGGCCTGTGAGTCCGGACGCGCCAGTGGGCCCGGAAGCACCAGTAGACCCAGACGCGCCGGAGGGGCCGGTGAGGCCTGTGAGTCCGGACGCGCCGGTAGGCCCGGAAGCACCAGTGGGTCCAGACGCGCCGGTGGGCCCAATCGCCCCGCCCCCCCCCCCAACAGCCCCTATATACTCAAAGTAGGTCAGCAAGAAGGGGGGGGCCATGTAGGACGGAACGCCATAAGGGAACTCAACAATATGGTTGAGGCCATCAACGGCCCACACAGCGGGCAGTTGTAGATGAATGACGCCATTAGCGTCTACAACTGCCGGAGTATATCCGGTGGCGCTGGTTGGCGCCGCGGCCAGAATCGGAGCCACTGACCCAGCACCCGGCGACGTGTCGCCAAAGGTTGCTGGGATGACTCTTTGTATGGGGGCCAAAGGGTTTGAGCTGCAGAATTTGTGGCTGGCCCCCGGCACACCGCTAAGAATAATATTTTTGCGAAGCATCACGACCCCGAAAGTTTGAAGGTCATTGAGGAGCGCCGCGGGGGGTATCGATGGGACAGAGCTGACATCATTCCAAAGCTCTTCTGGAGAGACGGGGATTCGGTGAATCGTATCGCCTCGGGTTGCGACATAATGGTGGGCCCGCTGCTGTTGAAAGGCCTCAACATAAATTGCCCTCTCAATGCCCGGGTTCTGGCTCATAACAGTTCTAGAACGCCGCCTATAACGAGGGGCCTAAAAAAAGTCTAAACGGAGGATGTGTGTCTCAAATATATTTTTTTCAGTTAAATTAAGCTTATAATCATCATCTCTCGGGGGAATCACTAGGATGGGCAAATCCTTGTAAGATGGCGAGGGCGGACAGCACCTCAATGGTGTGGGCAGCAACCGGTGTTGTGAGTGGCACTCCAGCGTGCTGGTCAACCGCATCATTCCCTTTCCAGATGAGCCGTTCGCGGCTGGGCGCAGTAGAAAGGGGGGGCTTTTGGTGGCTGCGGGTGTGCGTGAGAGTAACGGTTGCGGCCTGCAGGCGGAGCATCCCGAGGAGGCGCCAGGCAATCATGACAAGGTCGTAGTTTTTAAGGCCTTGCGATGTCTTATTCTTAAGACGGGCGGGGAGCCAAACCTCAAGAGTATTGATAGAGATTTTGCTGTCGCTGACGACCTCGACAGCGCCGAGGGCGCGGCCGCGCAAAAGAGCCAGGAATGCGTATATGATGCCGAGAAGCTCGCCACGGTTATTGCTGGGGATGGCGGCCCTTTGCAACGTGCATATCCCACGTTCAGGATCTCTCTCGTCGATGAAGGCGTACTCGGTCGGGCTCACCTCACCACGGATGACAGTGGCGCCGAACTGGGCACCGGTGATTAGTGCGGCGAATGCAGCGCGGGCGCCCGGTTTACCATTGCGGGAGCACGCGCCATCGCTGAAGGCAATCACGGGTGCCAGGCTGTCCCACACGATGGGCGGCCGCCCTGAGGCGGCCAGCGCGGCGTTGACTTCTTCAAAGTGGGGGCAGGCCCCATTCTCGACCAGGGGGTGGGCCCACTCGCGGGCCGCATGGTTGTGGTGGCGAGCGAGCGGGGCGTAAACGCGCGCGCCTGGACCCCAGAGGAGAAAGTGGATGCGCGCGCCGGCCTCGGCGCGTTCAATACAAAAACGGCGGAGAAGGTCCACGATAAAGGGCCTCCATTCAGCAACGTCATGGAGGCCCGCCTCTCTACGGACCATAAGGGAGTCATTGAACTTTAAAACCCCTTGGACGGCCCACGGGCGGGGGTCGCCTGAGGGGGCCGTTGCCTCGCCGCCCCAAGCAAGGCTGCCAAACAAAGACTCAGACGGGTTGGGGATCGCCCCCTGGCAAATAATCACCGTATTTATGTCGGAAGGGTTTCCGTACCGAAGCGCTTCGAAAACTAAGGGGGCGGGGGGCACAATGTCTCCCGCGGCGAGAATTAGTTCCAGAGCCTCCAAGTCCATCAAGTCTTGCCATCTTTTTGAAACCCCAGCAAGGGCGATGTCCATAACGTAATATACCATTTTTTTGACATTTCAATTCGTTTTCACTCTAGCAGTGGCGCGGCAACCCCGAGGACAGTGCAAACTCGCCGACAATGATATATTTGAAGAACGCCGGCGCAATTCATACTGCACTTTGCACAATTAAATGGTGTTGCAAGTCTGCAGAAGTCAGCCCAACGTTGTGGCCGATGAGCTGTCCCCGGCTGAAATCGATGAGCTGTTTGCCGCCCAAGGCCCCCCAGCGGCCGACACTAACCACAGCGACGTAGACGATTTCTGTTCATCCAGCGAGGGGTCCAGGTCGCAGCACCCTGTGCACAGCAATGGCACCCCATTTGAGGAACTCCTTGAGGCAGTGCGGGGCCTGGAAGACACAGTTGCCGGTATTGACGACGCAACTGTCTCAACTCGTGACATGTTATTTGACCTGGGGGTGGACATGAAAACGACCCAGTGCCAGGTCGAAAACATCAATAAGATGATGTCAATGGTCAAGATTCAGAACGCAATGGTCACAAAAGAAGTCGGTGAAGTCCACAAAATGGTTGTGGCGATGCGTGAACAGATCTCTATACTCATTAACCTTGCGGCGCCGCCGACCCCGCCGCAGCCACCAACAGAAGTCACCACAATTGGCACATGAGCCTGTCGGGAACATGGCCAGGCCGGGCACATATAAACTGTCTTTTTTGTGGATAGCCACCGCTAATCTGAAGAGTTGCTTACCCTATGTATAAGGGTAGCTTGGCAGCCGTTAAGCGGCCTCAGCGGCGTCAAATCGCCATGCAATCAACAGGCGCAGAGACAGACTTTACGACCCTCCGGTCGGGGGTGCAGACAAACATGATCACGGCGCTCACAAAAATTGTCGAAGACTCGTGGGCGCCACCCAAATACAGCGACGGCCAGTATAAGTCGGCGGTGACGCAGTTAGAGCGCGCGGCGTACAACAGTTCAGTGCGGGCTGCAAGGGCGCAGCCAAAAATATCGCATCGAAATCACTACACGGCGGCCGTGCGGGCGGTAAACTCGGCGCTCAAGGTTCAAGTGGGCCCATACCCTGACGACGTCTTGGGCCTCATGTATCTGCAGGGGGGCTTGTCGGCTGACGCCCTAGTGGAGGCCAGCCTCTTGGATAGGCCGCCGCCCGATCCACGAGACACGATGCGCCGCATGTTTGTGCGGACGTTGATGGGCGCGCACGAGAGCTACGCGCAGGACCGCAAGCTTGTATTCGAGGTGGCGCGCGACATTGAAGTATCGTGCTACAACGCGGCGGTGCGCACGAGCAAAGAATCAGAAGACCCGCCGCGCCGGCAGTGGGACTCACCGGCGTTTGTCGACATCTACGGCACTCGGTGCGGAACAATCAACGGCCTGCTCGACCCCAGCTCAAGCGCGTGCCGCACATACGGCGCGACCCTAGTGCCTCAAATCTTTGATGGCAAGCTTTCGCCGGCCGCGCTGGGCGATATGTCGTCAAAGGAGCTCTGCCCGCAGGCGACTGCCACCGAGCGCGCCGAAATCAACAAGCGCACCAACCAGAAAGTCCAAATGGCTGAGTCGATTGTCTTTGCTTGCCCTTTCTGCAAGGTCAGGCGCTGCACATACCAGGAAGTCCAGCAGCGTTCATTGGACGAGGCGCCCAATTACCTCTGCCTTTGCCTGAACTGCAACCTCCGTTTCCGAGGCGGCAGCTAAATCACAAACTGTCTTTTTTATCAAAAAACAATGCGCAACACTCACCATTCAATGTTGACGGGAATAGCGGCCGGTTCCCGGGGGGCGGCCGTGCGAGTTTCTTTCGAAAAGGTGCGGCGGCAGGTTGGGCAATTTTGGTGGTTGACGGACCAGCTGTAGAACCCGACACACCCCTCTTCTGTCTCGCTCCAGTGGTAGATGTGGCCGCAAGGAAGGATGATGCTGTTGGCGACTCCGCGGGCAAGGGGTTCACGGCAGAGGGGGCACATGCCGTCAAACACAGGGCGGTCGTCGTCAATGCCCTGGCGCCCCTCAAGCGTCGCGAGGAGCGCCTCGATGAGCTCTTCGGACGTTGGATGCCGCACTTCCGCGGCGTAGGCCGGGCCGTACCAGTCGGCGGGCGACTTAGGCGTGGGATTGAGGCTGACAGTGCCCTGGCGACTCGGGTTGGTGACGATCCACCAACCGATGTGGGCGGGGGTAGCCTCATAGGTTGCTTCGACGGCGGCGCGGAATTTGGCAAGAGCCGGTGACATGTCGAGGCGGTGACTGGGGTTGCGAGAGCTTGCTTCGCTGACCGCCACCGTGAAGCGCGAAATTTCGGAGTCGCTCATTCGGAAGACCGTGCGGAGCGTCTTGATATTAACGAGGCCCCTCTGCCGCGGGACGGTCGCAGCTGCAGAAATGTCAAGCACTTGGTTGAAGAGCGCCCGGGGCAGGATGTCGCTGAACTCAGGCTCTTTCGTCCCAAACTTGGCAAAGGGGAGTCCTTTGTTATTCAAGTCCAGCACGCGACGGCTCCGCCGCCCTTGGCGGTACTCATCCTTGGTGAGGCTCATGACGGCGAAGCGGCGGCTGCCCATAAGCTGACGAAGGTTGACCTGCCCCGGGGCCCAGACGGCGGGGTCACCGGTCCAGCTAATTTCATTCATGCAATCGGATCCGTAATCCGAATCGGCCGCGGACATTCCGTCGGGCAGCGCGACGGTGCCGACGGCAAACCGGCCGCGCACGACCGTGGGTAGCAGAACAAGGTCAGGGAGCTTAAGCGGAACGTTCTTCACAAGGGTCCCACGTTGCAGGTGGGGGAGCGCAAGTGCAAACCCGCGGTTGAAGTACTTGATGATCCGGCTACTGTACGTAGGGCTGCTGTACGACGGCCAGACGATGATAACACGAAAGGCGTGGGTGAAGGCCGCGAGGTAGGTCAAATAAGTGCGGCAGCCGTCGTAAGCAACGCTGCAGGCAGGCACATCGAAGCCGTAGAGAATGCGGCTGACGCTCGGAAACGCCCGCAGAATAATTTGAAACTTGCGGGGGGCCTCTTTCGAGTAGTTGCGACTCTCATAGTTGATGACGCGCACCTTGATGGTGACGACGCCGGGCGAAAGGACCTGAGCATTGATAATCATGTGTCGGGCGGTGGTGTTGGAGATGCTGTTGACAAATGCGCGGCGGAGTTTGCGCACAACCTCGGAAACTTTTTTCCAGAGAGCCACGCGGTCGGCAGGATCAATGCCCGCAATGAAGAAGTCGACGTCGCCAACCTTCACGGAGGATTCGCCGAGCGGCCAGGCGGCCGCGCCGCCCGCAACGTAGACGTTCTCAATTGGCAGAATCGCGGCGACTTCGGGGAACTCGGCCTTGAACCGGTTGGTGTACTCTTCTTGCCTAACCGGGATAGCCGACGGCCAGTGGCGCGGCGCCAGCGTCATTTCGGAGAAATACTTGTACGGCCTTGGCAGGGCCAAGGCCAACTGGTCGATGGTCCACAGGCCCGACGTGGGGCCGTCAACGGCGTCGCCGTCGCGGAAGTAGTCGTTATTGGCGATGGCCTCCTGCGGGTCATCACTCAAGTTGAGCTCCCGGTCAAGGCTGCAGTCAGTGAGAAGTGGCGGCGTGGTAAATACGGGGCGCACCATCCGGACCCCCGCAAGCGGCGGAATGTCGGCGTTGGGTCCGGGGGCCACCTCGTTGGGGGCCATTGCGGCCCTGGGCGCGGCGTCGAGGTCGCCTTCGTCGCCAGTGCTGTTTTCTTCATCGCCGCCGCTTTCGGCCCCAAGGTCATTGACTTCGAAGTTTTCTTCGGAAGGCTCGAGCGCGGCGGGCCCAGTAAGTAGCGCAAATAGTGCGCCAAGGTCGGGCTGTCGGAAGTCCATGGCTGCCCTGGCTCGATTTGTGGGCGGGTATAATGCTGAATCGCCCAATTCAAATACCCGTGCAGTTTGCCGGGCCGCCCGGCCGGCGACACAAAAAGGCAACCGGCCGATCCTAAGCTAGTTTTGTCATCGTGCTGACAACTAGGGCCTTGGCGTCGATGGCCGACCGAAAGAGTATATCGCCCTCCTCGCGGCACAGGACGCGCACGTCATCCGTGACCATTGAACTTGCGAGAGATTTGACGTTGGCAATCTTCACGGTGCACCTGAATGTCGCCGCGTCAGAGACCGCCGACCGCAGGTGGATTTTGTCGGCGGAACGGTAAACCTCGTTATACATCATGTTCGATTTGTTGTACGTGAGCTGGAGGGGGTGGGCGCCGAGCTTTTCGAACGTCACGGTGTCGCTGTAGTTGCTCGCGTCGCTGATTGACTTCTTAAACTGCTTCGCGGTGAGAGTGAATTCGATGGGGAAGTTCGCGGTAAGGCCCTCGGCCGTGAGAGTGTGTTCAGCCTCATAGAGGTCTTCGTCGGGGGCATAGGCCGAAAGGGTGACCTTGTAGTTACACTCCTTGTCAATCTCGGCATCCTTAAAGATAAAGGTGAGGCTGTTGGTGTCGTCTTGGGTTTGGATAATTGTGGTCTTAAAGAACGTTTTGTCGATCGAGGCGAACATTTTTTCGACGTGGTCGCGGTTGATCCCGAGCCAGAACTCGCCCTCACAGTAGTGCCAGTTCACATGCTCACCCGCAACAACGGCCACGATGCGCGAAGTCTTTGAGTGGTCCCGCGCAAAGAACGTGAGGCCGGTGGGCGAGCACCGGAGGTGGATATCGCGGGCCTTGATGTTCTTAAAATAAGTGAAGAGGGACTTGAACACGCTGGGGTCGCCGAATACGAACTCCAGCCGATTGTTGCTGTCTTTTGGTGAGTCAACAATGCCCTTTTTTTCAAGAGGTGGGGCCGGGGGCTTGCTGGGGGGGCGCCCTGGCCCCCGGCGCTTTAGGGCGAGCGTGGCGGCCTTGGAATCGGCGGTGGCGGGCTTTTTAGCCGTTGACATTTTACGCGAGCGGGGATGGGTCGCTAATATTACGCGGGCAATATTTCTCTAACACGGGGCCTTGCAAAATATAATCTGCCCGGCATCAGGACGCCACAATGGCGAACCATTTGAGGGTTGGCGGGTTGCATTCGAGCGGGCTGGTGCGGACCGCGTCGATGGCTATGCGATGGAACGCCTTTAAGACAACAGCCTTTTTTTTGTCGGCGGGGGCCGTGAACGCCTCAAGGTCAGGACAGTAAGCCTCCTTGAATGACTTGAAACGTTTCCGCAGCTCGCGCACGGCGTTAACAGTGTGAATTGCCTGAGTAATCCGTGTTTCGCGTACGGTGACCGCGTGGGAGACTCGCGCCCTGGTGCTTCTAGTGTGTAGCGCGTGCAGCTGCTCGTCAAGCGTGTCGAAACTGACACGGGATATCGCAGCGGTGAGGTAGTTGTTCAGGGCGAGCGGTTCAGGCACAACAAGGTTTCGAAAGTCATGCGGGTTTTTAGGCGGGTTTTCATCATAACTCTTTTCGAACTCTGAGGTGAGCGCCGCCAGGAGCACGGCTTCACTGCAGTTGCCGTCTGGAATATTCTTGCGCTTGACCGCGACCCCATACTGCACACTCATGTCTAGCCCCCAGCCACTGGCGTGGTCCTTACAGATTGCGGCGAGAATCATGGTGGCCTCGGCGTCAGTACGAGCAGCCACGCGAGGGCAACTGCCAGCAAAGGGCGCCCAGGGCCCGCCGCCGGGTGGGGGGGCAACCGTGCGCGCTTTCAGACCGTTGGTCGTGACCAACAGGGGGCCAGTCATGGTGCCAACACGGGGCCCCACCAAAATGTTGGCTTGACAGCTGCTGGCCTGCTGTAGGTAGGGCTCGACATGGATTGTCCGCAGCCGCTCGATGAGCCGAAAGTTGAGGCCCGTTATTGTGTTTGCAAGGGGGCCGTGGGCAAGCGCCCGCTTGCGGTCGATGAGGGGGGTGAGGTCATATGTCACGGCAAGCCGAGCCTGTGGCAGGCCAAGATCAGTCATGTTGCCATCGGGTTCATGGGGGGGGCCGAAGGCCACCGGTGTATAGGTCATTGTCTGGAGAGGGTGGTACTCGGCAAGCGCGGCCGTGTCGGCAGCGGCGGCTGCCGGGCTATCCGGCGCAATTCCGAATGCTAAGTCTTTTGCTGCCTCCAGCTGTCGTAATGCGGCCGGCCCACTTGCTGGAATACTGGCCAAATAGAGGAGCGTACTCACATAGAGCACAGTCGCAAGCCCACCCCTATTTGGCTTCTCGTTGTAGACCGACGTAATTGCCTCGACAGTGAGGCGCGCGCCGGCATGGGCGCCAGCGCGGCTTGCGCTGGCAATCGCCTCACTGTGCTGGGCCTTTACGGCGACCTCGGCCTCAAGAATGTTATTCCTGAACCTGTTCAAGTTTTCAGAGTAAGTGCGGCTCATGCCAACAAGGACAGATGCCTGGACGTTGGGATTCAGCGCGATGTCGGCCGCGGTGTCAATCAGACGTACGGTGCATTCTATGGCGTCGCCAGTTGCCATCAACTCTGCGACCCTCCCGCCATCAATAACAATATTACGGAATAATTCTTCAGCGCTCTCCAGTGCGCGCTGAGCCACGGACCACTGTATGCCCACGATTTGCAACCCGGAGTCGCCAGTTTCATCCATGTAGACCCGGACAGCGGCCAAGTAGGCCTCAGACGAGTTTTTCCAGGCAGCCAAAGATTCTAGAAATGAGTTTTCAATGATGGCGTCAACAACGGCGTCGGCGTCAGCAGCGTCGGCGTCAGCAGCGTCGGCGTCAGTGTCGGCGACAGTATCAGCGTCGGCGTCTTCATCAGCGTCAGCACCGGCTTCAGCACCTGCATAAGTTAGTTTGTGCGTTTTTTTTGATTTGAGATGGCAAATACCCAGCGAGTTAGAGAGCAACAGGTTATCGCGCATACCAGCTTGTCTCAGTGGGCCAAGTATATAGAGGTTTCTGAGATCTCCCATTTGAGCAAAGCCTCAGAGACTACGGCTTGACAACAGCGCGCGTGACAATATGGCGATTATACAAGACGCCCAGTGGCACCCCGTGTTGCCCCAAATTACAGACCCTGATTTGGCCTTGCCACCGCCCGCATCAGGCCCCACCCACTCTGCAAGTCAAGACGGAGGCGGCAGCATTGCCGTTCCACAAAAAAGCAGCTTCTTTCGAGAGCACAAGTTTGCTATAATTGTTGCTGTCATTCTCCTTCTCATTGTGATTGTTGTGCTCTTCATGTACCTCACCCGCCGAGGAGACAAGAAAAAGCTAATCACGGGGGGTAGCCCGGGCGACCCTCCACCGGGCAGCGGCCCTGAAGAGGTTAACCTTGAGGAACTAAACCGTCTGCGCGCGGTAAGGCGTCAGGCCCGCATGGCCGGCACAAACTCGGCTTCGACGCCGCAGCAGGCGCCGCAGCAGGCGCCGCCGCAGGCGCCGCAGCAGGCGCCGCAGCAGGCGCCGCAGCAGGCGCCGCAGCAGGCGCCGCAGCAAGTGCTGCAGCAGACGCCGCAACATGGTCCATCCACAGCACGTTATATGCCGCCACGACACCAACAGCCGCCTGCGGCCCAGGACTCGTTGCCTGAATATTTAGCCAACTCAGCGCCGAGCGCACTTGCCCATCAAGACGAAAAGGGGGCCTCCCTCAACTCTGACATGGATGCACTGATTGACTCTCTGGCCGACGAGGTTGCTTCCGACGCAATTGGGGGCAAATAAGGCCGCCCTGTTCGGCAGGACCTTATTTTGTGGCGCTCTGTTGAGCAGACAGTATCAGGAGTTATTTTCAGCCTCTCAATCTTTTATAGATGGCGCCAGGCTTGGCCCGCGAGAAGGGTGCCAATCCTCCCCTGATGGCCAGCGTATTAAAGGAAGAAAACCAGGGTCTATCAGCTGCAGACCCCTGTAACTTCCGCAACTTCACTATGTTTGATACGCCCACCGCCGCCGCTGAGCCCGCCGCCGCTGAGCCCGCCGCCGTAGAGCCCGCCGCCGTAGAGCCCGCCGCCGTTGAGCCCGCCGCCGTTGAGCCCGCCGCCGTTGAGCCCTCCGCCATCCCGGCCCCCAACAACATTGGAGAATCCGCCCCCCCAGACAACACCGACACCAACAAAAGAACTCGCGTCCAGCTGGCGCACATTCTCGGCGTCGACGTCTCGCAGGCCCGATGCGCCACCCACCTAAAGCAGAACTTGGGTGACGACTCCATCGAGGAGGAAATCAAGAGCCTCCGGACGACTCTAAAGAAGGCCAAGGCGGATGGGCTGGACCTGGGGGACCTCAAGGTCCAGATCGGCGAAAAGTCAAAGAGCCTCGTCCGGATTAGCGGCGAGACCCCCATCGCCGCTGCCGTCATCTGGGATGGCGCCGTGAAAGAAATCCTTCGCCACGGCATGGACTTGGCAATTGCCAGCGACCGAAAAATTGTTGACACCACCCACCTCCACGACGGGTCGCCGTCCTCGCTTATTTACTACCCGCTGTTCAGCAAGTGCGAAATTTGGGCCAAGTACAATCAAGACCACGAAGAGGAGCTGAAAAAGGAGCGCGCAGCAACAAACCGGGTGGCCAAGGAGGTCCGTGAGGCCAAGAAGGCCGCCGACGAGAAGACCGCCAAGGGGGTCAAAAACCCTAAGACACCCACCACTGAGGACGACGTCGAGGACGACAACGACCCCCCCACAAAGACGACGTTTTATACCTACGTGGAGAACGCCCTTAAGACGGTAAAGAAGGACGACCCCTACAAGAGCATGCGGGTAAGCAACCGCGTGCGCGAGTACCTTTCCGAGCTCGTCGCCCAAGGGATTGCCCGCCAGGCGACGCTCGCGCGAATCATTGTCCAACGCGTCATGGGCGTCCGCACAATGAACGCTGACCATGTGAAGGCCGTCGTTCATGTGTTGATGGCGGATGAGGGTCGCACCTCTGACCAGATCAACCTAGTGACCGGCCAAATCGACAAGAAGCTCGATCTTTACCATGAGCACCTCGCGGAAGAAAAAATCAAGAAGGCGGCCTCGCTCGACGAGACAAAAAAGTCCGAGGTTGAGCGCAAAAAGCACGAGTTTGACCTCAACCGCAAGAAGAAGCAGGCCGAGCTAGCAAAGAGGCGCGCCATCGAGGCGGCCCAGAAGGCCAAGGACCTCAATGCTGAGACGGCCCTGCTTGAGCCGATTGTCGCCGCAGAAAAGGCCGAGGCGGCGGCCGCCGCTGGGGCTCTGTAAGTGGGCGCAGCATGCGCGTGCCACCACATGCCCCATTTTTTTGGCAAGCCGTGCCGCTCGCTACAAAACCAGGTGGTCGGCCGAGAGGCATGCAACGGAGGTGACAACCGCGACAAACTGGGTGACAAATGTTTTAATTTCGTCAGAAGTCGTGTCGTCAGAGAGGCTGATGCGCAAGACGCCACCCTGAAGGGCTGCCGGGACGCCCATTGCAACAACAACGCCGCTGGAGTCACCATGGGCCGCGTCGGCGCTGTTGCAAGCGGAACCAAGGCTAACAATAATCCCGCGACTTTCGAGGGCGGCCCGCGCGGCCCTGTTGCAGAAGCCGGGCCGGCGCACTGCAAGCAGCAGTGTGTTTGGTAGGACGCGGCGCTCGTCGGCGGGTGCAATCCAGAAAATGGCCGGCGTCCCGGCTTTTTCAGCGAGCGCGATGGTGCGGCGGGCGTCCGCCGTCCCGCTGTGGGGCGCAGGCCCCGGTGGAGTAATCCCGCCATCGATGCTTGGTGGCCGGTCAGCCGGGTGGGCCTCAAGGTAGAAACAGGGGAGATGGGCGGCAAGCAACGTCTTGAGGGCGTCCCGCTTGTCCCGGACGCGGGCCGACTTTTCAGCGCGATCCGTCATGGCAATGCGAAATGCCGCAAAACTTGCGCCGATTCCAGGCAGATTCTCGGTGCCGCCACGCAGGCCGCCATTCTGACTGCCATAAATGTGCGGGCAGAGTTGGTACCCTTCGACGAGCGCGCGCCGCAAGACAAGGAGCCCGACGCCGGGCGGTCCTCCGAGTTTATGGAATGAGGCGCTGAATGCATCAACCCCGAGAGCCGTGGGTCGGACGGCTGACTTGCCGAAGAGCTGGACGGCATCAGTGTGGAAAGGGACGCGGGCCTTCCGCACGGCTTTCGACATCTCGCGCAGGTTGTTGAGGACCCCCGACTCATTGTTGGCCGCCATTATTGAAACAAGGCATGTGTTGGGCCGCAGCGAGGCGGCCACGTCGGCGGGGTCGACGGCGCCGAGGCCGGGCCCTGCCCGCCCGACCGGGAGGACAGTGAGCTGGCAGAGTCGCTCCAGGGCAAGAGCCCGGCAACAAGCAAGCAACGACTTGTGCTCGACGGCGCTCGTGATGACGTGCGGGAGGCGCCCCGTTTTTGCGGCGTAACTCCGGACGGCGCTTGTGATAATGTGGCAGTTGCTCTCCGAAGCGCCGCTTGTAAAAACAACTGTGTACGCGTTCGGCCCATTGAGCTCAAATCCGCATTCGACGGCAATTTGTTGCCGGAAGGCCTCCATCATCCGACGCGCCTCACGCGCGCTTGCGTACTCAGACGATGGGTTGCCCCGGTTGCACCACGCACTGAGAGCATCAACGACTTTTCCCGGCATTAAGGTGGTTGCATTGTTGTCCAGGTAGATGAATGGTTTGGCATTGTTGTTGTCCTGGCCCTTCTTTGCGGAGGCCGTCACCATTCTCGGCCGGGCGTGTATACAAGGTGCCGGGGAAAAAATGAGCTGAAACTACTAGGCACTCAAAAAAATGGCATCTGCATGTTGACGGGTGGTAAGTCACATGCTTTTTTTGATTAGTGGGTTTCCCACGCCCCCATTTTCTAAAGACCAGAGCTGACCTGTGGCTTTTTTTGCACTCGAACGGGAAAGGTTTGGTGGTAAGATTAATTTTATCCCTAACCGAGCACTTATTTCGTTAATTAAAGGGGTCAAGTCTTTATCAAGACTGTCAACAGTTAGCAGGTAGTGTTTTGCAGTGTCAAAGTCTGGGTCGCTCATGGGCAATGTAAGTGGCTGGCCCTCGTTGATGTATAATATTTTTTCGCCCAAATTAGATTTTTTGAAGCTAGTGAGCCTCGCAATAGGGACCGGGCGTTCTGCCTTAGAAGTTATTGGGCCCACACCACCAAACGCTGGCGCAGGTGTGGGCGCAACAATCGCGGGTGTAGGCGCAACATTCGTGGGTGTGGGCGCAACATTCGTGGGTGTGGGCGCAACATTCGTGGGTGTGGGCGCAACATTCGTGGGTGTGGGCTCAACAATCGCGGGTGTAGGCTCAACAACGGCGGGTGTGGGCTCAACAATGGTGGTTGTTGGCGGCACAACTGCTGAAGCACTTGTTGCAGCGGGCGTTGCAGCGGGCGTTGCAGCGGGCGTTGCAGCGGGCGTTGCAGCGGGCGTTGTTGGCGGCACAACTGCTGAAGCACTCGTTGCAGCGGGCGTTGCAGCGGGCGTTGCAGCGGGCGTTGCAGCGGGCGTTGCAGCGGGCGTTGCAGCGGGCGTCTCAGCGGGCGTTGCAGCGGGCGTTGCAGCGGGCGTCTCAGCGGGCGAACAATGTTTTTCACAGTATTTATTTAATTTCCCCTGTTCATATGGTTTTCCACAACTGCACTTTGGAATGCTAGCTAAGAGTTTTGCTTCATCTTTGGCTTTGGTGTCTGCTTTTGCGGCGGCACTAACTGCTTTGACCCTTTCTTTCATTAACATGCTTTCTAAAGTCTGAGCCTTTTTTGGACCACTCGGTGGCGGTGGCGGTGGGGGACCTTTTGCCGCCGCTTGTGGCGGTGGTGTTGGACCTTTTGCCGCCGCTTGTGGCGGTGGTGTTGGACCTGTTGCCGCCGCTTGTGGCGGTGGTGTTGGACCTGTTGCCGCCGCTTGTGGTGTTGGACCTGTTGCCGCCGCTTGCGACGGCGGCTTTATTTTAAAATCAAAAGGTACCAAATCTGTTTCCTTTTTTGCTGTTGCATCTACTACTGATTTTGTTGTGGGGGGCCCGCGGGGCGCATTCTCCTCTTCCTCAGGCGGCATTGACTTAATAACACCCTCGGTTGCCGGATTTTCTTTTATCCACATTTTTACCTGTAGTAGTATTTTGTTCATATCCTTGTCTTGGCACTCCTCTGGTTTGTACGGAGTTTCGTTAAGTGCCACCTTCTCGTCTAAAAGATGTTTGAAAGGGATAAATGTTTCTACTTTGGGGGCTCCGACAAAAACCATTGAGGTTGAGAGTATTAAGGGTTCTAACTTTGTTTTGAGGATGTCCTGGGTGTCACTACTAAGTGGTAGGCTGGAACGGGCGCTGACCAGTGTGTTTAGTAGAACATAAACATCGTGCAGGGGAGAAATTATTTCCGTTAAAATTTTTCCAGGCGCGGTAGACCTTAAGTTGAACTCCAAAGACGATAATACCCCTCCAGTTGCCTCAATTTTTGTTTTGAGGGTTGCAATCTCTTTTATGTACTGGGCCCAGTATTTCTGTTCGTCATAAGGGGGCGCCGTGCCATCCATAATCAGCAATGTTGGCTCATGCGGTCGCGCATTGTTAACAGAAGCAGTGGTCGCATCTATAACGGCTTTGATGTCATCGTTTGCTTTTTTAATAGCAGTTTCCTGCTGCTGAGATTCCCGTTGCCTGCGACGTGTTTCCTTTTTTGCTTCTGTCACAGCTGGAGTAACCTTTGCCATTATTTCTGATTGGGCCGGCCACATGACTTCTTTTTCGGCCGCTTTGACTGCACGTACCCTTTCTTGTTCGAATGTAAACCTTACGGAATCTTCGACCGTTTTACCGTTTTCTTCAATTTCTGCATTTGTAATTGCAGCATTTCTGTTGAGGGATTTTTGTCTGCGTTGGAGGGCCTTTGCAGATTCCGCAGAAGCGCTGGCCTTACGGTTAATTGCTTCGTCGAGCACCCGCTTTCTCGCCTCGGCGCCGTAAATTTCACCATTAATGGCTTCTTTGAACCGATCCACTGCGTTGGCGTCAGTCGTGCTGTTAATTATTTTTGTGAGCACCTGCGCTTTTGCCAAATGCATAATAAATTCAGCGTCTATTGATTCTATGGACGACCCCGCGGCTACCAAATTAGCCGCATTTATTTGGGTGGCGGTTTCAATGTCATTGTTAACCGTGGCGGCTGCAACGAGTTTATCATACACTCGCGATTTTGCCAAATTAACGGTTGCCGTATCAACGGTTGCCCCATTAATGGTCGCCTCATTCGCTAATACGGAGACTTTTTGCGCAATCTCTTGTTCAAACTTGGTTCTTATGGCATTTGAAGATACAGAGATCTGTCGTTCTATTTCTGCGGCTTTGTTCTTTTGTTCTTCAGTTAGTGCCGAACCAGTTGCTGGCTCAGTATATCTGTTTTTTATTTCTTTTACAGCTTCAGTGACCAGGCGCAAAATTTCTCCATCCAGTTGTTTGTTTGTTATTGCGGCATTTGCTTTCGCGATTGCTTTTGATATGGCCAATCCAAACGTGCGCATGTTCATATTGTCAAGTTGCAACGACTTCACAGCTGCATCCACGGCTTCGCCAATTACCTGATTCTCTGGTTTGGTTGCTGCCTCGGCAGCGGCCGCCGCTTTGATTATTGCTGCCATGTTGTCCGCTACATTTGGCGTGATTTTTGCGGCTAAGGCTTCACCAAGTATCTGGTTCTTTATGGCAGCCACCGCGGTAGCATCCGCGGCGGCTGCCGCTGCTGCAGCTTCTGCTGCGGCCACGGCTTTTGGCGTGATTGCTGCGTCTAAGGCTTCGTCAAATGTCTGCCGTTTTGTGGCTGCCACCGTGGCGGCCGTGGCGGCTGCCGCTGCCGCGTCTGCGGCCGAAGCGTCCGCCACCTCTGCCTTTTCTTGGTCTTCATCATCCTTTGTTGTTTTGGCCACAGCAGCCGCTTCAGCAGCAGCGGCTTTTGCCGTGGCCGCCGCAGCGGCTGCCGTGGCCGCCGCAGTGGCTGCTGTGGCTGCTGCAGCCCGGCTGTTGTTGTTCGTACCTGCTGCCGTTATTGCTGCCCTAATTGCTGCCGCATTTGCTGCCATGGTTGTTGCGGCCACGGCTTTTTCAAGTACCAGCTTTCTTGCAGCTGCCGTATCTGCTGCCGCAATTGCGGCCTTGATTGCTTCCGGGCCTGCTTCTGTGATTGCTGCGGCCACGGCTTCGTCAAGTACCGGTTTCTTTGCAGATCCATCCGGTTCTGCGTACTTGCTTTCAAACAGTGATGCTTTTGCTTTTATGGTTGCCAAGAACACTGCACTATTGATTTCTTCATTAAACGAGACAATTAACGGCTGTAACGACAAATTTGCTATTTTGGGGATATCTTTTGACACAATTTGGTAGTCCAGGTGTAACTTTTTCTGGATCTGAGCAGAAAGTACCGAAATTGCATATTTTGTGCACCTGTCGGCCTGAGACAAACATTCCCGAATATTTCTCACAAGGTGGTTTCCAGCGCCATTGTCCCACATGTCTACCGCCATCTTGCTAAACTGGTCGTAAATCAACACTTTCACACTCGCCGCAGCCGCTTGAAGCAGTGATCTGACGCCAGAAATAATCGCACCCGGCCGGGAGAATATAGTGTTAATTTTGGAAAACTCGGCAATGTTCTCGTCTATTGAGGCCTGTAGTGGTTTGGGGAACTCAATACTATAGATTTGGGCGACATCTCTTGTGGACATAAATTTGTAGCAACCTATGAAGGATCCGGTACGGCTGCTGACCTCAAAGGGGGTACTACGCCGTAACCGTTTACTGTCAGAACCCTCACCATCAACCCACATTTTAAATAATAGCTGGTTCTGGTAGCTGATTGCCGCCCAATCTGCATTTGCGAACGGCACTCGTATTTCGTAGCGGGTGCTCATGACAGTATTTTGTAGGCTATTTTCGAAATCGGTTGTGTCTTTTGGGTCTCCGCCGGTCATAGTAGTAGTGTTGCTTGTTTTATTTTTTGCCGCCCTGCCGGCCTTAGCGGTGCTTGTTTTATTTTTTACCCCTCCGGTCACAAACTCGTACGGTATTTTTTGCAACGCGAGCGCCGCTTGCGGCGTGTGGCTGTTAAGGGTAATTAATGTTGCCACAACCAGCACCAGTAGGAACAGCAGAAAGATAAACATACGGTCTATCATTGTCGGACGCTCTGCTGCCTTATAAAGAGGTTGCATAAATGCCTTCGAGTTTGTTGCGCCGCTGGGCTGCCAGTTTTGACGATGGCCGGCGTTATTAAACAAATGACGACAGATCCTAGACAGAAAACTCATTTATCTTCTCTAAAAACAGATGGTGGGAATTGAAACCAGTATCAGCTTAGCAACAGAAGATGACGATTGAGGCGGCAATTCGCTCGGCACGCTCGGCGCGAGCAGAACGCAAGGCCCACACGTGCCGAGCGAAACAACCGGAGGAATTTCTCAAACTGAAGGTTAAGCCCGATAAGGTCGCGATGCTCCGGGCCAAGGCGTTTGTCGCCGACGAGTCGTGGACTCGTGAAGACGACGAGTCGTGGACTCGTGAAGACGACGAGTCGTGGACTCGTGAAGACGAAGAGTCGTCGTGGAATTACGACACGTCGTCGTGAAACTGAACTGGCTCAAGGAGTCTGCTGCAGGGTTGCAGCAGTGGAAAGTTAGTTTCACAAATTGCAATAAAAAGGAAGGCGAGTGGCGCAGAACTTGGACTTCTTTTTTTGCGATACACAGCAAAAAAACTCGCCGGCTGCCTCATTATGGGCCGGAGGAGGCACCGACCACTGCCAACCCGTTGTATGAAATGTAGTCGTTTGTTTTATCCCTAGGTAGAGGATGGTTGTAATTTTCTGTCCAATTATCCCGCACTAGGTGGGCAAGGCCGCCGCCCTGTGCGCGCAGTCGAGGTGGTGCATGATAGTTAAGGGCAATTAATGTTGCCACAATCAACACTAGTAGGAACATCATAAAAAGACGGCTCAGCATTGTCGGATAATTTGCGGCTTATCTTTACAAAAAAAATCCTCAACATGAGTTGACTACGCGGCAAACTTCACGGGCTCGGCACTCATGCAGATACCGTAGCCGGTGACCGTGGGATCCGCTGGTGGCACGCTTGCGAGCACGCCAATGTCGCGAGCGATGCCGAGCGTGGTGCACAGGCGCCCCGCCATCCCAACCAAGACGGCCTTGAAGAGGTCGTCAAAGGTGTTCACGTCCTGATGCTCGGGCATGCTCTTGCCGACCATGTCGCGCGCGAACTGGGTCAGGTTGAGCTTCCCGGGAATGCCGGAGGCGAGGACGATGTCACTGAGGGGTGTCTTCTCGGAGTACGGGACGTTGCGGAGCCCAGTGATGCCCGAAATGGCACTCGGGACGTCGAACGGTTCGTCCAGTGTCTGGTCGACCCCGATCACGTTTGAGACGAACGAGTGGGCGAGCAACGCGGCATACTGCACAGCGCCGGTGTCGAAAGTGGACCCAAGCAGGTGCAGCACGTCGCCGATGGTCAGGTTTTCCTGCACCAAGCACTGCGCAACAACCTTAACGAACGTGTCGGGAGTGTGCGACGTCTGCGCATTCGACTCGAGCAGCCGCAGCATGAGGATCAAACGATTTTTGAATTCGTCTATTTCTTCGGGGCTGCAGCTTTTTGGCAGCGACGCGACGAATGGACCTGCCAACATCCGGAATGTTATCTCGTCCAGCGCGTAGGCCTTTTCGCCAGCACACTCACGGAGAAACACCGTGACACACAGCTTGCGGGTGAGAGCCGTATTGAGGTCATGGACGATGCCACGGCGTTTCGCGGCCTTGTCAAACAGAAGGCCCCCACGGAAGGAACTGTCAACTGTTGGTGGTTTCTGGTCTCCACCGTTCACGCCGGACCCGGCGCTGACCGAGACGATGTGAATGCTCTGCTTGAGGAGAAGTTTCGCGAGCGGCACGTCCATCGCGCCGCACTGGAACGCGACGAGCCCTGGGAGAGTCTCCACGTGCGTGAGAAAGGGCTTGTTGAGCTCGCGAATGTTGTTGTTCGCGTCCTCGAAATCAAGGCCAACAAGGTCATCCGCGTTTGCTTTCCTTGGCTTTCCCGCGCCGTCGTAGAGGATCGGCGACAGGATGGTCTGTTCGACCTGCTCGAACACGTGGATCGTGAGGCTCTTCTCGGCACCGTACCACACGGTGACTGTGGACTTCTCGATATCAAGGACCAAGTTGATCCACTCGCCGTGCCCCTTAATCTTCTCGAAGAAGAGATTGACGACGTCGGTCTTGGTTGTCTTGTCGCCGTCCTTCTTGGCCGCCACCAGCACGATGGTCAGCTTGCTGACGTTCAGCAGCGCTTGCTTAGCGATGAGGTACGCCAGCACGACCATGAGAAGGTAGTCGTCTGTGTCGACAAACGAGGCCTTCGTGGTTCGGAGGCTCAGGTCGGTCACGACCAGCATGCTGCGCACTTTAGGGTCGCGAAGCACCGCGTTCTCCAGATTATCGATTGCATCCTGAGCTACTTTGAAGGTGGTGGTTTCGGGTCGAAGGCCCGCCAAGAAGAGTGCTAAAGTTGCCACGTCATACGGAGGCGCAGCGAGTTGCCTGCGCGTGGCCTCGGCTCCGATGCGCACTTTCGAACACGACATTGCCGCGTTTTGGGTAACAACCCATTAACATAATTCAAATGTAATCCCCCTTAATTTAGCAAAAAAAACACATTTGAAGAAGGAATCAGGTGTCAACCATGTTTGACGCCTACGCTGTCGAAACTGTATACGAGCTATATGCCGGCATCGTGCTGGTGTCCATTGCCACCACATTAATGGCCCTCGCTGCCATGACAATGGCCTTCATCACCATATTGATAACCCTTTTCATCGCTTGGAACCTCGAGTACAGAAGATATGTTTGCATCACGCTGATGATGGCCCTTGCCATCATATTAATGGCCCTTGCCACCATGGCAATGGCCTTCATCACCATGTTGACAACCCTTGTCATCGCTTGGGTTCTCGAGTGCCGAACATAACAAGGCGCCGCGCACGTTTTTTGCCCAGGCAGAACTCGTGAACTGTTAAAAAATAAGAGTTGAATGGATTTATCCAGGCAGCCTCTCGGCTTCAGCCTCATTAATAAGGGTTATAATTTCAAGGTTGCCCTTGCGCCCAAGACGCTGGCCCCGGGCTGCGACCTGGACCTCAACGTTGCGGTCAAGAATGTGGTGATAGAACACAATGTGCGAGACAAAGGGGAGGTTGAGACCTCCACAGTCCTTGGCCGACGTCACGAGCATGACATCAGCTTCTTCACGCAGCGCACGGACGGCTTCATCTTTTTGCGCGCGGACGCCGCGCAGGATGCTGAAAGGTATCGCAAGGGCTTCGCACGTATTGGCAATGAGGCGCGTTGACTCAGCGTGCATCGTAAATATGAGAAACTTGCGGGGCTGGCCGCGAGCCCAGGGGATATCTTGGCGCCCATCAAGAAGGCCCTCTACGTAAGGAGGCGTGCGAACATCGCGGATGCAGTCGATGGCGCCGACAACACCATCGACGCCGTCGGCGCCGACAACACCCATGCGAATTTCGGCGCGTATGAGCTGGATGAGAGCTTTCAGCTTGGGGTTGTTGAACGTGTCGAGCAGATCGATAGCAGGGCCTTCGGCAATAGTAGCGGCCGGCTTTATCTCCAAAGAATCGTCGGGATCAGCGTTAATGACAATTTCATCATTGAGGGCGGCCTCAAGGTCAAGCTCGGCGCCGACACGGATAAGACCGGTCTTGATTTTAATGTCATGAAGACAGTGGGGGCAGCGCCTGATGAACGCTTTCTTGTTGGTGCCCAATTTGCGCGTGATGCAGGTCTCACAGACAATTATTTGGCAGCACCCGGCAAGAATATAGGCCGGCTCAGCGTCATCACCCTTCTCAAAGGGCAACATGCAGCATTGGCAACGGCCCTCACGAATATTGTCACGCATACGGTTGAGGGTCTTGCCGTGTTTGTCGCACTGTTCCTCGGCCCAAGTCTCTAGCGATTTGAGGGCCGCGGAGGCCTCGGGGCTGAGGCCCGCAAACCCCGCAAGAGCGGTGGCAAATTCATCGTCAGACCCGTCCTTGATTGTAGCCCGCAGCTCCTTGACCAAGTCAAGGTTGTTTTCGTGAAAGCTTTGGCGTCCGGCGAGGCTTTCGCGGGCCTGCGCAGTACGGCCAAGTACCTGGACGGCGTTGCGCAGCTTATCGAGGTGGATGCCAACGACGCGGTGGACAACGTCGCCAATTGTTTGGGCAACTATCCCAAGAGACTGGGCAGCGGTGCCAACGGCGTCAGCATTGACCATCTCGATAATGTCTTCTGTAACGTCCAGGTCGCGGAGGATAGCGACGAACTGCCCGCCGCGGACGTAAATGCGGCGGAATTCTATTTTTGTGCTGTTGATGTGGGCGTCGACGAACTCGGGCGCGCACTGGAGGCTAAACACCTTGTTGATGATATCGTCGAGTGCAACCCCGAGGATTGGGAAGCTCGTCATGAGGTTTGCGCGGAAGAAGTCTTCAATAGTTGCATAGTCGGTGCGAATGGTCGCCCTTGCTGTCGTCTGCCGGCGCGTTGCGCTAACGAGCCAGGTGAAGAGCGCAGGCACAAAGCAGTCGTCGCTGCCGAGCTTGAGCGTGTCGTAGTCGTCGATGATGAGCCGGGCAACCGGGACGCCTTCCAGAACGCGGGCGAGTGCCTCAAAGAGGGAACGGTTCTTTGACTTCCCCTGGTGGGGGGGCTCGCCTTTCACGACGAAGCTTGTCGTGACCCGCCCGGCCTTGACAAACACAAGATCAAGGTTGGCTGCTTCCCCACGGTGGTACAACTCTTGAAACTTGTGCATGCTGCGCACATTCTCGATGATGAAGTAACGCAGTTCGGTGAAGCGGCGGGTCTCGCTCTCCCACTGGGAGATAACATTTGCCGATGCGGCAACGATGGTGAGCGGGAGGTAGCGGCTGTAGCGCACTGCAACCTCCGGAATAAAGCCGACCCCAACGGGGTCGTACGTCCCGCCGCCGCGGGTAACAATTATGTTTGCGCGGTTTCCGCAACGGTGTCCGGCGCCCACAACTGGGTAGGTCATTAGTGGCTGCTGGTCAGGCAGGCGAACGGGGACGCGCTGGGAGCAGACAAGAGCGAGCGATAACACGGTTTTTCCAAAAGCGGGCTGTGCGGCAAGACGCCCGACCCGGGTCTGAAGGATCGGCGCCCACTCCTCGGCGCAGCGCGCGTCCTCAACCTTGGCAAAGGGCTTGCACTCAGTCGCTTGCATGGCCGCAAGAAGTGCCTTCTGGGGCGGGAACAGGTCGCCCTTAAAGTTTGCGGGGTTTGGCGCGCGCGGGTCGTCGACTGTCAGGAGGCGGGGCGTCCAAAGGGGGTGGCGGGCGTCGGCCCAGGCAACCCCGTCGGTCGGCACAAGGCCTTTGGCCTCGCGTTCAAAGGCGTCGTTGCGAACGCCGCGACGGAGGCGTATTTGTGGCGCAGCATCCGCCACTGGGTGGCCTCTTTCCGGGTCGCCCTCCGGGTCGTCCTCCGGGTCGCCCTCCGGGTCGCCCTCCGGGTCGCCCTCCTCGTCGGGAATTAAGAAGTCCTCGTCAAGCAAGAGGGCGTTGAGCGCCGCTTCGTTGAGCGCAAGTGCCGCATTATAGACTGCGAGAGCCGCATCTTCGTCGCCAGGGTGGTCCATTGTATATTTGGCGCCGTCTCAATATGTTGGTCCTGCCTTGAGTTCAATTCTTTGCAAAATAGCGAAAGGGTTTCGTAAAAAATAGGCGCAATTTCCTTATCACTCGTAGCGGCCGAGTAACATGGTCATTGAAGCCATCATCGCATTAATCGGATTACGATTAAACTGATCGAGTTGGGCTCTGACAGTTGCAATATCGAGCGGGGCGTTTGGGTCACGGCTGAAATTTGCCGCATCAAACTGACGGATCAGGTCAACACCTGCCGGGGTGCCCCAGACGATCGGTGCCTCGTGCTTGTCAACACTGGCACTGCGGGTCGGGTCACAGGCCAGCGCGGAAACGCAGCCGATTGGCATGTCGGCCCGGGCTAGCGAGCAGCCCGTGTCGGTGAGCATTGCGCACCGCCCTCGTCGCGGAAAGAAGGGGGCGAGTTCTCCGGGTTTCTCATGGACTGTCGGCGGCCGCAGGTAACAATGGATTTCTTGACCATCGCCAATTAAGTAATCTTTGACAAGGTCCGTTGTTAGAGAAATGGCGCCGGATCTGACCAGCTCGGACAAATGTTGCGGGTCGTACCCACCGGGCAGGTTTGAACACAGCGCCGCGCAGGCGGTGCAGCTGCAGGGGGTACTGCCTTCGCGAATACGGGCAATGTCTTCGATATCAAGTACCGTGGCGACCATTGGCCACCCGAGAGTACAAGCTCTGTGGCGCCTTCAATTGTCGCAGCAATTACTACTCAGTAGCTCTGCTGGACCATTGGGCGGTGATCGATGGCATCATAATATGGAGGGTTTACGTTTGGAAGTCCGTTGGGCAAGTACTCTGGAACGTAAACAGCCCCATCGGGGGGCACAAATATCACACGCGGACTCGGCGGATACGCCCGGCAGGCAATTTGTCCCAGAGGGCCGTGCCGATTTGCGCACGGCGTCTCATAGTTGTCCGGGTCACAACCGGAGTTGAGGATGGTGTCTGATGTCTCGTTACTGGGGTTGCAGTCGGAGCAACCAGGTGCGCCCGGAGTGGGGCTATATTGGCCGGCCGAACAGCCAAAGCACTTTGCGAGCCCTCCCGGGCATGCGCAGCCGGCTGCGCACACGCGACAGCGCTCGATACCATCACGCACCCACATGTAGCTTCCGGGGTGGCAGCCGCAGTACTGCCCGGTAGTGCAAATTTGCCCCGCTGGGCAGTCTCCGTCAGAGTTGCAGGCCCCTGCGGCTGCCGGCAGCTTGCCCGCAAGGAGACCCGTAAGAAATACGAAGAGGTGGCGCATCGGCCATATAGTAGGTGCCCAAAAATAACGCAAACCTGATTTATACAAGGTCGCTGTACACCAGCTTCATCTTGTAGGGGGACGAGAAGTAGGGCGAAGAGGTTGCGTCGTTATGGGAGTAGCAGTAAGTCGTAAACTTGTTGTGCTTGGCGCATGATTCGGGCCCGCCCTGGCTCTGCCCTTCTTTGGACCACTGGCTGCTGCTGTTCGCGCACTGACCATCATTCACAGCATTGCACCACGCCTTGCTGACGCCAATAAGGTTGCAGGTGCCGGCAGGGCATGGCTCGCTCAGCCAGCAGTGGTCGCTGCCCTCGGGCAGGCACCTCGCGGTGCCCACAAGTTTTGGATCGAAGATTCCGTCAACCGACGGGTTGGTGCAGCCCTTGCGGTTACGCCCGGTGGCCGCGCACGGGTTTGTCTTGAAGTCTATGGTCGTGGGGCCGTCTTTGGCGGTCAGCTCGTAGCACAAGAGGAAGTTAACGCCGTCCACGGCACTCATGTCCCCGACCATGTCTTTCCCACTCTCGATTAGGATTGGCATTCCGCAGTCGCCCTCGGAACCCTGACACGGCTTACCGGCTTTGTTGTACTTCAGAGGGCGCACGCTCCATGCACCCTTGGGAAAATTTGGAATTTTAAGAATTGCGGTGTCGCCACGGTTTGGCATGATTAGTTCCTGCCACGTTGCGGATCCAATCGCCACTGGGGGGGTCTTGGGGCCGGACACGTCACTGTCCAGCGGGTAGTACTGAACAGGCGAGCCCAGCGTGACCCTTGTACTACTTGCGTTGAGGATTTGCCATGGCACCCCATCAGTCGGCGGGCCGAGAGGAGGTTTACCATCCACAACATTTAAGTTTGAATGCTCAAGAAACACGTGGAACGGGGATTCGCTTGTGTTGTTGATAATCTGCACCGTGCTATCCGGCTGGGCCGTTAGGGTTATGCCTCCCGGGCAGCCCCCGGAGGTCGGCAAGAAACACCGGCTATTTTCCAGGTTGCAGGTCTGCCCTGCGGGGCAGGAGGGGCAGCCGCCTTCTGATGGAGGCTTATTACTAGGCCATGCGACGATGATGACGACGACAACAAGAAGAACAATAATTGCTGCAAGCAGCATTGCCGCAAGACCCCCGTATGGTTGCAGGAAATTGTTTGGCGGGTAAAAAAGTTCCCAGCTTATCGAAATCTTTCACAAGCCTATCAGGTGCATTACGCCCTTTGCAAATCCCATCATTTTTGACAATAGCCAGCCCGTTACGCCAATTAGTGGCGGCTGCTCTCCGGGAGGAAACTTTTTTAACATGAAAGCACCCGCCGCCACGACGATGACGGCAACCACAACAAGGATGACAAGGATAATAAGAATGGCGTGCAGCATCGCCGCAAGGCCCCTTATAATAGTTGCAGGATGGTTCGGCGGGTAAAAATGCCAAGCAGCATTACTCAGCGTGGGCGCGGCGGCCGGTACGCCACCGGGGCGGGGCTGCGCCTGTTTCTTGGACAGCGAGGTTTTCTTGGCGGGCGTGTTTGTGGGGGTACCCCGGGAACCAGCGCTGGATGTACTCGCCCTCGGCGCCGTGGGCCTTATAGTATGCCTTGAAGCGGGCATAAGCCTCCTGAATGAAAGTTGGCTCGCCGCCCTTTACGAGACAGCCCGACGCATCACGCTCTTTGCGCCAGCGGAGGCCGTACGGCGCGCAGACGCGTTCAAGGTCGGCCTGCTTCCTAGGGGTGAGGCCGTACCCGCTGCCGGGCTTCCCGCCTTTCCTATCCTTCCCATCCTGCTGGTTGATGCAGGTCAAGCACCCGGACAGCCTCTCAATGGCTGTGGCCTCGAGGCCGATGTAGCCGCCCTTGTTAATCTCGACCATCGGCGTCACGCCGCCGTGCTCGCGCAGCCACTGCTCGAGAAACTCCATGCAGATGCGCCAGGGGTAAGGGCCTTCAACGCCGTAAGGCTCCCACAGGTGAAGGCTCAACAGGTTGTGAATCTGGTGGGGCTCGAGTTTTGTGGGCCTACCGGCGCGCCAGGCGGCAAACTCGTCGCGGGCCCAGTTGTAGAAGCGGTGGAGGCACACGCGCGCCTCGCCGACTACCCAGGCGTCAGTCGTCTTCGGGTAGCGGCCGCAGGTCTCGACGACGCGGCGAATCTCGGCAAATGCCCGGTCCCAAGGAACGTTTTCGACGCGGAGGAGGCGCTCGACGGGGCGGGCGCTTGCGCTCGTCCCGTAGCGAACTGCCCGGCGGATGGCATTGAGGAGTGCGCTGTGGTTTGTGGTGCCGAGGCCCATTTTTAACGTGTGGGTCCCGAGGATATTGACCGGGTAGGCGGCCGCGACAGGGTCAAGAAGGTGCTCATAAAGCCGCGGGTCTTCATCGAGGAGGGCGTCAATGAAAGGGATAATGCTGGCATAGCGTTTTAAATTAGCGGGGTCTTCAGGCGGGCACGTTTCGTCGTGGAGAACCGGAAGAAATACAACAGACCCGGGCTTGCCAGCCATCCAGTTGAGGGGGCGGCAGATACTCTGGATGATGTCGCGGGGGCTGTGCCGCGGTGCAGCAAAGAATACGCCATTGAGCGCCGGAATCTCGACCCCCTCTTGGAAGAGCCGGCAGTTGAATAGGACTGCCCGCTCGCCGGGCGCGGCAAACTGCCGTAGCGCGGCCGCCGCGCCGCCCGGGCCCATTCGAGAATGGGCGACGAGGCATTGAAAGGGGCGAACGCCGTTGGGGCGGGGCGCCCCCGAGAGCGCGGCGCAGAGGCGCACCGCGTGACCAATATTGCGGCAGAAGACGAGCAACTTGTCAACTTTTGACATTGCCGCGAGGAGCTGGGCGGGCATCGCCAAATCTTCAGCGGTGGCAGCCGGGGCGGCAGCCGGGGCGGCAACTATCTCGAGCCGGAAGTCGTTAACGTAGCCGGCGGCAATGCCCTGCCGCAGGTGGTAGCGGTAAGCAACGCCACCAAAGATTTCGCGGTCCTTCATGGTGATTGTTGTCTTGCTTGGCGGGTCATAGGCCGGCGTTGCCGTCATGAAGAGCCGCTTGCCCACCTGTGGCGCCATCACAAAGTGGTTAAACGGGCGTGGGGCCTGCCCGCCGCAAACGCGGTGGGCCTCATCACAGATAGTCAGCCCGAAGACGTCAGTCGGCACGAGTGGCGAGCTCTGATAAGTGCTGACCACGAGGCGGCGCCCACGCTCGCTGACAAATGCGCGGATAACCGCAGGATCCGTTGTCATCACAAGAGAGCGCCCTGCCAAATAGACTGGGCGCGGGTCGCTGCCCACAAGGAGCATTGGCTCGGCAAAGCCGTACGAGGCAAGCTTTTGTGCCGTCTGGCGCAGAAGCGAAAGGCCCGGCACGAGGTAAAGAGCATTAATTGGTGTTTCATTGGGGTCTTCGAGGGCGAGGAAGGTGCGCAGGACCCCAAACGCCACTGGTGTTTTTCCGCAGCGACACGCCATCTGGAGAATTGCGCGACCTTCGCTGTGTAGCTCCGCAACGCAACGCGCAATTGCATCGTGCTGGTAGTCCCGAGCATCAACCGGCGCCGCGTGAATATCAAATGGGCTATCGGTAATTTCCGATTCAACGGCACCCACTGCCCCGGCAAACTCGGCATCATCCACCTCGTCAAGTATCGTGTCTTCTTGTTGCAATTCTCCCGCGGGCGGCGCGGGCGGCGCGGGCGGCGCGGGCGGCGCGGGCGAATGGTCCTTTGCCGTGCTGAAGTCCATCGTCAGCAACTCGTCGATGTAATGAGATAGGTCCGGTGGAGGCGCAACCGTAAGGTCTTCGACCAGCGCGCGCCGCAATGCCCAGCGCTGGTCCGGGCTGTCGGTGGCGCCAGCTGGACGGACACGAGCACGATAGACGGGCGCGTCGCGGCGCGTGGCACATATAGTGAGCCGCGCTGCGGCCTCCGCCGCAATTGCAATGATATCGGCCGCCGGGAGCCGGACCAGCTCCCGGTCGGCAAGGCGCCGCGAGCGGCAGCAGTGCAGCACAGCCGTCTCTAGGAGGCGAGCGTCCTCTTTGTCCCGCGTTTCGAAGGTTGCGATGTAGCGCCAGTGTTCCGGCGGAAAGCACGTGACGTATGCGCTGTCCAGGAGGCGCCCCCCCAGATCGCCCGTGTGGCCGACTTTGTGGAGCTGGCCGGGGCCGTGCTCAATGTCAAGCCATGGACCCCAGGCAATGTACAGACCTGGCGTCGCCATTGTATAGGCGGCATATTCAACTGTTTAACTGTGGGGCCTTGTATCAAGTGGTTTGCGGCATTTTTTGTCATCCGATTTGTATACGAGTGGTACTACCTGTGCTGCCCCTCGGGCCCCTGGTTGCGGGGACCATTTCTATGAATGCGTATCTTCAGATAAAAAAGAAAGGGTCCGGCACTTGTGTGCTGCTACCCGCACGCCGCGCAGGTATCTCAATACGTGCTCGCGTACAACAAAAACACACCAATCGTCAAACTTTTACGCCCCTGGCGTCATTTTTAGTAAAGCACAACTGGCAACGTATATTCTTATTACTTAGAGTCCTGACCCAAGCCGGGTCTGCCAAAAAGTCAACATTTTTTTTTGCTGGTGCTCAGAGCGAGTACCTCAGGCTCAGCTTGTCGCCCTTGCGCATCAAGAAGTTGAGAGCAGACATAGAAATCACCATCTCATTTTCCCCACTCTCGAGGCTGAACGATGGTTTAAGACTGTAGTTGATATACACCTCGCGGCCGGCGCTCAAGTGGTAGAAGCCGCTGGGGGTGAACTTCCCCGGGTAGAGGCAGAAGTTTATAAGGAACGCGCTTGTGTCAACAGGAGAGACCACCATGCTATTTTCGGCGTAACGGATTGGCATGTAGGCGTTGTAAAAGGGGCTCGGCAGCTGGGGGAAGATCTCAATCCCGTGGGCCGTCAGGCCAATTGTGTTAACGATGTTCTCGAGGGTCGTGACCTCGACAGCTTCGCGACATACAAGCTGGCAAACTAAGTTTTCAACATTCCAAACCATTGTCGGCGCCAGCAGTTTTTTGGAATTAGTCCGTTTAAGCGGGACACCCATCATCCACCAGCGGTCAAAATCGCTGACAAGCCGCCGTGACCGAAACCCGGCCATGAAGTACTCGGCCGGAAATTTAAGCTGGTCGAGGAGAAACGCGTCACTGACATTTTGGATCTGGTTCACCTGGCGGCGATGAACTCGAATTAGGCTGAAGCCGATGCGGCTCGCAAAGATGTCGTGAATTTCGGGATTCACGAATAGGCCGTTCACATAGAGGTCGGCCTCGATCCCGAGTCTCGAGAATGGGAGGTCGACGGGCACTAAAGTGTTAGGGGCCATGTTATTTTCACCCATTGCCGGCATGGGCACCAGCGCCTGGACGATGTCTTTTAGTGGAGCAAGCTCGCAGGTGATGGTGCGCTGGCTGTTAGGGATCAAGTCGTTCAGCAAGGCGTGGGTGGCGTCGCGGCAGAACCAGAACTGGAGGGGGATGTAGATGTCAAAACCCTCCTGATAAAGTTTCGGCGTCTGGGGGCCATCGCGGTACATTAGTGTCCCGGTGTACCCGTTTGCTAGATACGTGGCCTCACGAGCCTCCTGCTGGCCGTGGCATCTTTCCCATCCGGTGCGCTGGTCCGCATGGACGAAGAACTTGCTGTATGCGATTGCGTCGTCAGGGACGTAGTCGTCGATGAGGACCTGGTCGGACCGCAACTCGATTTTGTTAAACAAGCGCACACCGGGCAGCGCGCAGTAGCGCAGGTAGGGCGTACTTGGCCCCACCAAGGTCGCAGACTCTGACCCAATTGGCTTGAAGCGGATGTGGATGGCCATGTCGCTCGTGAAGTGCCCGTAAGTCGGGAAAGTGAACTGGAGGGTGCCCCCCGAGGCGTTAATGCTGGAAGTGGCATCGCCGGACGCCTTGACGCGGGTGTACTCTGACGCGACGGAGACATAAGGGCGGTACGCGGCATGGATGTAGAGTGTGTGGGACCGCTCAATATCGATAAAGGTTGGTTGGATATTTGCCTCGCCTGCGGCCTTGCGCTCGACGCGAATCGCATCGAGCCGCTGCCTGAGGTAATCCGAAGCGGTGAAGAACTTATCAAACCGCTCGTCGCGAAGAACGAGGTTGAAGATGGCCCCCTGTGACATTGCGGCCTGCGAGTCTTTGACAGGCTTGCTATACAAGCGTTGAGATTTCTCAATGCGTTTACTACCTAAGTGCACCCCCCCGCTATCGTCCACGGCTCATGAAAACCACCCAGCCCGCCCCGAGTTTTGAACACACCACCGACACTCTATATGCTATATGGCAGCGCCAGCGCCTATCTACGCCGAAGTGGGGCGCCGGGGGCTCGCCATCCCTCTGGCTCTCTTCCGCGCCCGCGTGGGGGGCGAGCCCGCCCTCAAGAAGATTCTTAGGGCGCTCTCAATCACGGAAAGGGTCCACCCCGGCTGCCCCCGCGGCATGGCGCGCACCGTGCACCGCGCCTACATGATCGAGCGGATGGGCGGTCTAGAGGTGCTGCTGATTCCCCGCGCCAAGGGACCGCCCTTTCTACGTGCCCACACGTCTGCTGGCCTACCCCTCCTTGACGGGATCCGTGCCGCGCCAGATCGGCTTCTCGAAGGGAGTATCAACCCGAATGCGCCGCTGCCGAAGCCGCGCAGCATCGCGGCCGACCGTCTTGTCGCCGAAGAACCGCTGTATGAGTACCAGGAAGCGGCAATCGAGCACTTGTGTGGCGAGTCTGGCCCGTTTGGCGAGGCGGCGGGCCATTGCGGCGGCGTTGCCTACCTGCAGATGGACACGGGCCTCGGCAAGTCGCGAGTCGGCTGCGGCGTCGTTGCGCGCCGCGGGGAGGCCGCCCTCGTCGTCGTTCCGACCGACGCAATTGCGACCCAGTGGGTCGAAGAGTTCGCCGAAATCTACCCGGGCATGAGGGTCGAAGTGTACCACAACCCGCCGGCCAAACGCGCAGGTTCACGCAAGGAGCCGCCCGGCCCGCAGACCCACGACGTCGTGCTCATTATCGTCAACACTTTTCGCGACAAGACGCCCGAGTTCATGGAAGGGTTCGGCACCGTAATCCTCGACGAGGCCCATGAGTACCACAGCACCCACAACTGCCGGGCGCTCTGGCTGAGCCAGACATGCGCAGTCCTCGGCCTCTCGGCGACGCCCGAAGAACGGCCCGACGGCCTCGACCGGTACGTCCCCCTCCACCTTGGCGGCGTCATCCTGCCAAAGACAATTCCTGGCTTTGACGTGTGCGCCGTCAACTTTCGCGGCGAGGTGCGCCTCCTCGAGTACGCAGGCCACCCCGACCACTGCGAAACGGCGACAACCCCCTCCGGCACAATGTCGGCAATCCTCACGATCGGCAGGGTGGTCAAGGACCAGGCCCGTCTGCGGCTCGTCGCCGCCGAGGTCGAACGGATCTACCGGCTCCACGAGACCGCCGACCCCGCCGAGCTGATTCGGCTTGGCCTCGGCCCCCGCCCCGAGGCGGCAGCGACACCGACCCACCCCGCCGGCGAGGTGCGGCGCCACGGCGTCTTCGTCTTTGCCGAGCACCGTGAGTACCTCCCGGCGCTCCGGACCGCGCTCCTCGAGCGGCTGCAGCCCGCCGACATTATCGCGCCTGAGCTTGACGACGCCAAGGTCAGCATCCTCCGCGGTGGCGTGGCAAAGACGGCCGTCGGGGCCGCCCGCCGCGCAGGGGCCCATATTGTCCTCACGACCTACGGCTTCAGCCGCCGGGGTATCTCTTTGCCCGACATGACCTGCATCATCGAGGCGACCCCGAGGAGGAATGGAATGCGTCAGACCCTCGGCCGCATTCTTCGCCGCGGCTCGGACGAAAGTATCCTTCGGCAGATTGTTGACATTGTTGATACCCGTACCGGCCTTCGCAGCCAGGCGGCCGACCGCCGCAAGATTTACCTTGAAAAAAAGTACCCGGTTTCGAGGGCCTCGGCTTCGTGGGAGGAATACGCCGCGCCCGGTGCTGCGCCCGCGCAGGCAGCCGCACCTGCAGACCTTGACGTTGAGGGCCTCACCACTCTGTCAATAGATGACCTTCTCGCCGCGGCGCTCGGGGATGATACGTGAGACGATATGTGCGCCCGGTCGAGAACAAATTCACATTTTTTAGTGGTGCCGGGCCTGCCCCAAGCCGCGTGCGCCCATTTGCATTTTTTCTGGGCCTGACATAGGGTCGTGATTTTGGCGGCAATGCACAAAAGCCACGCAGTGATCATCATCATGCTGTTAATTATCATAGCACTCATTGTAATCTATGGGGGTCGTGTGGTCTACTCGCCGGAGTGCAAAAAGAGCTCTGCCGCTTCGGTGCCGTGCGCCACTCCGGTGCCGTGCACCGCCGCCGAGGCGGCGCTGATGGCCTCCGCCAACGCCATTTACAACGACGCCAACGCCATAGTTGGTACGTTGTCGTCTTGGCTACCACAGGTGTATTACAAGTATGGGGTGACCCCCAATGAAGTCGCTGCCGACCGGGCATTTCAAAGCATTATGGCTTTCATGAACAGCAATGCGCAGATAGGGATCCAAGATAGCCCAAAGGCCGCCGCACAGTCACTAGCCACTGCCGTCCCGCTCCTGAAGAGTATACTTGTAGAACTGCTCAACCCCTCACCAAAAGCCCATGCGGCTTTCTATGGTGACGACAAATTAATTGACGCCGCGCGCTACTACCTGCTGCTTGACGCAATTACCGATAACCTATCGGCGACCCAATCCGCAATTAATGCCTACGTCGCGAACAAATAGTGCTCGCTGCGTTTGGCGCTTGTCTTTTAGGATCTTTCGCCAGGTAGTATATGGCCGCACCATGGGCGACTCTGGCTTCAACCTTAACGATTTTGTGGTTGGCGGGGCGCGGCGCCAACCACAAGAATCACGACCTTCACTACCTGAGGGCGTCCTCCAGCGAAACAACACGAGTTTTCCGGTAAAGTCCTCCACAAAACTTCGCGAGCTGTACGAGCGGTACGTTGCGGCCCGCGCCGATGCAACCGACCCCGCGCACGGCTGGGCCTCAGCCCTCAAGTACTACCAATTCCTCGTGCGCGCCGTGATGAGCGACCCCGAGTATGGGATTGGCGCAGACGGCAACGCGCGGGGGATCCTCGTTTATCACATGATGGGCATGGGGAAGACGCGTCTTGCCGTCGCGGTCGCGATGGCCCTCTGGGATGTGCGCCCCGTTGTTGTTATGCTCGCGCGCAGCCTTCAGGCAAACTTCCGCGCGACCGTCCTTGAAGTAGTTGCTCTTCTTAACGCGGGCGCGCCGCCGGCGATGATTGCGCACCTCGGCGCCAAGGCGGTTGCAAAATTCACCTTTGTCTCAATGGACGCATACAATGCCGCCGACCAGATGGCGCGTGCGGGGACGGGTGCAAAATCTGTAAAACGTGGCGACCTTACTGGCGCGACGGGCAGCCTTGACGGCAAGCTGCTCATTGTTGATGAGGCCCATAATTTCTTTCGGGCAATCATCAACTCGTCGGCCGAAAATGCTAACGCCCGCCGCATCTATGACATGGTCATGGCCGCTAGCAATTTGCGCCTGGTATTTCTCACGGGCACCCCATCCGCGAAGGACCCCTTCGAGCTTGTGCCGTGTTTTAACATGCTTGCCGGGATGGACCTCCTGCCGCCCCAGTATGATATCTTTTACTCGCTGTATGTTGATCGTGCGGCCCACAAGGTCCGCAATCCTGAGTACCTTGCCAACCGCCTTGTCGGCCTGGTCTCTCATGTTTCCCCGACTATGCCGTCAGAACTTGCGGGGGATGTGACGCCGAAGAGGGCCCGCGACGACGGCTGGTTCCCCGAAGAACTCCCGACCGTTGTTGAGCGGGTCGAAATGGGGGACAACCAGTACCGGCAGTACCTCCTTGTGCGAGAAAAAGAAGTTGCCGAGGGTAAAACCGGTGAGGGGGCCGGCGGCAGGGGGGTCGGCGTCATGACGGCCCCGGCACTCTCCCTGCCGGGGTCAGAAAAGAAAGCGATGCGATCCTACTTTGTCAAGTCCCGTACCCTTAGCAACTTCTGCCCACCCCGCGAGTGGATGAGCACAAGCGTTGACAGAATGCCTGATGACGCTTTTACAGCACTCGCCGCCCCCAAGCTAGCTCTCATTGCTGAACGAGTTGACCGAGCGCCCGGCCCAGTACTTGCGTATTCGCAGTTTGTCGAGTCTGGTGGCCTAAAACCACTCGGTCGATTTCTTCAGCGCCTAGGCTATGAACACTATGTTCCTGGTATGCCGCTGGGGCGCATGAAAACATCAGCGCCACTTATTAACGCCGACGCAAAAGCGGACGCCGACGCCGACACGGAAGCGGACGCCGACACGGAAGCGGACGCCGACACGGAAGCGGACGCCGACGCAAAAGCGGACGCCGACGCCGACACGGAAGCGGACGCCGACACGGAAGCGGACGCCAACACGGAAGCGGACGCCAACACGGAAGCGGACGCCGACACGGAAGCCAACACGGAAGCGGACACGGAAGCGGACGCCGACACGGAAGCCAACACGGAAGCGGACGCCGACACGGAAGCGGACACGGAAGCGGAAGCCGACACGGAAGCCGACACGGAAGCCAACACGGAAGCGGACACGGAAGCGGACGCCGACACGGAAGCCAACACGGAAGCGGACGCGACGCATGGCAGCGGAGACGCGACGCATGGCAGCGGAGACGCGACGCATGGCAGCGGAGACGCGACGCATGGCAGCGGAGACGCGTCTGTTGTTGACACTTTCACATCCCAAGCCGCCGGATGGGAGTGGGCAGCCCTCAAGCTGACACGTAAACTACTCAACGGCCTACTGGCGGGCGTTTCGGGCGCGGCAGTTCGCAACTGCCGTAACGCTTTCGAGCGCTGGTTGCTGACGGGTGTAAACCTGGGTAGAGGCGCCACAACCAGCCCCCAAGATGGCCCCTGGGCCCTCCACCGTGCCGCACTTTCTGCGGGGCAGCCCGCTGCCGGCAAGTTTCTGAAGGAGCTGGAGGCGGCCGGACACCCTGCGCCGCGTGCAGCGGTTGATCGTTTCATTGCCGCCGCAATGGCGGCCGTTGAGTCGGCACCGCCGGCGGCCAGCCCAATGTCGGTGTGGTTCACCCCGGGGCACATCCGGATTCGGCACCGGGGCGTGTGCAAAGTATTCAAAATCCACACCGCCCAGGCCGCCGCGTTGCTGGCCCGTGCCGCTAAGGGTGGGCTTGACCACGCGGCGGCGGTCGCCGCACTGGTGCGGGCGCTACTCCGGTACGAGGCCGCCCTGTCTGGAAGCCAGCAGCTGGGCCTCCCACGCGAGGCCTTCGCAGCGCTGTACGCGCTTGGGGTGCGAAATGAGGGGTTCGCATCCCCGTTCAACTCGCGCATGGTCGCCCTAGACAAGCCCGACACAAGGTTCTGCAGCCTGTTCCTGGACACCGACGCGCCCTTCGGGAGCCTTGGGCCCTTCCAGCTGGTTGACATGGCAGCCCACCCCGGAGGGTGGACAATTAACCCCCCTTACGTTGAGGCCCTGATGGATGCCGCCGTCGCCAAGCTGCTCGACGCGTTGGGGCGCAGCAAGGTCTCCATCTTCCTCCTCTTGCCCGCGTGGGATGATGCGGCGGCCATCAAGACGGTAACCAGCAGCCCCCACGTGGTAATTACTAAGCGGCTGCGACCGGGGGCGTACGCTCTTGAAGATCCAGGAGGGCGGCAGTTCGTTGCGCCCTTTGGCACTTACTATATTGCGCTCTCCTCAAAGCCGGCCGACACCACCAAGATTAAAGCGGCGATGCGCTGGCCGCAAAGGCCAGTACGCCGTCAAGGCGGCGCGCACAAAGCCCCCAAGGGGTACTACGCCATAATTTCCGGCGAGGTGTCAGGCGAGGCCCGCGCCTCCATCACAGCGGCTTTCAATTCGCCTGCAAACGCCCGCGGCGAGATTATCAAAGCGATTCTCGTTTCGAAGACCGGCGCCGAGGGGCTCGACCTCAAGTGGCTACGAGAAACCCATCAGATTGAGCCCTACTGGGACAAGGCCCGAAACCACCAGGTGACCGCCCGTGCCGTCCGCATCGGAAGCCACGACGGCCTCCCCCCGGCCGAGCGCGAGGTCCAGCCCTACCTTTACATTGCAACCGCGAACCAAAATATTTACCAGATGATGCTTGAGCGCGACCGCGAGCCAAAAACAATTGACGAGCTATTCTACGAGAGGGCGAACGAAAGGTACGAAACCAATGCCGCTTTCCGCGAACTTTTGACACGGATCTGCTTCGAGTGCGACCTCTTCGGCTACGGCGCTTGCCGCGTCTGCGTCCCCACTAATGCCCCCCTCTTCCACAAAGACCCTTCCCTTGATGTCCGGCTGCCCGACCCGTGCGAGGTGCGCCAAGAGACCGATGTCGAGGCAACCCCCCTCGAGGTCGGCGGCACCACTTACTACTATAAAGTTGACGAGTCCAATGCTCTTGGATATGTCTTCTATGTTTACAACGAGGGCCTGGGCGGTTACGCCGCCATCGATCCCTCTGATCCAATCGTATTGGTGCTTATCCGCGCCCTTGCCGCCGGCTAACGGGTTCGGGAGCCCCCCGAGGCCGCACATGAGACCCGTCGAGCAGCAGCACCGCCGGCCCGTTTACGGCATTTGGCAGAACCCCCGCATTGCACATGACCCCCCCGCTGAAGACCATTGCGCCGGGGCCGAAAGCAGTTGTGTATTTTGTCGCCTGGCTAACGAGGCCCCGGGCCACAAGACGCCCCCCGTACATTGGGTAGTCCTTGGCGTCGATCCAGTGAACCGTTTTCCCGTCGATATGGGCGGGCTCGCTCAACAGGAAGTCGGGGGTGAGGAGGGGGCCTGGATCGGCCGACGCCTCGTGTGCGCGGCGCAGGTCGTTCTCTGTCAAGAATTCTAGACCGAGGGTTCGCAAGTGGTCCCCCAGCGCGTCCTCATAAGCCTGCGAACGCTCACGGATTCGGTTGGCGTTGACCCGGGACCCAAGGTCGGCCTCAAAGATTGCCTGGGCCTCGTGGGCGAGGCGATCCGGCAACTGTGCAGGGTTGGCAACCATCGCCCGCACTGCTGTCGGGCTGTGCCCGCTCTCAAGCAGAATCTGACGCAAAACCGCCATCGGCGGGATCCGAAGCCGCTTGGCGATGGCAACGACCGGCTCGCCGCCCCGGTTCGCTGCCAGCAGCTCGGGCCCGTACCGGAGGGCCCGCGCCCCCCCAGTCTGCGATTCAATTGCGACCTCCATGTCCCGCATCGCGACAATCTGGTCGCCGCTCATTGGGGCATCGTATTTGCGACTCAGGCGCCGGGCCTCGGCATGCAGCTTGCTGATTTCTTCGCCGTTCGCCGGGCCAAACTGGCGCGACTCACGAATCATGCCCCGCACGAATTTTAGGCCCGCAGCGACCATTTCTTTTGGGAGGCAGTCTGCCGGCCCGTCCCACCGTATCGGGCGCTGCCCTTTGGCCCCACCATAGACAGCTGTGCCGCGTGGCAGGCGGGCGCGGCCGGCCACAGACGCCGCAAGCACGACAAGAATGATGAGAATGAAAGTCGTCAGGGCCCCCAGGATGTTTGGTGTTCTCATGCCGCGCCTATCGTTCCGCGGAAAGTGGCGCACGCACACCTGGTAAATAAAAATCATCTCAGGCAACCGCTATCGTGCCCGGCAGTTTTCTAGATGAGCCATCATTGGTGTCTTCGCCCGCCGCGCATATTCGTCCGGCTCATCGTCGTACAGCATGCCCGCCATCGAGAGCGCGTTCTGCGCTTCCAGCGGGAGCTGGCGGCGCTCTGCGCTGGACATTGCCGCCCGGTGGATGCTGGCCGCGACCCCATCGAACAGGAGGCGCGTCGCCTCGGCCAAAAGGAGCACTTCCCACGACCCGCTCTTCTTGTGGACCAAGACCTGGTCGACCCTCCGCGGATTTAAATAAATATTTCGTGACTCGGGGCTTGCGTGTGCGCGTTTGGTTAGGTCCATGAGCAGCTCGGTGACATAAGGCGGCGCAATTTCGGGGTCGGCCAGATCGCGGTCTCCGAGGCGCGAGTACTCTTGCAGGCGGGTGTTTTCGGCAAAGGCGGCGACGATGTGTGCAATGTCGACGCCAATCTGCCGGTCCCCATCCCACGGATGGATGTTTATGATGGTGTTGTTGTGGGTCTGGGTGACCGGCCCGTTGTATACTTGGGTGGGGCCATTGGCCTGCTGCGCAGGCGCCACGGCCAACTGGCTTTTTAACAATAGTGTCAGCTCCGACACCTGAGCCTGGAGGTCGTCTGTTTTTGTTGATTGTGTCGCCAGCTGTTGTCGCAGGGTGAAGTCTAGAAGTTTATCCATGCCGGCGTCGCTATTCGCAATCTTGCACCGGGTGCGGATGTGGCGGTACATTGAGGTTGCCGTTGTGAATAAACGGCCGCAGTAGCGGCACGGGTGTTCACTGATGACGTCGACCGGCCGGTTGATAATGGGTTCACACGTTTTTTTCCGAGCCTGGTGCCGGCGGAGGTTGTACGCATCCCTAAAAACCGTCCCGCACTTTTCGCATTTATACTCTTGAGCGGTGGTCGGCGTGCCGTCTTGTTCTCTCATTTGTCGTATATATTAGCTCCCTCAATTTGGTCCAACTGGCGGTTCACTATTGTGAGGGAGGCTGTTTTTCGCCGATTCGGCACGTATAGTCCAATGCACCATACCGTCGACAGAAGGTGTCGGCTGTCTTTTAAGGACGTATTTGATGAGTAACCCAATTTGCCGGTTCACTCCGAGCGAGGGCCGGGTTGCGCCCGATGAAAAAAAAGTTGGCCGCACGCATGCACTCGAATGGCGGGTGTGGACCTAGGGCGCAATATAGTTGGTCAGGCGGGACACAACGCGGCGGAGGCGGATTGGGATACGCATTCGGCGCTTTGCAATACAAACCGTGACAGTGTTCTGTGAGAATACTGGTGGCGCCGGAATCATGTTAAAGAGGTTGATAGCGGGGTCGGTCCAGAAATATTTGGTGGAGACTGTGGAGATTGGAACCCCTGCGTTGAGCGGGTCATCGGGCCTGCCGGCGGCGACCAGCCCTTCAGGGCGGTTGATATAAGAGTCAAGAGATGTGTACCCCGACTTAAACCCGCTGATGAATATGCGGTCGCCCATATTGAGATTGTGCCCTGGGGCGTTGATGCGGATTACAGGCCACATGCCGGTTATGGGGCTGAGGACTGCCGGCAATAACTCATTGTCAGTCCCCCCGTCGTCGACCTCAACCACAGCATCGTAGATGCAGTCGGGCAAGAAACAAATTGGGATGTCGGGGTTTCGGAACACCAACGTCAGGCCGTGGATATCCTTCAGCGGGTCTGTGAATATATAGGTGTCCCACTGGCTGCCGCTTTGGGGGAGGGCGAGCAGCATATTTGGGTTTGTGCCTGCGGAGCCCGCCGTCGCCGCGAGTGTAAATTCGTAATGGTGCCGCGCACCATTGCGGTCGCTGTAGGACTGGAGGCCAGCCTCGCGGAGCTGAATTGTGAACCGTCCAAAGAAGGGCAGCTGGGTGTATGGGTTATGTATCCAGGGAGACAGTGTGGTGGGCGACGCGGCCGCCAGAGATGGTGCCAGTACGGTTGATGGGTATTGGCCGTACGGGCTAGTGTTGGAGACAAGCGTTGGGGGTTTGTTGGACTCATTGGTGTTATTATGCCAGAGGATTATTTGGTTGGACTCATTGGAGGGTATAGCGATTGACGCGACGGACGAGATAGTAGTATAGGGGACCTCCTGCAGGATGGGGACGCTGAAGGAACCAATCTGGATCTCGATAACGTTGTCAATCCTATCTTTCACGCCAACCACCTCATCGCCGGTGACGCCCTGGATCATGAAGTTCCAGCGAAACTCGCCGCGGTCGACCGCCGACTCGCGCAGCTTCAGGAACGTGTCGAGGACTATATACTGGTCGCTGATGCCATAGATGCCCGAAGGGCAGGGGCGGTTTTTCTCAAAGTGGTCGTCGCAGGCCGGTTGGGGATCCGCAAACGCTTCGCGTTTCAACAATTCGTGAATATCGATCCCGACCCCGCGATCCGAGCGGCGTGGCCAATCTTCAGCAGCATGCGCGCTAAAAGGGCGCGGGTCCCGCATCAAGCCGGCGTGACCGGTATCCCTCGGTAAGGATGGGGGGCATGAGGCCCGATCTCCGTTAACGCTAAAAGACTGTCGACGTTGGGCCATCCGTGATGGCGCGCGGTTATACTTCTGCGGAGAAGCTTGAATAGGGCGGAAAACGTGCCTGCAGCATGGTGCTAGGCGCCATGTTTGCCAGGTGCGCAGACCCGACCTGCAAAATTCATTATGGTATCCTCCGGTTAGTGTGTTGGGTTCTTCTTCGCCGGAAAGGGCCGGCCGGCCACAAAAAGTGCGGCGACCAACAAAATTATTGTTGAGCGCGGATGCGCGAAATAATGTCAGTGGTCGACACCCCGGGCGTGTAACCGACATAATGCATGATCCCCCGCGCAATTGGCGCCGCAAAGAAATGCTCCTGCTTATCATCATCGCCGTGCACAACGAAAGAGATGTTGTGCTCGTCTAAAAACTCGTCTGTCAAGACGAGCGGGGGGGACTCGACGACACGTGCGACCTCGCAGCACTGCCGCACCATTGTCACCCGTTCAGCATGTTTAAGGATCGGAGGCCGCTTCCACCGGGCATCCTCATCTGTGATTACACCGACGAGGAGCTCCGCATCGCGGCCGCCGACGGCGCGCGCCTTCTGCAGAAAGGCAACATGTCCGGGGTGGAAGAGATCAAAAACACCATCGGCATAAACAATGGGGGGCGCGGCGATATCGGTGGCCATAATATAGCCGTGGCGGACAATGTCCAAAAGACGCAAGGCGCCCCTTCATGCAGGTGTGAGGTCGCGCAGCGTGAATGTTACGCAGGGGCCGTCGGCGCAGCGAACCTTTGCGGTCGTCATAAAGTTGGGGCCGACTGCCCGCCGCAGCACTGCAGGCGTCTGCGCTGGCGCCAAAATTGTCTCATCGTAGAACCGGTAGTCGGATCGCAACGGGTAAAGCTCAGTGGCAGCGTACTTTGTATTGCAGTGGGCCCGGATCGAGTCGGGATCTTCTTCACAGAATCGCGGGTCGTCGAGGGTGTACTCAACGCAGTTATCGGGACGCGTGATGGCCGTGTACGAGAAGAGGTCAATGTGGATGCGAGAAATCACGGTGCCAGGATCATTTGTCCCAATCTGCCAGTAGGCGTCGGTGACATTCCGCTGAAGAGTGAGGCCCGCGGCATGAAATGAGTCCACATGCTGGGCGACCTGATCCCCGCCGGCGTCGCGCACGTAGGCCAAGTCGCCGTCGTCGTCCCACGGAATCATGCCACCGTGGCGGCACATGCCCAGCAGTGTGCCGCCCTGGCCAAACACCTCGACGCCCGCCGCGCGAAGCGCGCACAGCGCGCGTTTCATCAGCGTCTTTACAGCTGCAACAAATCCCTTGTTTGTGTAGAGCAGTTGCGGCGGTGGGCCCGCCGGCGGCCGCGTCTTGGCAAAAGCGGCAAGCACAGCGGCGCTGTCCTCGGCGGTGCCGGCCGTAACTCGCACAAAACCCGCGAGGCCCGGGAGGTTGTCGCGGTTGCGAATCTGGACACCGTTGGCGGCGAGAGTGGCCGTAACCGCATCGGCGTCGCCAGCATACACGAGGTAGAAGTTGCCGGGCGTGTTGAGGGCCCACCAGCCGGAGGCCTTAAGCGCCGCGACGACGGTCTCAGCCTCCAACCGCGCGGCAATCGCCGTGCGGCGGTAATGCGAGAGGTTGCGCAGGGCCGAACGCGCCACGGCCATTGCCGTTACTCCAACCGATTTTGGGTTAACGGCGACGCGGAGCTCATCGATGACCTTGGCAAGGCCGACTGCATAGCCAACACGCAACGCTGCAAGGCCAAATGCCTTTGAGAGCGTCCGCGTGACGACAACGTTCTTGGCCGCGAGCGCGACGGGGGCGAGGCTGCACACATTGAGGGCGGCCGCATCGGACATCCCGGCGGACTCGGGCTCACCAACCGACGCAAACTCGACGTATGCCTCATCGATAAGGAGAAGCGACCGCGGGTACTCAGCGGCGAGCATTGCGACAGTATCGGCGGGCCAGGTGTTGCCCGTGGGGTTGTTCGGGCTGCAGAGGTAAAGAAGGCAGCCAGCCTCAAGAATACCGCGGTAGTACTGCAGAGATGCCACATGGTCGGCCACGGAGGTGCCGAGCCCGATTGGGTACGCAACGATTTTAAGGCCTTTGAGCCGGGCAAAATGCTCAAAGTGTGTGTACGTCGGTACCCCCATGAGAACAGTGTCGTGCCCCCGCAGGCTGCAAGTGTCGATTATGCTCCGCAGGACCTCATCGCTGCCGCTCGCGATAAGGATGTTGTGCGCCGACTCGGCGCCGACGTAGCGGGCAATGTCCTCGGCAAGGTCGGGGTCCGGGCCCGACTGGTAGTTGACAAGCATGTCTTCCACGGAAATGTTGGCGACCGCATCCCGCAGGGTCTCAACAACCGCCGCCGGGTGGGCGTAGCGGTACTCGTTCAGGTGAAGCCGACGCGTCCCGTTCGGGGGGTGGGGGCCAATGCTGTAGGCGTGAACTGCTGGCTCGTTTTGCAATGACATGGAGTGGTGCCAATATATGTCTGTACAGAACACTTCAGTTGAAAGGGGATTGGACCCCATATAGCCTGCCAGTAATGTTCGCAAATCGTGAAATTTGCGGAGTTACCGTTCCATGCGTCGTAATATATATTGTATGCGTGATTGTTATTGTGGTCTACGGGCACTACATACGCCGGACCAAGAGCCAAGACCACCTAGCCCGCCAAATCTTCCACCATCCAATATGCCAAGAAATCGACGGCTGGAGCATTAGCCACTTGTTCTTCTTCGGCCTCCTCGGTGTCTTATTTCCCGGCCACCACCTCCAGTTCTTTCTAGTTGGTGTCGGCTGGGAGGTTATCGAGACGGGTCTCGGCCAGAACGAAATCAAAGTCAACGGGAAGCGCCTCCAGCTGATCGGCGACCAGGATGCGGAGGGCAACTTGACCGGCAAAGAAGGGGTCTTCTGGTACGGCAAAGAAAGCGATATTATCATGGACGTCCTCGGGTATTGCGTCGGCAGCGCCTGGGCGTCGAAATACTGGCCCAACGCCGGCGCCAAGCCAAAAAAAAACACCTCGGTTGTGTACTCCCGGGCGAGTGTTCCCGCGTGGGTCTAGTCGCTCGCTGCGAAGGGCGTTTTCTTTCCGCCGGCGTAGGGAGTGCCGTGCCCCTGCGCAACCATCCACTCGTTAATATTCTCACCATTTTCTGCACCGTTCCGCAGGAACGCGGTAACCAAAATCCGACCGTACTTGTCAAACGCGCCACACTCAATATAAATAAGGCTGTCTTGTACCTTGCCAACGAGAGCCGTCCGCGCCGCGACTGCGGCCGCCTTTTCAGCGGCGCGGTTTTGGGCCGACTTCGGCGGCCTCATTTCGGGGCTGTCGTAGCCTGCCAGCCGCGCTTTGTACTGAATTACACTGCCGCCAAACTCGAAGGCGACGGTGACTGTGTCGCCGTCGTAACAATCAACAATCTTTGCTAGAAATCGCTGGCCGGCAAATGAGAAGGGTTTGCCGGCCACCGCCGCCACGAGCCTCTTCTCGGCAACTAAGCAATCATCTTCTCGGGCGACAGGGCTGTCAGACATGTCAGCCGGCCTGCTGTTATATACAGTACACTTTTAAATTCAAGACTGCCGCCAAGAGTGTACTGCAGCCGGCCCCCGATGGTCTATGTTGACTTCTCTAACCCGTACCTCCGCGGCTACCTCGCCAATCATTACTGTCAAAACCACCGTCGCGCCCTCGATACCATACGCACCTGTCTCGCAGGGTGGGTTACCGAATCCCGCCACCGTGAAGAAAAAAATGCTCAAGGTCGGCCGCCCCGCCCCCTCGCTGCTGTACTTGACATCGACGAGGTGTTACTCTGCAACATCCACATGAACACATTTCAGGCGCCGGCCGGCGTGCAAGGAGCCGATCCAGTTGACTTCCACGCGAGTGACTACTACCTCGGCCCCGATGGCCAGCAATGGCCCCGCGGGGATTTGCGGCTCAACCCGCTCCTCCCTGGGGCGCGCGAGCTCCTTGAAGAGATTCGCCGCCAGGGCATCAAGCTCTTCCTTATTACCGGCCGCCTTGAGTCAATCCGTGAAGAGACCATTGAAAACTTTGCGTACGTCGGGCTGGCCGACATCGACGTGGGTCCCGCAGCCCTCATCATGTGCCCCGTCGCCGAGCGCCCGCTGCCAGGGATGTCAATCCGCCCGTGGAAAGAAGGGCGCCGTGCTGCCATCGATGAGACGCACCGCATTGTCATCAATGTTGGCGACCAAATTAGCGACCTCGGATTATATGGCGACATGCAGATCCAATGCCCCCACCCGTACTACTGGACGCCGTGACGCCCACAGGCCAAAATAGGCATCGGGGTTGGCTCAATATTCGTGGCGCCCCCACCATTCACGATCGCTCTCTTCTTCAACTTCCTCTCGAAGGTACTTGTCGAGGTCGCAGCTGCGGTTCATTGTCCCGGCAGCTACGCGCGAGGGATCGTTGCGTGAGCGCATTTGGTAATTGATGCGCTCGTCGCCATCGAGCTCGTCAGCGTTGGCCTCATCATCGATACAGGCCTCCGCCGCGTGGGGGGCGCTGATGCGGCTAAGGTTAAAAGGGTTCCCATCTGACGCGGAAACATTATCAAGCTCGGTGCGGTCATGGTGGCCCAGGCCGGGAAATGTGTCGAACTCGTCAGCATCAAACGCACCCAAGTACCTTCCCGGGCTTGCGTCTGGCGAAGGGGCCAAAATTGCATATGGGGCTGGTTGTCCGGGAAGATAATAAAATCCCTCTTTTGCGGCGTGCGGGCATTGTTTGCCCGCGTCGCCACCCATACTACTATTGCAGGCGATCGTGAACCCGAGCAAAATGCTGATGATTATAAGGGCGGTCACGGCGTCTGGGATTATCAGTATAACGATGATGAAAGTCACAAAAGTCAGAGCCAGGAGTAAGCAATTCTGCTGCCTGGGTCGCGCACGACGCACTCCTTCTCGTTTTTCCATTATGTGTCGCACTTGTAGTGGGTATGCACGGTCGCAATGTACACTGTCGCGCGAGGCACTTCTATACAGCCGTAACAAGTTCTGGCAGCACGGGCATCTATGCGGGCCAAAAAAAAAGAACGGGTTTAACGGTTTTTACTTTTCGGAACATTTGGGGGCATCAGGTCCGCCGTCGGAACCTTCAGGGTCATCAAGCATATCACCGGAATCGTCAGAATCATTAAGACCGATGGCGCCATCGGGGCCGTCGGGGTCGTCGGGGCTATCGGGGTCGTCGGTGCCATCGGCGCCGTCGGCGCCAATCGTCAGGCACAGCTCATGGTCAAACTCGTCGGCTAGGCCGCCATCAACAAGAGACAAATCGGCCAGGCCGCCGCCATCAACATGGCCCTGCTCGGGGGGATGATCAACTGCTTTTGCTTTTGCTTTTGCGGCACGGGCTGCTTTTTTGCGGCGGTTGCGGGCAGTGTTGCGGGAAGCCGCGGCTGTGACCACAGGAGGCGCCTGGCTACTGTTATTGTCGCCATCGCCGTTGCCGTTGCCGTCGCCGTCGCCGTCGCCGTTGCCGTCGCCATCGCCATCGCTGTCGCTGTCGCTGTCGCTGTCACCGTCGCCGCTCCCATCCGCCTCCTTGCTCCTCTTTTCAAGCTCATGGAAGTTTGCATCGACTTGAGCAAAGAGGCTCTGGAGCTTTGGGTTAGACGCCTGTTGGGAAGCAAGCTTGCGGTAGTGGGCAATGATGCGGCGGAACTGAGCCGTGACGGCGGGGGACGACTTCGTATTCTTTGAGACGTCAAGCACAAAGTTCTCCATAATGATCGTCGGGTTGCCGCTGGCAGTGTAATCCTTGTAGTAGCCGTTGAAGTTGCCCTTCAGGAGGTCAACACTCTCTATAATTTTTTGGAAGGCCTGGTCGCAGCGCGGGATGTGCTTTTTCACCTCGTCGATGCTACTCATAATCACCTCGACAAACTCGCCAACGTCAACGTCGGGGGCGGACACGGCTTCGTAAACGTCATGGCCAATCGTGTATATCTTGTGAAGGACGATGAGGACGAACTCTCTGTCACTCTCAGAGAGCCGGTCATCAATGTAAATCTGCTTGAAGTTCACCTGGGGGAGGTCGGGCAGGGGGGCAAAGGTCATGCCGGCGCCTTTGGTGAGGAAACGGGACTTCAGAGCGGTCTGATCTCCGAGCGACTTCTTGTAAGCAACAAGGTTCTTGCACGCGACAATTACGGTGTTAACAATGTTGCACTTCTTCACCGCGGCAAAAGACTCCCCAAACTGGGCCACAACTTCGGGCGGAATCTTCGCGTAATCTTTTGCTGCCGTGATGTACGCCTCAACTCCGGCACTCGCCGTCCCGGCAGCGGGCGAGATCCACTGGGTAAAGTCGGGCGCGTTAAAGCTTGCGCCAAACTGCTTCTTGAGCGCGTCCACATATCCGCCAAGGTGATCCTTGGGCCCCGGAAAGAGCAGCATCATGTTCGACCCGTGAAACACCGTTAATAAACGAATGAACCGCTCAATATGCCCCTCAATTCGAAGGTATTTAGGGTGGATAATAGATAGGTTCGCCGACCCTTCTGAGGTGCCGAGGACGCCTTGAAACATGTCAAGCACATCTTGATTCGCGAGGGTTGCTTTGACAACTTTTGACTTGATTTTCACCCGGCCAGCCACCATGATGCTGAGAGCGGTCAGTATTAGCCCTGGTCGACATCTCTATTTGGGCCAGCCGTGGGGGTCCGAGGCAAAGGGCCAACCATCGGGGTCCGAGGCAAAGGGCGCCGTGACGAGCTCAAAGTGAGAATTGGACACGCCCGCTACGGCGTATATACTGGGCCGCCCGACACGCACCAAATTCCCATGGAAGCAACCAAGCCACTTGCTACCGGCGCCGCCTCTTATATCCATTATGTTGAGAGTTTTAACCACGGCTTGAAGATCCTTGCGCGCGACCTCGTGAAACGCTACCCCACCGACGCAATGATTTTTCGTGCGCACAGGCGCGCCATGACAGTCATGTCCATCGACCCGCTCCTTGTAATTAACGAGGTGGGCCCCTACCTCTACAGTTACCGGGACCAGTTGTACGCCTTCGACGAAGAGTTCTTCCTTGAAAACACCTTTGATGACGAGCTGAAGGCCAGCGTCAACCAGGAGAAGGCCGACATGGTGTCCTACATCATCCCGAAAGCCAAGGAGTGCGCCCGAGCCTTGCCCCCGGCCGAAAAAGAAGAATATAAGGCTATTGTCATATCGCTGCTCGATGACTACATTGAGTACCTTGCCATGAAGGCTAACGCCGGTGCGTCGTAACTGACGACAGGCGTTTTGCATTTTATCCCGTTCAGATCGACTCGCTTTGGTTACCCCAGTAGGCGCGCTCCATCAGGTCGTCTTGGGGGTCTGCACCCCCCTCATCATCAAGGCTGTCGCCGCCACTTTGCGAGAAGGCGAGGCCGCGCGTCCCGTCGTCAATGTCGCGCGCGAGCCGGTCGATTGTTTCCTGAATCTCGGCGTCCTCGTCATTATTGGCGCGCTGGCGCCGCGGCGGCGCAATATTGTCTGGCCGCCCGCCGGCGTGCGGGGGAGGCAGCGAGCGATGCAACGAGCGGGGCGGCGCATCGCCGGTTGTTGCCGGTGGGCGGCCGGTGGCTGGGCGGGGGGGGTGGCTGTCCGGCCTATCACGGCGTTCCATCATGTGGCGGTAAGATGACATCATGTCATCGCCCTCGCCAATCCCCGCCTCCTGGCTGTCCTCGCCGGCGCGCTCGAACGTCATCTCGTCGCGGTAGAAATTGTCAAGGTCGTCTTCGGGCAGGAGGCCTTCGGCGGGCCGCGCGGCGGCAGCCGTAAATTCCTTGACGTTCTTATCGTACACGCCGCTAATCTCTTTGAGGCCGATATAGACGCCATTCGGCGTCATCAGTGCCGGCAGGCGCGTGAGGCCCCGCTTGCGCATTGCCTCGACGAGACGGTGGTTTTGGAGGTCTTGGCTCCGAATTTTGTTCACCTTTATTGAGATGCCCATTTGGGTGAAAACCGGCAGCCACTTGTGGATGTACTTTAGTGTGGTGATTGTGATATCTCGGCTCATGCGGTCGGCGTCGCCATCCGCGACGACTTTCACATAAAGGTTGTGGACGGTCTGGCCGTTGGTGCGCTGGCCAACGGGTGTCCCGTAAGAGGGCATCGTATCTGTAAATGTTGATCTTTTGGGCACTTTATTCTCACGCCGTAAGGTTGTCCAAAACGTTGCAATCTTCCAAAAAGTGGCGGCATGGCACTAATCGTCGCCGCCGTAGCCCAGCTCGCTGAAGTCGATGTTGCTGCCGAGCCGACCGCCGCCGCCGATTTCGTTCCGCATAAAACTATCAAGCTCTTCTTCGGCGGAAGTATTTGCAAAGTCTTCCGGGTCGCCGCCCCATTCTTGTTGCACGGGGCCGGCCCTATGGTGGGGGGCGGGGTTGCCAGGCCGGCCCGGCCCGAGTCGGCGACTGTAGTAGTCCTTAATTTCGTGGCAGCCGACGTACGCCCGCCCCCCGGCAAGAAGCGCAGGGAGGCTGCTGATCCCCCGGCGACGAAAAGCAGTGGCTACCCGCGGGTTTGCGGCGTCCTTTGGCCGGAGCGCGTACACCTCGACGGTGACGTTGAGCTGTTTTTGCAGCGCGGGGGCTGCCCCTTCGACGTACTCAAGGGCGCGGCGGGTCGGTTCCGAGGCCGCGGAGTGAGTGGCCGGCGGAAGGTACAAGGCGTGTGGCGCTTCGGCCATTGATCAAGCACAGACACTATTTAGGCCGCATGGTTTAGCTCGTGGCGGTAAAATCGGCAATTTGAACCGGAACTTTATGGTTTCTCATACAAGGCAATTTGTGGCAGTACTACCGGGGTAATGTCCAAAGCCAGGGTCGTCGGCATCAAGATAACTCGTTACGAAATAACGGCCGCCAAAGTGCCCTTGCTCCACACGCTCTTTGGGCTCGACCGCCTCCCCCTCGCCCAATCAAGGGTTGAGATAGAGCTTGACCACGTCTCAACCGCGGTCGTCAATGCCTTTCGCCGCACCCTCATAGACGAGATGCCCGGCCATGCGCTTAAAGTGCCAAAGGACGAGATGCCCGGCCATGCGCTTAAAGCGCCGAGCGACGGGTTCAATATCACCGAGACTACCGACCATTTCTCGCTGCCGCAGCTTGTCGAAAACAGAATTGCGTGCATCCGACTCTCCCCACAGATTCCCCCCGAAGTTATTGCCAATCTCCGGCTAAAGCTCGACGTCTCGAACGGGGGGGCCACCCCCCTCACTGTCTACGCTGGCGACTTTCAGGTCACCGCGGGGGTGTTGCGCGAGCCAATCTTCAACCCGACGACAGAGATTACCGTCCTCCAGCCCGGGAAACGGATCGTCATTGAGGGGATCCACATTTCGACGGGCTACGGGCGTGACAACGGTGTTTACAACGTCGCCTGCCGCGGCGCCTTCACCCACCTCGACCTCGAGCAGTACAGCGACGCAGAAATGCGTTTAGAGCAAGGCGTCGCTGCCAACTGGAGCGGTTACAAGGTCTCGAGCCTCCTTGCCAACCCCCGCCACCATTTGCTGTCGGCAACGTTGCCGGCAACGACGGCCAACCCCGCTGAGACTCGCGCCGTCTTTGCCGATGCCTGCAAAAACATTATAGGTCGGCTTCGGGTCATTGCCACGACCGTTGAGCGCCGCGCCGAAGTGCCCTCCGGCGGCTTTGCCCACCACGGAATCCAGTACACCGTCGTTGACCTTGAGGCCGGCCTCTCTGAGGGCATTCTCCAAGCGCCCGAGACCCACACTATCGGCGAGCTCCTCCGCCGCACCATTTACGAGCTTACGCCCGACATCGCCAATGTTGCCTACACAATCATTTCGCACGAGAACCGTCTCAGACTCTCAATCCGCCACACCGAAGACGTGACCCGCATCCTCATGGACGCAATCTACTATGCAATAGCAACCTTTGATGCCATCCAAGATGGCGTAACCAGCACCCTCTGAGCGCCCAACTGCCCACTTTTTTAAGAAACTGCAGGGCGGGCCTAACGAAAATGCATATTAAATTTGATTCTTGCATTGTGCTCAAACCACCAACCAGCAGATATGGACGCTTCTTCGCTTGGCCAGGGCAGGATCGTCGACGACTTTGCCTGCAAGACGCCATCGGCCGAGACTTTCAACGCGGACGCGGCTTCCGCCGCGCATGCAAGTTTAAGCGCGCTGCTCGCGCAGTTCAACATAGACTACCCTGAAATTGAGGAGAGACTGGCCAATCTTAATAGGCAACTCCAACAGGACTACACAGAGGCCGTTTCCGCCGGAGAGTTCAAGACTTTTGAATTCACCTTTCGTTGTGTCAAGGCGGATGCTGACCAAATGATCCAAGCGGTGGACCTGGTGAAGACCGCGGAACTTGCGATTGAGGCCGCAATCTCGGAACCCTTAAATGTGGGGGCTAAGCGCGACGCAAGGGCTGCGGCCAATGCACTCATCCGTGTGGACCCCAAAATTCGGCAGACAATCGCCAACATCGGGCTCAACCGCCGAGCGATTGACGCGACACAGCGGCTTAAGGGCTTCTTGCTTAAAGCAGCACCGAAGAAGTAAGGCAACTGCTCGCCGAAGTTTGCACACCCGCGCGGCAGAGGTGAAACCCCTCTGCTAGCCAAACGTACCGTACACTTTCGAGCTCGGGCTCAAAACCCAAGTGCAAAAGCGTTCGTCTTTTTTGTCCACCCGCACACAACCACCCACGGGATGGCATTGGTCCTATCCAGCACCATCTTTTGAAAAAATGCCTACAATTATTATATTGCGCGCCCGATGGCTGCCGCCATGGTTCTTCAAGAGTGCTACACACGAACCCACTGGCTCATCATCGCCGACCTTCAACGGACAATCGTTGACGCCGAAGCCATCACAAAAAAACAGCCTCTGCCCGGTGAAGAAATGGCCCACGGCAGGCTTTGCCGGTCCACCGCTCTGCTTCGTGAAAGAGCTAATGGATACCAACAACAGTACGATATTGCCATACGAGATAACGACGCGCAGGCCATGCGCCGCTTCCTCAACAACGCCAATGCCGTCTATGGGGGCAGCCCTGAGTACTCATTCCTCTCCGAGGCCCTGTGATCGGCCGAGGCCCAACTTTTTACGTTTGGTCATCACTTGAACTGCCAGCCCGTCGCAGTGCCGCGTTCTACGGTGGCAACAAACTCGGCAATTTCGGCGCGCCAGACGCTCGCAGCGGCGACCGGGCGTTCGGCAAGCTGGGTCGTCACGAGGGCGAGCTCGGCGCGCAAGGCCTCGAGCACCTTTTGGCGCTTGGCCACTGACGCCTGGACAAGATCGCGCTCTTTCAGGTCGAGCAGGTAGTCGTGCGAGGCGCCGGGGCCGGCGGTCACGAGCCGGTAGAGGTCAGCATTCGGCGTATACTCTGGGCGGTGAAGGAGCGCGCGATGGAGGGGCGGGAAGTCACGGGCGCGGAGGGCCTCGGCAGCGACGTTGTCGTCTTTGACCTGTGCAAGGGCAAGGTCGGCCGCCATGCCAATGTACCGGATTATTTGCTCTTCTTCGAGGATGCGCAGCTCAGCGATGGTCTGCTGGCGTTCTAGCCGCGCGATGTAGAGGTCGCGGCGAAGGGGGGCCCAGTAGAGGATTGGCGCGAGGTAAGACTCGCCAAACTCAAGCACAGCGCCGTCGGTGCTGTAGTAGTTCAGGTGCGGGCGCAGGGACGTCCGCAGCATCAACACATCTTCGACCGGGTCAATCAGGGCGTCGCCAAACTCTTCAACGATTTTTTCGAACGCCCCTTCGCGCAGCACGACTTCGAGCTCGACCTTGTTGGCACTGCTGCGGTCGTTAATGGTTTCGATGAACTCGTCGCGCGGGTTTGCGCGGCCGCCGCGGCCGGGCTTTGCAAGCGTCTCGAGGTACCTGACCGTGGTTAGCCCCATTGGCAGCTCGGTCACCGTCACCGTGCGCGTGTCAGCATCCCAGGCGTACGCCCCAAAGCTGTAGGCCTCGCCGCGGTAGTAACGAACCTCTCCGTCAAAGCCACGCGTACAGGCGGGCAGCGGCCAGATCTTTGCCAGGCGCTCGACCTCAGCCATCACCGCCGGCGTCGGGCCCTCGGCGTGCAGGCGGTCAGCCACAGCCGTGAGCTCAGGGTCGCCGGCAAGGTAGGCCCCCACAACCGCGAGGACGCTGTTGAGGCATCGGCCGTGGCTGTCGTGGTTCCAGCCCTCGCTCACAATCTTGTACGACTCGAGCGCCGCCATCGGGACGACCGGGACAAAGTACTGCGGCTCGGCCCGCTCGCCGTCTTCAAAGACGTAGCGCAGGTGCCAGCGGTCGGCCATCGGGAACGTCACCTTTGTCAACGGGCTCATCTGCACGCTGATGTACCGCGCCGACCCTGCCTTGTCGCCATGGCGGCTGCCGAACTGGCCGATGCCCGTAAGGTACGGGTACTTCCGCGCGCCGGCGTAGGACTGCGCCATGTAGATGATCGTCCCATTGAGGGACATGTCGCCGTGGTGGTAGAAGCACTTGTCGGCGACAAATCCGGCCAGCTGGAATATTTTGAGCTCCTTTGCGGCCGCTTCCCCGCTGAAGCGCAGCATGGCGCCCATCAGGATTTTGCGGCGCGCTGGGTTCAGGCCGTCGGCTCCGCCCGAAATCTGGCGCTGGATTGCGTCGTTTTTGTAAGATTTTGTGTCGATGTCGAGCTGCACGCGGCCCACCGGAATCTCACGCCGGCGGTGGAGCTCGAGGGTGCACTCGGCCGAAAGGTGCGCGACCGGGGTCACAAGGGCTTCCTTGCGGAGGGCCGGGTCGGCGCCGAAGTAGACCTCAAAGAGGCGCTTCGCAGTGTCGTCCATCGTGTACGTGTAGATGCTGCGATTGAACGCCTCGGGCGTAAACATCCGCACGACCTCGTTCCCGTCATGCGTCGCAAGCCCCTTGTAGTACTTGATGCGGTGCGTGCTGGCCCGCGCCGGATCCTCGGCAAGCCAGCAAGCCAGCTCGGATTCATAGTAGAACTCGACGGGGTGTACGGCGGGCCGTTTAGCGGTCGGGTACGCCCGCACGAGCGGGGTCATGAAGCGGCCGACGCGGCCGGCCTTGATGAGCGCCGGCCAGAAGAGGTAGATCCAGACAAGCACGAGCGCCGCAATCTTGCCCGTCCCGTCGAGGTCCTGGTCGACGCAGAGCAACAACTGGCCGTAGTGCAGCGTTGCGAGGTCTTCGGCCGTCTCGTAGGACCGGTTGTACTGCAAGCCGAACGCGTCGGCGAGCGCCAGGAGGCGTTTGTTCGTCTGCAGCTTTGCGCTGCGGACGTTGACCACCTCGCCGCCGCTCGTCTCTATTTCTGTCACTTCCCGGGCGGCGTTGACAATGACCCCTTGGAGGCTGATGATCCCGCACCAGTCGAGCGAGGGGCCGCCAGGGGGCAACGCTTTGCGCGTCTGCGTCAGGCCTGCGCGCAGCAGCGTGATTGCGCTGTCGCCTTCCGCCGCCAACAGGTATGTGTTGCGCTTGTGCGCAACTTTACCCGCATTGCGCGCCTTTGTGTACTTGTCATGGACCACTTTCCCGCGAGTCGCCCCCTGAGCGAGCAGAATCCTCTCCGCCACCGCTTCGCCGACCTGCTTCAGGAACGTTGCCGTCAGCGTGTAGCGCTCGAGAGTCTCTCTTGACACCTGGAGCTCATCTTTGCGCTGGCCCCCCCAGTCAGCGCCAGGGACTGCGCCGCACATCACGACCCGCACACCCGCGAGCGTCTCGGTGACGCTCATTTTGCGGGATTCCGCGTCCTTGGGCGCGCCCGCTTTTTTAGCCGCGGCGCCTGTTTTCGACGGCACGCGCGCCTGCTTTGTCGCCTTGCGCAGTTGGTCTTCTACCGCCGTGCCCAACAGCTTCGTGATGTACTGGATGTGCGAACCCTTGGGGCTCAGTACGCCGTTGACAACTGCCATGTGTCGCGCCGTTGCCCGCCGCCCCGCTTTTCTGCCGGGGGGGAGCACCACCACTGCGAGGTTCCAGGGGTGCTGTTTGTAAGGTTCTTCGGTCGCCTTTGCTTGGGCCGACAGAACGATGGCCCCCGCCGCGTCCTCCCCGAGGGGGGTGAGCAGCAGCCGGCCGAGCGCCGCCGCGTCTGTCGTCATGCAACGCGCGCCATTGTAAGTCACCGCCACCCGCGGCCCGACGTAGGCCGCCGCCTGGTGCGCCCGGAGCCGCAGCCACGCGTCAATGTCGTCGGCGTCGGCCCCCCCCAGCGCTGCGCCGGGGGTGCCCTTGTAGCCGAGCTCGGCGTAGGCCGGGATAAAGCTCACCCGCGTGTGGGGTCGCGCCTGCTCGGCCGGCAATGTGTGTTTCTTGCCGAGGTTGATGATCAGCGGGTCGTACCGGTTATCAAGACGGTTCCGCCACTGCTGTCGGTAATAGCGTTGCGTCACGCCGTCAACCGTCTCAACGGTGAACTCGTCCGAGTGGACGTTCGTAAGCTTCGCGCCTAAGCCGTTGGTGCCTCCTTTTACGTTTGAGATGTCTTTGTCGATGTTGGTGCCCGCGAGGAAGTACGAAAACGCGACTTCCGGGACATACACATCGTGCCCTGCCTGCGCCGTCGCCCCGGCGTGGATCACGACTGGAATTCCTGGGCCATCATTGCGGACAGACAAGAGTCCAGTGTTGCGGTCAAAAGTTATGTCGATTTGTGTCACCCGCTGGCTTGGCGTCGCTTTTTCATGCTCTTTCGCAAGGTCGGTTGCGTTGACAAGAATTTCGCAAAATATCCCGAGAAGGGCCGGGGTGTGGTCCCTCTCGATACTAATGAGGGTGATGCCCAGAAAATCCGGTGGGGCTTTGTTGGCCGGCTCATCGGCGAGCGCCGGGCCGTCGGCGGGCGCCGGCACTGCACCGAGAAGGTCGGGAATTGCAATAGGCTTCAGACCGCCCACCCACATACCCTTTATCTTTGCATGCTCCTTGAAGGAGCTAAGCACAAACTTTTGGCCAGCCGCTTCGGCTGCAAGGGCCTCGGCCGAAAGGGGTTCGGCCGCCTCAAGTTTTATTTTGGGACCCTTTTTTGCCGCAGGTGGTTTGGACACATCACCCGGGCCAAGTGCGTCACTAAAGAGTTCTTCTAAGTCCGCGTCTGTTAGTGACATGTTCGCGTGTATACCTTACCCAGGAACGCTTCAAATACCGCGAGACCGGTAAAAAATGTGGTAACTGGAAATGCCCGGGCGGGCACCAACCAGTGGCGAGAGAAATTATCGGGTCTGAAGCTCCTTGGGGCTGTCGGCCCAAATTAGTGCATCGAATGGGTTTTTGTTTGCAAATAATGAATTGTTCGACCCGGATTCTTGCCCTCGGCGTGTCAATGGCGTGGTTACCGTGCGCGCTGTTGGCGATATTCCAACGGTTGCGGGCGCGTTTGTGTCCGTAAATGCATGAACAGGCGTGTTTGTGTCCGTAAATGCATGAACAGGCGTGTTTGCATTCATGGGCGCGTTTGCATTCATGGGCGCAAATGCATTCATGGGCACAAATGCATTCATGGGCGCGTTTGCATTCATGGGCGCAAATGCATTCATGGGCACAAATGCATTCATGGGCGCGTTTGCATTCATGGGCGTGTTTGCGTTGCCCACAGTTGCCTGTTGACGAAAATGCTTCTGCCAATGGCGCGGGGCACAGGGGCGTGGCTCCTTGTTAAGAAACTCCACCCAGGGGGCTGCGTCAGACGCGGCCCTAGAAATTGCCATTTCGACAGCGCCTACTTCAGTATGACTAAAACGGGAAATTACCCATTGAGACTCCTTGTAAGACAGGGTGACGCGGGCATGCCAGTTTGTTGGGCGGTGCACGGTCACTACGTACGACCCCCCGGTTGTTTCTGACCATTTCTCTAGCACATTGCGAGCGTCCTTCAGCCGAGTCATGCGGCGTTCAGCGTTGATGCGGTTGCGAAGAGGCTCAATAAGATCAGTGCGCCCTCCGGCAATTGCGGTGAGCACCTGCGAAACCGCCGTTAAGAAAAGTTCAACGTTGTCAACCACGATGAATTTTTCGAGGTTGAATGGGGGGGCAGCCATTGGGGTTTTGATTGAAACAATACTCCAAGTGTTCAATTTTATACCACAGCCCGCATACCTATATGTTAAAATCTAAGGGTAGGCTCAAAAGCAAATAAGGGGTACTGCTACAAATGTTTAGTGTCGTCACTGATCGGCCTTCATGCTCTTCATAGCCGCCGTGAGGTGCTTGGCAGAGTTCTCTTGGTGGCGTTTTGTTCCAAGGTGGCCCTCGGACTGTTTTGGTGTAAGGCTTACCTGGCAGATGCCGCACCAAAGATTTCCACCACGGTTGGGGTCATGGGGGAGTCCGGCAGCACGTACCGCCTTCTTGGGCGGCGCAACTTTTTTACTTTCACTATTTTCTTCCCCGGCAACGGGGAGCGTCTCGGTGCGGACCTTCTTAGCAGAGGCGGTTGCTGCAGACATTGCTGCGGTGTAAATGTGATGGTAAGCTGTGGGTGTTCAACTTTGCGCAAAAAGTCAAGGACGCCGCCGTCTTAATTTGTCAGCACGTCGTGGTCGGGCTCGGTCAGATTAAAAAGCCCCTTGGAGTACACGGTAGGACCTTCGGGTCCGTAGTAGTCGCGCTGCGCGGGCCGGTACCAGCGGATGGGGGTGTCCGGGAGCTTCCAGGCTTCAGGGATGCCATCATCAAAGCCAGCCTGGCGCCCACCATACTCAGCAAGCCCGATAGGCCCTTCGTCAACGCCGACGTCGCCAAAGCCCCCCGCGCTGCTGTACTCAACTAGGCCTCGGGCCTTACCATGAGCGGTGCGTTGGGCGTATATATTACGTACATGGTCAGCATGGCCGTAAAGTTGGCCGGTAATGAGTGGATCGACATCGGCGGTTGAATATAGTCGGCCGAACGCAACATTGTGGGCGCTATGGTTTGCCCTGGGGGCGCAACCATGAGGCTCATATAGCGCGCCAAGCTCATCGAGCTCATCAAGATCATCGAGATCATCGAGCGCACTAAGCTCGTCAAAAAACGCCCCGGCATTATGACATGCGGCGCCGCCTTGGTGGCGCCTAACCCTGTTGGGCCAGAAAACTGCAACAATGAGAATAATTATGAGGACCACGAGGGTTGGCGTAACAATCCCTGAGTCTTTGTCGCTTTCCTGGTGTTGGGCCGTTGCTGTGGTCTCCATCCGGAGGCGTACGGGGACTCAGTATACATCTGCGGCAAAAGGAATCGTGAGACATGCCGGCCAACCGGCCGGCGCTGCTCAAGGGGGGACGCCGAGTCGGCCGCAACAAAGGCCGTTACCAAACTTGCTTGTGGTTTCAATCGACGGCATGGCCCCGCTCGTGACCCCCCGACACTCGGAGCGCCGGCGGCCCAGCCATTGGGACCCGCAGGAGGGCGAGTAGTGGAGCTCGCTGAGGAACCCTTCTTTAGATCCGGCCGGGTTGTCGCAGGGCAACGGGCCGGGCTTTCGCAGGTGGTAAAGCTGGATGCACATAAAGCTCGAAATTAGGACAACGACAAGAACGAGGGCCGCGACGAGCAGTGCGAGGTACTCACCAGAGGAGGCGTGTTTCATCGGAGGGCGCCAGTATAAAGGGGGTCAAAATAGTCAGACAGCGCCTAGTATGGCGGCGCCGCGCGGGCAATCAGGCCCAGGTGCATCGGTTGAAGTTGGACCAGCGGCCGCGGCTATCGTTCCAGGCGTGGCAGTTTTCCATCTCGGGACTGCGCCCGAAGGCGCCGACAAATCCGCCGGCATTGGGGCAAGTTTTCCGCAGCTTAGCCGGCAGGTGCTTATTGATGAAGCCGAGCTTGCAATTCTTGTACGCAATAAGCACAGCGAGGCCAATAATTAGCACCACGACCATGGCGACCACGAGGCTTGTTTTTGGCATAGCTGGACCGTGGGCGACGCAAGTATGTAAGGATGCAACAAAAAAAATCTTACTCCATTGCGCATCCATGGAGAACCCAACAGCGCGGGATCTAGCGGTAAGAAGCGAACACATGCTGGCGAAAGGCCGTCATCGCGTCGTCGGGCACGATCTGCTGCTGAAAGAACGTGTAGGAAGTCCCCTCGAGGCGGCGGCGAATATAGAAAAGGGCGTACAGCCCGCACTCGGTCTGCGACTCCTGATGGTCCATGTCGGTCACGGCAACCGAGACAACGTCACAAGTAGTTTTGCGGCTGTCGGGTAAACTAGTGCGGTACTCGGCAAGCCGGGCGCGGGTGCGCTCCATCCAGCTCGCCATAGGCTTGGGCGGCGGCCGGCCGGCGCTGTTAAAGTACTCAACGGTCCACGGATTGCCGGGCGGGGGGCGGCAGTCGACAAAGACGGCAACCCAGTGCTTACCGGGCCCGCGACTGCTGTCGGTATTAACAATGCAGCCGAAGCAGGCCGCCTTGCGGCGGACGCGCCCTACCCCTGGCCCGAGGTCGAAGGTGACGCGCCCCTCAAGGATTGCTGGTAAGTCGGCCTCACCAAAGTAGTCGCCGTTGACGTCAAAGTCCATCATTGCGAAGGGGCAGGGGAAGAACTCGAGGAATACGCGACCCCACCGTTGGAGGGTCTCATCGAGGTTATAGTTACTGAGGAGGGCGAGGCTGTCCCGGGGGCCGGGCGCCTTAAAGCGAAGCCCAAGCTCAAGTTTAAGGGCATTGGGGGTCGCAAGCTTACGTTCGACAATAAAATCGCGAAGGAGGGGGTGGGCGATGACGCAGGACTCGGACTTGCAGCGGAGTATGTTGGCAGCGGCGCAAACAGCCGCCGCCTCGGGGGTCTTGGCGGTTGGGAGCAGTCCCGGGGCCGTCTTAGAGGCAGCAGGCGCGACATCAGGCGCGACATTAGGCGCGACAGCTGCGGCTGCTACAAACTCTGCAACTGCCTTGAGGATATTTTTTGTAGCACAGGGCGTGCCCTCGGCATGGTCAATCCCTTCGGCGCACTCATCGGTGCTTGTTGTCAGGCCTGCGAGCGCTTTGATAGAGTCTCCTGTGAGTCCTGCCGCGATGTTGTCGACGCGGGTGCCACGTTCGCGGCCGCCTTCGCGGGAAAGCTCGCGGCCGCCTTCGCGGCCGCCTTCGCGGGAAAGCTCGGCGAGCGCGCAGGGTTTACATGCAGGAAGTTGAGGCGCGACGACGGCATAATCAAGTATGCTGGGGCTTAGAATCATCCGGGCACAGATATGAACAACAAAGATAAGGATTTACCCATGATGATTACCCTGGGCTTGTTTTATTGACCAAACACGCAATCCAAAACTGAATCATAGTATTTATATGTACAAAGCCTATGGCAATGCCGAAACGTTCGTACACCGCGTGTCCAGGCCATGGCTATGATGGTCCGGAAATTGTCGTTGAGCATTTCGGCGACCGAGCCCCGGTCAATGCCGATACTTTGGAAAATCCTCACGACATGTTTGGGGATTGCGTAATATGCTCCGATCCGATTATAGCGCTCAACCTGTGGCCTTGCAAACACGGCACTTGCGACGGTTGTCATGCAAAGTTGGCTGCAGCGGCTCCGGCCGGTGGTGATCTAAGATGTGTGGTGTGCAGGGCACCTGCGCCGCTGGACAAGATCAGCAAATACCCGATGCCAAAAGAGGTGCAGGGTCAGCTCCAAAAGCTGTTGGATTGCATTAACCTTGCCGACAGCCTTGCGCCTGCCCAATTTCCGGACAAACGGCAATCCTCAGCCACACCCGATGCAAAAATCGGGTTTTCGACAACCCCCGAAGGCAAATCGGCAACCATGATTGTCATTCAGCCTGCTGTCGGCGGCAACGACACAACCGGCAATGTCTTTCTTATTGACACTTCCGGCTCTATGCAACCAGCGATTGTGGAAGTGCTCGAAGCCACAAAACAGGTGGTCAACGCGGCGGCGGCGAAGAAATCCTACATTGCGGTAGTAACGTTCAATGGGTCGCCAAATACGGTGGTCCATCCAACTCGTGTCAGCTCGGAGAACGTTTTGGAAATCATGGCTTCTCTTGGGGCCATCAAAGCGATGGGGGGCACTTACCTCGGCAGTGGGTTGGCTCATACTAGAACCGTCGCGGCCGAAATGCGTGAACTCATCTTCAAAGAGACCGGCTCCGCAAATGAAGTGATTGCGGTTAAGGTTGTGACGGATGGAGACTCTGCCCCTGACCACTCTGACCGAAAAGCTGTGGCCGACGCGCTAAATGCCATGAATGGAGAGTTGCAAGTAATAGGCTTTGGCAAAGACTTCAACTTCAGGAATTTTGCCAATATTGGGATCGGGATCGAGAAGCGCGGCACTCAAAGCGCGGCAAACTTTGATCATGCCGAGGACGCGGGCAAGCTCGAGAGACTGTTGCTTCAACAGACACAGTTTGGCAACATGGCAATCAAATGTTCAGAAACCGCGCAGATTTACTGCAACGGCACGGTTGTCAGCCCCGCCAACGGGTATTTCACATGGAATTTCTCGGTGGATACAGGCCTTCGGTTTGCAGTGGTGGACACCCACCCCCCGGACCTCGACGCCTTCAAGATTAATGGGCGGCCGGCCACTGTTGAGCACTGTGGTCTGACAGGATTCGAGACTCGCAACTTCGTAGGCGGCACGGGAGCCATTGAGCTTGTCATGGAATTGATAGGCAAGTTTCAGGTGCATGATCGTGGTGGCCTGGAGATGTACAAGAACATCCTGAGCTATGTGCGCAAGGCCGTGATCAAGTTCGGAGAAAGCATGAACGAAGTTGTGCGCATCATTGACGAGCAGCTGGCGCGAACAACGCAGTCAATGCAAGATCTGCACATGGGCCAAAACGGTGCAGCAAGAGCCGGATCAAAAGTGATTGGTCGTTTGTCTTCGGCGGCACAAGAGCCCATGCGCTACCCGACAGCGCCACCAGCGTCGCTGCCGTAACTGCGTTGCCGCCATGCGCGCCACGGGTCGGGTTGCCGCCAATGCGGTAACTATTTTTTTTTGCATGGTTTTGCGTTAGTGGCGGCAACAAACGCAAAACCATGTATGCCGGTCGCCCGCGCAAGTATAAACGACAAATATACGGCGCTAGTCCACGCGACCGATGGGACTGTCGGGGCCCGTTAATGCTGACGTCTTTACCCGAGCAGTTGTTGGCGGCGTCGATTACGCCATCGGGGGGTGGGGCAAGTACGAAATTGACCGGCGGCGAGCACGCTGGAAAGCAACCGGGAAAACGGCGGCACATCCTGATGAGCGCCCCGGCTCGCGGTACAAGGGAAGAACTTATATTCATGCCGACGACGCAGCGAGGTCTGTGTTGGGGAGCCGGTTGGCAGGAAGGCAAGGCCCGAGCGTTCTCCAGCGGGCGGCCTTGCGCCTCGCTGATGCGCTAGGGGTGCTCGAGGACCACCTCTGCTATCCGGACGACACGGGGGTATGGGAGTGCAAGTCGGCAACCGCCCTGCGCCCAGGCGCAGCCCTGTCGACGGATTTCTTGACGATACCGCCATTAACCTCAGCTGACCTGCGCGACTTTGCAGCCAACCTGGACCAAGAAGAAGCTGACCCGGACACGCTGCAGGCGCTCAGCCGGGGTGTGCTAGCGACGGCGGCGTCGGTGGGCGCCCCTCTGCCGGCGCTACCGACGTTTGTGACATCGCCGTTGGCTCTCCCGACGCAGGCGGTGGCAGTGACTGACGACGAGGCCGTTCTGCGGCTTGAGGCGGCGGCAGCCCCCTACGTCGCAAGAATTGAGGCCCTCCAGTCGGTACTGGCGTCGCAGCTCGACACGGCGGCGACAGCAATTTTGCACGCAACAACGCGCGGCAAAAAAATGGTGACCTTCGGGGGTGCAGCCCCCGCCGACCACGGCAAGGCAACCCGTGGCGAAGAAGTTGATGCTGCGGTGGCGCAACCACCGCTTGCTTTACTCAATGCTGGGCTCCCATGGCGATCCGGGGCGCGGGCGTTTGACCTCCACAAGGACGCAACTGTTGTTGTGCCGACCCGCACCACTCCAGATGGTATCTACTTTGGGATTGCTAACCGCAACAACAAGTCGCGGGCGACGCTGCTGACGCCACACATCGTGTCGGTCGCGGCCTTCAAAACGAGCGGGCGGATGTACGCGTGGTTTGTGCTCGACAGCCCAGAAGGTCGCTACATTATACGCGCTGCTCCACAAGGCGGGCATGTGGTCCGGATTGAAGCCGACGCAATCGTGGAGTGGTTAAAGCCGCGGCTGACGGGGGACCCACCCCACAAGATTGCAGCCACAGAGTACCTCGCCCACCTGCGGAGCCTCGGCCTCGAGATTCTAGAGAGCACTCGAGGCAACGCCTTGATGCGTTTCGATCTTGTTGATGCTACGACAGCAGCGGAGCGGAAAAACAAGCTTGCAGAGCTGCGCGCGCTGACCTTAGCCGACTTCATGGATCTCGACTGGACGTCGTACGACGATTCGGCAGGGCGTGAACCATGCCGCACAATCTATGAGGTTGCCGGCGACGTCGTCATTGACCTCGTTGCGAAGACGGTGATGGCGCCGAAAGTGCGCCCTGGCACGCTCTGGGCGTCATTTACGCACAACCGTTCATATATTACCTTCCACACGCACCCCCTGGCACGGTACAGGGGGTCGCGGGCTGAGCCCCCCTCACCCACAGACGTTTTACTTACGCTTGAAGAGTGCGCGCTCGACATGCTGGCATGGACATTTGTGTCGGCGCCAGAGGGCACGTACATCATGCGCCCCTCCCAAGCGCTTGCATCCGCCTTCCGCCGCAACCCCCAAGAGGTGGCAAATATTGTTTCTACGGTGTACTCTGAAGGACTTCGTGCCTGCGAGGGCGCCACCGCAATCTGTAGCGCAGACGCAGTCCGCACGCTCGGGGAGGCGGGCTTCATTGCTTACCTGCGGGACGTGGCATGCGCCCCACTCCTGCCGGTGCCCGACATCTTCCCAACGTGGAACCAAAAGATTCGAGAGGTCAGCCGAGCGGACCATGCGGCGCTTGCCGAGACCTCTGCCGAGGACCTCGTCGCCATTGACTGGGGCCCGGTCGCTGCTGTGGGTGAGTCCCCGACAATTCAGTCGACGTCCTGGATGACAGCGGGCCTGAGCAAAAGCGACCAGGATGGTGTCCAAAGGGCTGTGCCAAGTGGTGATGGCCACGGCTTTGGATCGGCCGCCGATCCAAACTCATACCCAAGTGGGGTCCCGGGCCCACTCCTTGTGGTTTATTTTCCAGACGAGGGCGATTTTCCGACGCAAGTCCCCCAAGCGGCGCTGGATGCCGCCCGCAAGAATGAGGCGCTCTGGGCTTGGGTTGTCTTCCTGAGCCCGAGCCGCCTGGTTGTCTTCCGGGCAGGGCCGGCCGGCGTCGAACTCCATGGCCCAGTGCCACGAACCTCCGCCGCAGCCCAAAAAAGTAGTAAGGGGCCGCCCGCCCAAAAAAAATCGTCCAAACCGCATCGGCGGCCATGAGCTTTGACGAGTACCTCAAGCAATGGCCTTAAATCCGATCTGCACACGCAAGAACTAGCATTGCGGCACTTTGGTACGTGGGCCGGCGCCCACTGCCGTTAGTGGCAGACATGGTGGCACCAGACGCCACCCTTCGAGATGAGGCCAACGCCTGGCCGCGACTTGTGGCACTTGGCACAAGGGTGGCAGTCGTAATGGTGATCGCCCTGAAGGGCGCCATTCACTGCCACGAGGCCAATGCCTGGCCGCGACTTGTGGCACCCCGCGCACGGCACGCAGTCGTAATGGTAGCCATTTTTCAGAAGGCCTATATCCAGTCGGATCTTGCCGCACCCTGCGCACGGTCGCTTGTCTTTGTTGCCGCTCTCGGAGTTCATGCTGATATGCAGTCAATCCACACTTTCAATTTTGTGTCAGCAGTTAAAGGCCAGTTAATATTGAATATTGCGCCTGTGTAGGTACTCTCCCCTGGGCCACGCGATGTCCAGTAATGTAGAAGCAGATGACCCCCTGCCGGGCCCGCCGGGTGTTGACCTCAACCAGCTCCTAATAGACTTTGTGCAGCTTTACAGTGGGATGCGGCAGCGTGACGCCCGCTGGTACACAGCAATGGGGGTGACGGTCGGCGGGTCCGAGCTTGCTGCAATCATGGGGCTCAACCCTTACAGCACCTTCTTCGATGTTGTTGCAAGCAAGCTGGTGACGCTCGCCGGCGGCAACAGCTGGATGGGGGGCGGCGAGGCCTGCTGGTGGGGGACGCTCTTCGAAGACGTAATCGGCGCTTACGTTGCGGCCGACCTGGGGGCACCAATCCGAGGGGACGACATCTGCATCCAAGAGTTTCCCGGCCACCGCAACAGCCCCGACGGTTACATTGTTGCGCGGCTTTACCGTGGCGTAGGGGGGTCGCTCCACCTCTGGACGACAGCCATGAGCCCCAACGTCCCAACCGTGGGCCGAATCCTCCTGCTGGAGTTCAAGTGCCCAATGAGCCGCAAACCCCTCGGCAAGGTGCCAAGGCAGTATGTTCCGCAAGTCTGGTCGGGCCTTGCCGTCTCACCGGTGGCACACTTCGGCCTCTACGTCGATGCTGTCTTCCGTAAGTGCGGAATCCTCGACCTCGGGGACACGCCGGATTACGACACCAGCTATCACCATTATGACCGGGGCGCGTGGGAGTACCCAGTCGCGTGGGGCCTGATTGGCGTCTACGCGCCTCAGATCGACGCGCCCCGGCGCGTACGACTCGGCTGGCGGGGGGACGAATGGGCAGCCGGCGACCCGGACCCCGACGCGTCCGACGCTGACGCCCACCAGGCGGCATGGCAAATCCATTCAGCGTACTTCGGCATTTGCCTAAAAAACCAGGCGAGCGAAGTTGTTGACCTGGGCGACATGGAGGTGCAGCTTTTTAACCGCACGCTAGGCCTTATTGACCGGAAGCGGTTCCCGGTCACGCGGGGCGCAGTGTGTTTCGCTGATGGACGGGGCGCGGATCTCCATACGGATCAAGACATCGGCCAGGCTATCGAGGACTTTCAAGTCGGTGCGCCAGCCGACCACTGGCTGTTGGGCGTCCTCCCCTGGAAACTGTTCAGGGTCGACTATGTTCCTGTTTGCCGCCGACCCGGTTTCATGGCGGAGGTTGCGCCCCTTATCGAAGACGTTCACCGGACGGTAATGGAGGCCCGCGCTGCGGAGGACCCGGCGGCATACCTGAGCACCAAAGCACAATCAATGGGCCGTCCTCGACCCAAAGCGGGGTGCTCGTCGGCCGTCAGTGATAGCGACGTCCAGGACCTCTTCGACAGCATCGGCGGGACGAGCCCCAAAATCGCGACAGCGGAGTAATTTGCGAACTTCGCTTTTTTTATTGCCGAAAAAAGTGGGCGACCCGCAGTTTAGATGGCGGCGCGCTCGATGCGGCGGTAATAGAGGGCGGTGCCAGCCGTCTGGGAGTCACGCGTGATCTCGACGACCTGGCCTTCACGCCCGCCGTTCCAGACAATTTGGGCGTCATTTGTGTAGATAACTGGCAGGTCGCCGCGCGTTGTGTGTTCGCGGCGGAGAAATTCTTCGACTTCGGCAATCCCCATAATGCGGTGGGGGGGGGCAGACTTGTGATCAGGGACAACGAGCCCAAAGTTGTGGTAAGGGTAGGCGTTATAGAAGGGCGCTTTGCCCGCCAAGTCGGGACCGCCGGCCTGCTTCTCTTGCGCCTCACGAATTGCCTCGGTGAGGTGCTTCTTGTTGAAGAAGCGTTCTTCTTCGGCGACGATTATGACCTCATCGAGGCGGCCCTCTTTTGTCGGAAGTTCGGATTCAACCCCGTCGAGGAGTTTGCGAAGTTCGGGGCTGTGGTTAGAGTACTTCCCGTCGGCGCCGAGGACAAGGACCACGACCCAGTCACGGTCGCCACGGGGGGTCTCGCGCACGGCATCAAGGCGCACATACTGAAAAAGCTCCATGTCGCTAATGATACGATCTTTGTTAAAGACGGGCACCTTAGCGTTGCTGGCAAGGCCGCGGGGGGCAAGAGTGAGGCGGCGGTACGGGAAGTACGCATCGATAATGACACGAACAACGGTCTCTGGGGGAAAGACCTGCGACTGCCCGGCGGCCGCCATTAATATTGGCCATGGTGCACATATTCAAATCCTGCAACCGTGGGCGGCCGGCCGTCGGGCAAAGTTTGTGGCATCGGCGCAAAGAATCGTTGGCCGCAGCAGAAAAACCATGTTATTATTTTGCCCGCTTCGCCCCTTTTGTGGAGTACTAGTATACCGCGCATCACGAGAGCGAGTGCCCGCTTGACACATGGCACAGCCTGCGTATACCTACTCCCAATCGTTTAATGAGGCCACGGGCCACGGCAAGGCATTGTTTCAGAGCACCATCGGGCACCACCCAGTGGCGGCTGCCGTGGCAATGGGTGGCCTCGTGTTCGTCATCCTCATCCTTGCGTACAATCTCCACAAATGCAGAAAGAAGGGCGGCAAAAGTTCGTTCGGAATCCGCCCAGGGAACAACCTGGTTACCGGTAGTAACAACCCTCAGTGGTGGCATGGTTCCGGTGACGCCGGGTACGGGGGGTCCGTCCACCGCGAGACGACGCCGATTCACCACGCCGCATTCTACGGATCCACCCACCGTGAAGGCCTCGAGGTAACGCCCCCCAAGACGGGGTGCCCCCCCGGCACAAAGACCCTGTACAGCCCGGACGAGGGGGGCTCTTTGAAGCCTTATTGCGTCCCCGAGGACTACTCGTCCAGCCAGTACAAGCCCTACTCGCCCAGCACCGCGAGCTGCAAGGCCACCTGGGACCCTAGCGCCACAGCCGAGGCCGTCTACCTTGCCACCGTCGGGAGCCTCCAGCATGACAGCTACGGCGAGGCTCGCCTCCAGAGCGCAATCAACAGCATATATGATGGCGCTTCTCATGAGTAGGTCGCCGACATGAAGCATTTGTGGGCCGCTAATCAAAAATCCGCACCATATATACTGATTTGGGCGTTTTATTTTGGGCGCCCACGAGCCAGTGAATTATGCACGGTCGCGCAAGTTATTACTCGGGCTGTATAGTAAGTGCATTACAAGTGACCGCCTGCACATCCAGAGATGGACCCGCAGACGTTCATGCCGGGCCAGAACCATGACGGTGTTATTAAAAACACAATCGGGAAACACCCCACGGCGGCCGCCGTTGTTATGGGCGTATTAATCTTAATCACGGTGGTCCTCACAATCTCAGTCACCCGGAAGGGCAAGACCGGCAAGACGGGGTTCGAGGGCCTCGCAGTCACGCCCCCCAAGACGGGTTGCCCCCCCGGCACAAAGACCCTGTACAGCCCGGACGAGGGGGGCTCGTTGCAGTCTTATTGCGTCCCCGAGGACTCGTCCAACCAGTATAAGCCCTACTCGCCCAGCACCGCGAGCTGCAAGGCCACCTGGGACCCCAACGCCACGGCCGAGGCCGTCTACCTTGCCACCGTCGGAAGCCTCCAACATGACAGCTACGGCGAGGCGAGCCTCCAGGGCGCAATCAACAGCGTATATGATGGCCTTTCTGACGAACAGATTTCCAACAAGCTGCATGGGTGGGACGCCTAAGCGAAAAAGCGTGGGTCTTTGGTAACGGATCCTTTTATTTTTTGACTGCGACATCCCCGCGTTTCTATCACGGCGCGCGCTCCCGACTTCTCTGCTAGAGAGTTGTTCGCCGGGCAGTATAGTGAACCCTTGCCCAGCAGCAATGGCCGACACACTAGGACCCCCCGACTTGTCAGGGCGGCCCGCCGCTTCGGCAAAAAAGGCGCCCATCGCAAAAATGGCTGGCATAGTTGCCAAGCATGCCTACATGTCGCTTGCAATCATTATCGTTCTCGTGATCCTCGTGCTCGGGATGCACATTTACTACCACGGATTCCTATTCCTGGGGCCGTACGCCAAACCCTCTAAGGGCGGCTTCCGCTCGGCGAAGAGTAATAAGCGCAAGGGGGCCGACGATGCCGATGCCGAATCACAAAAGGGCGATCCCGAAACTGAGCGCCTCATCGACTCGATCAATAGTCGTTAACCGCCGCCTGGCCAATGGTGCCGGGGGCACATCCCTTTTGGGTTGAAAACCCGCAGCGGATATACGCATCCGGGCCCGATGTCTTACCCGCAACCCCCCCTCGCTGCAACCACCTCGCCCGGAAGCGAAGAGGCCGCGGCCGCAATCCAGGCCCTGCTGAACGACCTCGCCGGCCGCAAGGAGTTCCGAGCAATCCAGCATTCCGCCAGCCGACCCGCCGCTTCTGGCGACACCCACTGGGAGGGGTACATCCCCAAGCCCTCAGCAGGGCAGCTCTTCCTGCCCGGGATGCGGCTCAGCGGCGCCCAAAACTTTATCCGCAACTTTGAAACCCCCGACACCGGCTTCACGCGAGTGCTCATTAAGTGGCAGACGGGCACAGGCAAGTCGATCGCCGCCATCAGCATCAGCCAGGAGTTTATCCGCCAGTTCCGAGCGCGGGTGGCGCTCGGCGAGCACGGGCCGACCGTATTCATCATCAGCTTCACGGCCCGCGAGACAATCCAAGAGGACATGCTGCGCTACCCCGAGTTTGGGTTTGTCTCGCAGGCCGAGGTCGAAGAGCTGCGCCGCCTCCGCACGGTGGCGGGCGCAATGGGGCCTGCCACCCCCGAGGCCCGCCAGCTGTCAGCTCTCGTTGGGGTCCTCCGCCGCCGCATCACCGACCACAACCGGGGCGGGTACTACCAGTTCTACGGGTACAAGGAGTTCGCCAATCGCCTCTTTATTGTCACCCGCGCGGGGCAGGATCGTGGGTTTGACGTCCAGACAATCTATAGCCGCGCCAGTCGCGAGGACGCCGAAGCAACTTTCGGCGAGCGGCTTGCCGAGAGCGTCAAACGCGGCGACGTGGTCATCAACGAGGACCTGCTTGCCGAGATGCGCGGCGGCCTCCTCATCGCCGACGAGATCCACAACGTCTACAACATTCTTGAGACGAACAACTACGGGATTGCCATCCAGTACGCTCTCGACGCCCTTGGCGCCGAGGCGCCGCGCGCCGTCTACATGTCGGCAACGCCGATGACCGGGAGCGCCGCCGAGGTTGTTGACCTCCTCAACCTTCTTGTCCCCCGGTCGGCGCTCCCTGGGGGGGTCCCCCTCCGGCGAACCGACTTCTTTACGCGCGCCGCCGCGCCGGCCCGGCCACCTTACCGCGAAGAACCCGGCGGGAGCTTCACCCACGACGGCAAACGCTATAATATTAACTGCGCGTTTGAGCAGGCCGACCGCCGGCCTGTCAGGCGCATCGCCGTCACAGAGCTGCGCTGGATCTTAGAGCCCCCCGATGGGGGCGATCCTCCCGGCGATGAGGAACGCATCGCGCGAGCCGACCTCACGGCGCCCCTGCTCCTCGCGCCGTGGCGCGGGCGGCTGGCCGTGGTCGATGGCGCCCACCGGTTGGCCCGGGCAATGCGGGAAGGCGTTGCCGATCTCCCCACACGCCTGTTGACAGAGACCGACCTGGCTTCCTGCGAAGCCGGCGGCCGACAGTTTAAAAGCCGCGCCGTCGAGGCCGCCGAAGACCCCGATGAAATTTCGTCCTTTGTCATTTCGCAGCTGCGCGAGGGGGCCCTTGAGCGAATTGCCCACCTCGCTGCCGGCCGTGTCTCATTCTTGCTCGACTCCGACGTTGGGTCGTACCCCCGCCGCGAGTTCGTTGGCGACTCGGTCGCGGGGGTCCCCTACCTGCGGTTGACGCCCTGCCCCATGTCGCCATTCCATGAACGCACGCTCGCCCGGGAGCAGGCCCCAGAAGAGGGGGCCGACCCCGGGGCTGGCCCTGCGGCCGGCCTCGCGGCAAACGCATACACGCTGTACGACATGGCCTTCCCAAACCCCGGGTTCGCACCCGACGCCGCCAGCACCGATAGTACCTCTTACGGCCTTTACCTGTCCGGCGAGACGCCGATGCTGCTGCGCCAGGCGCCCGAAGAGTGGCGCACGGCGGTGGGCATCACCGTCGAGAAGGGGTCCGAGGCGGGTGTCTCTTCGGGAACCTACGTAATCACCGGATCCTTCCTCGGACCCGAGCGCCTGGCGATTTACAGCACAAAGTTCGCGCGAATCATCGAGGCGACCCTTGCGGCGATTCGTGCCGGGCCGGGCAAAATAATGATTTACCACCACCGTGTCCGTATGTCGGGCGTCCTCCTGCTTCAGGAGGCGCTGCGCATGAACGGGTTTGCCGACGAGACCTCGTTGCCAACGGATACGACAATTTGCGCCGTTTGTGGCCGCGCGAGGACGGCACACGGCCGCATCGGCGCCGCGGGCGACCACGAATACCTGCCGGCGCGGTTTGTGGTCGCCCACAGCGATGTTGACCGGGCCGTGATGGTGCGCAGCATTGGACGCTTTAACGCGCCGACGAACTTGCAGGGCCACCAGTACCGGGTGATAATTGGCAGCAAGATTGTGCGGGAAGGGCTCAACTTCCGAGGGGTGCGCCACCAACTAATTGCGAGCCTCCCGACCGACTACCCAACAATGGTCCAGGTTTTTGGCCGCGTCGTGCGGAAGGACTCGCACAGCGATCTTTCGGCGAGCGATCGCAACGTCCAGATAAGTGTGTTTGTCAGCACCCGTGCCGATGGCCGCCCCTCACCCGAGCTCCAGCGCTACATCGACAAGGGGCGTGAGTACCTCATCATCCAGGAGGTTGAGCGTGCGCTCCACGCATATGCCGTCGACGGCTTCGCGAACTACGACCGGATCCAATCGGCGCTCTTCACAGGGCCTGATGGCTTGATGCGGGCAAGCCTCAATGCGCTCCCGTACACCCCAGTTGTCGGCCCGGAGGAAGCTGCGGAGCGCCCCATGCAGATGGCAACTTACCTCGCGTACGGCCACAGCGAACGCGAGGTGGCAATGCTCGCGGCGGTTTGCCGCGTCCTCTTCAAAGCGCGCGCCGTCTGGACCTACGACGACTTGTGGGCTGCCATCCGTGGGGGCGCCGTCCGTGGCGTGAGCTTTAACCCCGCCGCCTTTGATGAGGGGAACTTTGCGCTCGCACTCAAAAGCCTTCGGCGGCCTGCTGGCGACCCCCCCATGCTCATTGTGAAGGCCAGCCAGTTCTATATTGCGGCGCGTGCACAGCCCAATGGCGACCCCGCGCTCGACATCGAGTCTTATTTGCGCAGCGCAGCACCGCCGGCGGGCGTCTCGGTGCGCATCTCCGACTACATCCGCAGGGAACGATCAGGGCAGAACTGGGAGGTGCGTCTCCGCGAGTTTGAGCGGGACTACCTGCGGTCTGACGCCTTGTCGACGCCCGAGCTCTCTCTTGTTGAGTACGGCGCGGCCTTCCACTACACACTCATCCGCCGGCTTGTGACAGCGCCCGCCGACAAACGGGTGACTATTGATGACGCGCGCATGCGTGAGTTGTACCGCCGTTTCCGCGTCGTCGTCACGGCCGCCGACGCAGCAATGCCAGCTGCGACACGCGTGTTTCGGGGCGGGCGATCGAAGGACCCCGACGAGATTGTCGGCTACGTAACCCCTGAGGCCGTAAGCCTGTACGACGCGGCAGGCGCGCGCTGGTATAACGCAAGCCGCGCCAATTTTGCCATTGGGCGCCGCCACCATGAGAACAACATTGTTGTCGGGTATGTCATGTCGTTGGGGCCCACGGGAGACGCCAGTGGCGAGGCATTTGCCGCAGAAGCTAAGGCCCGCTTTAAACTCCGTCCGCCAGTCCAGAAACTGAGCACCATGGCAAACCGGGGCGACATACGCAACTTGGCCCGCGGCGCTGTCTGCGAAACACGGCCCCGTGAAGAGCTTGGGGCCTACATCCGTCTCCTCCGTGAGGCCACTGCCCGTGCCGGGGCTCCGCCGCAGAAAACACGGGGTGGCTGCGGCGGGGAAGTCCACGGTGGCAGCGCCATCGCGCTCACAGCGCGGCTAGACTATGCCACAAAGTTTGACCGTGCGGCCCAAAAGCGCTTCCCGAGTGCCGGCGAGATGTGCGACACGCTGCGCCTCCATCTCCTTGCGCTTGAGGAGGATTCCCGGGGGCCGGTCGATGGGATGGCCACTGGCCTCCGCTGGCTCTACCTCTTCAATGACTGCCCCCCGTCAATATCGGGGCTAATTGATAAAACTGGTAGGGTCGACAGCAAGGCTGAGGCGGCCAGCGCCGTTTAGGCGCATCTGGCCCGTCACGCTTTTTGGCCGTGAAATTGAACTGATGTTTGCAAAAACATCCTCGGCCCGGGCGCGCTCGGACATCATGGAGTTCGAAAAATGTTTTGACGGGACGATAGACGTTGCCAACCCCATCGATTTCTGCGCCGACAAACGACATTTAATTGCCGCGGTTCGGGACAAGTACGCCGGCCGCTGTTTCAAAGGCGCCTACATTCTGGGCATCAAGTCGATTCTTGACAAAAGTGCCTGCCACATTGTGCGCACAAACGGTTCTGGCGAAGGGTATATCGATGTCCGGTTTCTCGCCGACGTTGCGGTGTTCAGCCGCTGGGACATCCTCACCGGCGTCGAAATTGTGAGCCATCAGCAGATGCTCGTCGGCGTTTACGAGGGCGCGCCGAACTATGGCAACCTTGACGCCGAACAGCCGCCCGCCGAACAGCCGCCCGCCGAACAGCCGCCCGGAGGGCAGCCGCCTGGAGGGCAGGCCCCGAAGGCGCGGTCCGTCGTGGCGGTCCTCGCCTCAAAGGCCGTTGAATCAATTGCCGTCGGCCAAAAAATTGCCGTTCGCGTCTTGCATGCTTCACACACGCCTATGCATTCCCAGGCGAGCGTCGTCGGCGCCCTACTGGTATGCGATCAGTCGGCGCGTGCCTATCGGCTGCGCGGCGCGCTCGATCAAAGCGCCCGCGCCGAGTTGGCGCCAATGTTCGCCGCGGTCGAGTCCGAGCTCAAGGCGCGCGCCGCCCTGATTAAGACACGAAAGGCCGACTTGTGGTTCTTTGAGCTCCTTCTCTACGCCTTTCGCGACTCCGGCGCCGGGGCGCCAAATGCGCCTGGCAAGGACTCTGAATTCCTTGCGTGGGAGGGTGGTCCTGTCTGGAGTGGCCCCCACGCCTTGCAGCCCCTTGAGGCCGGCGTCAAGGCGGTCAGCGCACTCGACATCGTCCGTCGCGTGGTGGTTGACGGGGAGAGTGTCCCGGTCACAGGGGTCTGGTCGCGGTCTCTTGCCCTCCACCGCTCGTCGCCGCTCGTCGCCGTTGCGCGTGGCGAGGGGGTTGCAGCCCCCTCGGCCTGGGTAGTTGTTGATGGCACCCCCCGCGCCGTCTTTGCCGAGATCTTGAAGAACATACTCGACTTCCTTGTTGCAACCCGCGAGCTTATACTTGTCTACAGCTCGCGGGATCTGATCAACAGCCACATCAACCTCTGGAGCGTGATGCGGTCGGCGCAGCGCCTTGCCGTTCGCTGATTGCGGGCCCGCGGCGGGCCCACCCCTCTTTTGGACGCAGCTGCCAGTCGAGTAAACACCAGGCTACGAGCAGTCCTCTCGTAATGGTTTCAGCGTCGGCGGCTGCCGCAGAAGAAAATGCTCCCCGCACGCCAAGCATTAGCCAACAAAAAAGCTTTATTGTTGAGAATGCTGGCATACTCAACCGCGAGACAAAACTCGCCATCCTTTCCATCGTCATGATGGAGATTGGATCCAACGTTGTCATGGAAACTGGCGGGAATAAGGAAGTTGACATTGACCTTGACGCCGTGACTGAGGCAAACGAAGAGGTCCTCCACCATATTTACAATATTGTTTTGACGCGCCGAGAGGCGCTCAGCCAGCCCGCCGGTCCCCAGCCGGCGCGCCCCGAGGGTTGTGACGCTTCTTTCAGAACGCTCGACGGCGGCTAGGACGGCAATGTGCCCAGCGGGTATCTAGGCATCCACTTTTTTTCTGCAATGCTGTCCCGGTGAAGATCCGCCCGCTCCATAAGAACCCGCACCCAATATCTGGAGAATAGAGGGCGTGATGGAAAGTCACGCAAGTCCCCAAGATCTCCTGCTTGCATATAACCCCGGCTTTACAGGCTTTACATCCCTCAGCAACATGCCCCAACCGATCGAAGTGTCGGTTCCGGACGATGACTTGTTGTTTGGCGAGCGCGTGACACCCGACGGGTATTACGAGGACTTTACGGCCAGCCTTAATCGTTTTGTTAAAAAGTACCCCCAGATAGCTTTCCCGCAGGGCGGGCTTAAAAATGGTGGTGCGTCAAAGGCTCTCGACTGGGGGGCGGTCGTTACCGTGTTTGATACTGCCGACGAGAGCGAGGATGGTAGCGACAGCGCCAGTGAAGTCAGACACGAGGACGCAGAAGCGGGCGAGGACGCAGAAGCGGGCGAGGACGCAGAAGCGGGCGAGGGCGCAGACGAAGAAGCGGACGAGGACGAAGAAGCGGGCGAGGGCGCAGACGAGGACACAGAAGCGGATGCAGGCGAGGACGCCATCGGAGGCGCCCATCATCATTTAGTCGCATCATTTGGAGATTTTATTATTGATAGTGATTTTGTTGGAGGCGCAATGGACGAAACTGATGCCGAAATCCCCTCGTATGCCTCAGTTGCGCAACTTAAATGCGCTAAACCCTACAGTCCCAAATTTACGTCGTCTCCCGCCACAGGATTTATGAAACGTGCCCGGATTTCGGAGGCGTCACAGTCAGGCCACAATATCAACAACTTTGTTGTCGACAAGTAGAAAGCTTGTGTCAAGCGCGTATTTTGAAGAGTTGTGGCGCAGGCTATACTGCCTCACAAGACAAAACAATGTCAAATTTTCAACCCAACGACGGTTCACAGTTTGTATTTGGGGAGGTTCCGGTCGAAGCCTCGGTGTCTTCTTCTCAGCACGCAACTCCTGCCGAGATAATCAAAATCGCGCGGGAGATCTGGAAGCGCGTCACCGAGTCAAAAGTTGCCAAAGAGGACGACGCCGCCAACGATAGGCTTCTTGAGGTGCTCCAGACCGATTATAAAGATTTCAACATAAGCTTTCCGATTGTCCTCCGCTGGATGGTCCAGATGCGAAAATTTAGCGCCAAGGCTTTCGAGAAATACCTCTTGAAGCACGCAACGGCAAAACTAGACACGCGGGAGGAATTCCTCGAGCTGCAGGCGGAGTACCTTGTCCTCCTGCACCGAGAAGAAAACCGGCATTCGGACGAAAATGTTATTCGGCGGTACCGCGCCTCCCTTGTCAAGCAGCTCCTTGAGGAAGACAAGGTTTTTATTGAAATGCAAAAACAAGTCGAAACAGACTTTGCACGCCAAGACACAGATAACGATCGGGACCGGCGCAAGCGGCTGTTCGAGTATCTTCTCAGCCAAAAAGACGCGCGCGCATCGCAGCCCAACGGAAACTAGTAATTTGCGACTGTCAGGACATACTTAGAGAGACACCATTTTGTGCCATACTGATGATGGATCTGCCGCCCCCACCGGCGCAAGTGGCCGATCACCTGCCGGACCTAGCGAGTGAACTCGATGCGCGGGTCTGCTCAATCCACCGCATTGTGGGCACGCTGTGTGCAGTCATCGAGGGCACCCGCCAGGAAAGCCCAATCTTTAACATCACAACATTTGAGACCCGCGCGGGCGCGATCTTGACCTTGCGCCAGCTCTACATGGATCTCCAGAAGCTCACAGCACTGGTGGTCAAAAATGGCGCCGCTGCTGAGGCGCTCCACCGGGCCGAGCTCAAAGTCGCCCAGGAGGGTCTCAACCGTGCGCAGCCACGGGCAGCCGACGGATCTGCAGCGGCTAGTAGGCCGCCAGATCCGGCGCCGGTCGCCTGGGCAAAAGTCGCTGCGACGCATATGCCACACCCTATACCCGCCCCGCTCGCCCCGCTCGTCCCGGCCCGACTGTCTGTCAATATTATTGGAAGTATTGCCATCGACGCCATCGTCCTTCCAACTGCGTTAAAAAATGCGCCTGACATCTTTGCGGGCATTACAGGCGGCGACATCTACTATATCCCGCATTGGAACCACTTTGCCGTGCGGGTCGGTGGGTGCGTCCTCCATGCGAATCTGGGGCACATCTACCGCCCCCCCCCACGCAGTGCGGGCTCAGTTACCTATGAGGCGCCGGCACGCGTTAAAGACTGCCGGCGCCAAGGGTGCGCCGGTGCCACGTGCCGGTACTACCACGACCCTGAACATTTTGCTGGATCAACTGATGTGCGAAACTTCATGGCCGATTCCTGGCACTACACCCCGGCCGCTTCGCCCGCCCGATACGGCACCCGCCGCATCGGGTCGGCAAATGAAATTGAGGCCGACCTTCGCGTGATTAGTCTTGACGAGGCGCGCCGGTTCCTTCATCAGACGGCACATGACATCCTTTGCGCGGCAATCCTCTGGCAGCACGTCCTTGCCCCGGCGCAGCGGCAAAATAAGCCGAGGCGGTGAACTCGTGCGGCCAGTTATTTTTTGGCGCCCCCTTTACACCGGTCGTTGCACTGTTCACCTCTCGGGGGCCGCGGCCTGCTGCCGCTATTTTGCTTGCAAAATTTGCTGGCGCGGGCACCCTTCTGCGCCGGGCGCCACCCCTCCTCGGGGGCGCGCGCCGCGCCGGCGGCTGGCGGCAAGACTGCTGTGGTTGGCGGGGCAATAACGGGGCGGCGGGAGGCCCACCGGCCCTTTAAATATTGTTTTATGAGGTTGAAGGCCGGCGCAACGAGCGCTTCGAGCCGTGAGTCGGAGCTGTCGATGAGGCGGACTCGCTCAATGTCGTGCCAACGGACCTCGCTGACCTCGGCCATGTGGCTGAGGTCGCGCAGGGTTGGCCGGGAAGGGTCGTCGTAGCCGTCAGCATTTGCAAGGTGCGGGTTGGCAAGCGCGATGTAGTATGCGCAGACATAGCGAGTGCCAGCACTGACGTGGCTGACGCGGCGCTTGACGCCTGGGAGGAACCGGTACTCGCTCTTCTCGACGCCGGTCTCTTCATGCAGCTCGCGGGAGGCGCAGAGGCTGTCGGCCTCACGCGCGTTGAGGTGGCGCCCCCTTGGCACCTCCCAGAGAAGAACGCCGGTGGCGCGAGCGAGCATAACAAGACGGCGGAGGGCAGCGCCCCCGTCCTCACGCATGAAAGTGGACTGGAACTTGGCGTACTTTTTGTTATAGAGGTCGCGGTTATCGAGCGTGAGCCAGATGCGGTACCACATCTGCTCAAAGTTGAGGGAGAGGACGTCGAACAGCTCTTCCCGCGTCATGAGGTCGAATAGGGGGGTGATGTTGCGGAGCGTCATGGCGAAGCTGGCGCGCCCCCGCGCGTATCGGCCGTGGACGAACTCGGCAAACGCGTAGGTGTACCGCTTGTGTGCAAGCAGCACCTCGGGGCGCCCTGTTTTGACGTTGCGGCGGCACAGGATAATGCCAATCGACGTTTTGGTCGGCACCCGCGGCCCCGTTAGTACCGGGCGGTCTTCATCGCTCTCCTCACGAGGGGCCGTTCTGCCGTGGCAGGGGGGGGGTCTCCCCTGCCCAAAATTGTCTGGCCGGGCACTGAGGGTTGGGCCGCCAACCGTGGTCAGCCCTTTTTCACCCCCTTTTTTCATTCTGGTGAGGGGGCGGCGCTCTGTTATATAAAAGGTTCGGCCGGCTTCAATGGAGAAATGCCGGCGGCGCCGGTTTACTACATGCCAGACGCAAAACTTTCGGCGGCGACCGGCGCAGCCGCCACTTTTTGGCGGGACTGTATACGCTCGTCCTGGGCGCAGTGGCATGGACTCTCCCGCACTCTATGGCGTTGGCCGCGAAACCCCGCGGGCCCCACCCCGCTTTCGGGATCGAGTAATCGCCCAGTTTCGGTCGCCCCAGAACCTTGCCTACCTCCGCGATCTCTTTACCCGCCGCGTGCCGGCGGGCCCGCTGCGGGCCTTCACGCTAGCGACTCTGCATGATGCTTTGATCGAGTACTCCAGCGGCACCGGGCGCGCGATCGAGGTCCTCGCTTCGGACCCTATCGCTCAACGCGGCGCGCTCCGGCCTGCGGTTGGCCTTTGGGATGAGGTGCGGCGGCTAAATCACGCTTTCTATGAAGACCGCCTCTCCCTCCTTCGCGATCAGGCCCACAATATTGAGCGACGCGCCCCCCGCGATGGGGTCGGCGAAGACGACGAACCCTACCATATGCGGATGTTCGTCTCTGACAGCCTGCGGCCGCCTGGCCTTGAGCACCTCAACGGGCCGGGGCCCCTGTACGCCTTGCGCGAGGACCAGCTGGTTCACCCTCCCACCGATGGTGACGTCTTTCTTTACGGCGAAGACGATTCGCCTTGGAGCCGGGGCGACCCACACCGCACTCCTGAGCAGGCCCTTGCCGAGTACTGGGGCGATGGTTGGACCGCAACTGAAACAAAGGTTGGGTCCTCCGAGATCCACGCGGGTCAGGCCTACGGGGATGCCTACGCCTGGGGGGGCTCTTGGCGAGAAAATGGCGGGACACGTTTTATGCGCCGCGAGTCAATCCCCTTTTGGCAGCAGGGGGGGCGGGAGGGGTATGACCGTGACATCGAGGATACCCTGGGTACCGCCGGGCGCGAGCTTGATGGACACGTCCGCCGCTGGGACATGGACCGCGTGCAGAAGCCCCACGGCCAGGAGTACCGCCGATATGGCCCCCGATCTGGCCACGCCGTCTAAGAATCAAGGGCTCCACTTTTTGCACGCTCAGGGGGGGTCTCACATCCAAGGTGATTGGCAATGAGCCCCAGGGGCATCCGCACTTTAATCCCCGCGTGGACTGCGTTTAAGAACCAACCGATGTCCTCGCCGCAGACGTACCCCCCGGAAGAAAGGGCCAATTCTTTAACACTAAAGGGGATTTCCGTGGCAACTGCCACCACCAGCGCCGTGCATCCAAACCCGCCCCCGGCAATAACCATCGACGTTATATTGGGGTTGGCCGGCTGGAACTTCCGCGCATCATGGAGCGATAGCTTTGAATCCTGCAATGTACATACGGCCGGCATGCCGCCGGCCCATCTGACGGCGTAAGGGATCACGACAACAGGGTGGCCGGCGGCAAACAGGTTGCTTATGGCCACCCAGTAGGTCGGCTGCACCTGAATGTCGGCGTCAATATACCATATTATATTTGCGCTCCGCTCGACAGCCTCCCGCATGAGCCGAATACGTTTAAGCATCACCCCGTCATAATTGTGACGTTTATCGGTGGGGATCGCGTACCAAGGCACCGTCACAATGTCAATCCCGGTTATTTTGCATGCCCGCTGGGCGGCATCATCCCCTGAGCGCACCGCGGCGCATTTAATAAATTGGATCTCGGGGTGCGCCGCGGCTACCGCCGCAATGCCGGCGCCCCAGCCATCAACTAAAGCAGCGTCGCGGTCAATGAGCGGCATTGCGACCAGAACTATCATAGGTAGGGTCCTTCAAAAAGAGCGAATGACAATTTTTTCTTCAAAAGCGTGTGGCCAAAGTCCGCTTGAGGAAAGTAGATTCACTCCAATATGTGGTCCGCGTCTGGGGGATCGGCGGTTTTGTAAAAAAAGTTTTCTCAAAAACAGCGCATCGGCGAGCTTTGCTCGCACTACCCCGGCGTGGTGTGTACTGCCCGTCTTGCGGTCCACCACCTCAGTGGCCTGGAGGCTTTTTTTGACTGTCTTGAGGTAATCGGCAATATGGCGGAAGGGGGTCCCATTCAAGAAGGCATTCCCGTTATCGATATAATCAATGGGGGGTGGACTGTATGATGTCGGCCTTTTTAGGACATTGAGCCCGGCCGCATCGGCGCTTTAGTTAGTTACTGTACAAAAAAAACAGTTAATATTTGGTGGCCAGACCCCCCATAGAAGGAGATCCACTTGCGGTCGCCCGCAGCTAGCTGGGAGTACCACCGCATGACATCTGTAAAGTCTACCGGGACACAATTTCTCGAGCGATGTCAAGGCCCGTCTTGCCGGCAGCGCGGTAGTTTTGGAGCTCAATAATATCATAACCAAAGATGGTCATCGCGTCCGTGAATCTCTGGTAATGTCCGTAGGTGCCGGTTTCTAGGTAATGGGCGATGTAGAAGATGGGATGCTGGCTGCATGTTTTCTTCGTGTCGAGGTACTCTTTCACCCCCTCGAGGTATGCTTCCGAGGCTGGGGCTGTCTTCTTTTGGCGGAGGTCTGCCCCCGAAGGGACTTGGTTCATACCAATTGGTTGTTGCACAAAAAAACATTCAATTTTGCAGGCCCAATAAATACTACTTAACTCGTTGGTAGATTAGATCCCCATAGAAAGAGAGCCACTTGCGGTCGCCCTCAGTAAGAATCCCTGCAAGCGCACGGTTACGTGCTTCAAAGTCCGGGATGCTCTTCGCGGCGTTGGTCGAGGCCGTGAGGCTAAAGCCCCGCGAGGTAAACTCTGACGTGAGGGCTTTTGTGTTGACGAGGAACTCCTCGTAGTAGCGGCCCTCACTGAAAGGAAGGAGTACCCCAATGCGTTGGCCAGCGGCCTCAAGTTTCTCGCTGGCGTAGAGCCGTCGCAGCGAGAATTTTCGCGTCGGCGGGGCAGCGCCACCCCCCTCAAAGATGTCCCAGGACTCGCCAAGAGCGGTGCGGTCACTGGTAAAGGCGGCGTGGACGGCCTCGCCGAGGAGGACGGTCAGGATAACCTGGCCACCGACTTTAACAGACCCGCGGGCGAGGGCGACAAAGTTGCGCATTGAGGAGACGTCTGCGAGGAAATAGTGGACGGCAAGGTTGCAGACAAAGGCGTCCGCCGACATGGGGGTGAGGCCAAGAGACTCAAACTTACTCAGTGTCTGGCCGAAGGGTTCGTTGGCGTCAGCGGCAAGGACATGGATTGTGGTGGCCGTGCGCGACTTCCCGTCACGCCCGCGGCGGGCAGCGCCGCGCCCATTTTCATCCGCATGGGTGTTTCCCGGGGTCGTGCCACGCTTCGCGAAATTGTACTTGCGGCGCACCAGTTCAGAAAGGGCGGCGCGGTCCCGATCGACGGCAATGAGGTGCTGGACCTCGGCGTCGAGGTAACGGTGAAGGTCCTGCCCCTTGCCGATGCCAACATCAACTACCCAGCCGGCGTGCTTCAGCGCGGCAATGCGCTGCGTTTTAACAAAACTGATGACGGCCGTCTGCGCGCGGTATATACCATTCTTGGGCTTCATGAAGTAGTCGAGCGCGGGCCCCTCCCAGAGCTGCTCGATGGGGAAAGGGTCAACATAGTTGAGCCAGATGAGCTCGGCCGTGTAGAAGTCGTTGCCAAAGTAACACCCTGTTGCGAGCTCGCGGCGGCGGTCTTCGCGCACGCGGGTCAGCTCCCAGTCGACGAGCGCGGCGCCGCCACCGGCGGCGATACAGCCGCCGGCGCAGCGGACTTCAACAATCAGCCCGTCAATCTCGGCGCCATGGGGCGAGTCGTCGGGGTGCTGGTAGACGTAGGCGAGCGGGGCGTCGCTGGGCGAGAACTGGATTGGGAAGTAGCTGCCGGTTTTCATGCCGCTGTCGTCGGCCTGGCCGCGGGCGCCGCGGCCGCGCCGCGGCTCAGTGCCGAAGAGGTCGGCATATCCGGGGCACCACTGGAGGCCGAGCGCGTCGTAGAGGTCGGGGTTAATTCCGACAAATAGGAAGTGGACCTTGTGGCCGGGCAGATCGACGAAGGGCTCCTTTCCAAGGATGCTCGCCGGCGTGCGACGGGCGAGCATGTCAATGGTGTTGTGGGCCGCCGGCTTCCACTTGTAGGTTGACGTCACACTGTAAGGCTTTCCCGGCTCAACAAATATGAGCCCGTCAGTCTTGTAGGGGTGCGGTTTGTCGTACACGGCGCTGATTTCGCGTGCAAGGTCGGCGGGCCGGTCGCTGCTGAGGCGGGTGTAGCTTTTCGCGCTGACAGGCATGCCCACCTGGCGCATGATCTCGACAGCCTCGGCGATCCGGCTAATCCGCTCTTTGAAGCCGTCGGGCGTCACGTCCTCGCCCGCAATGGCAATTACGTCAAACGCGTAGAACGTGGTGTCCGACCCATCGATGACGAGCTCCCCATCGAGGATTGTGTCTCCGGCATAAATGGGGTCGGAAATATTTACCCCGGCATTTGGCGCAAAACCGTCAATGAGGCGGTCAGAGATAATTACGCCCCGGCCGTCATGGACGACCGCAAGCGCACGCTTGCCATCGGTTTTTTCTGTGAGGTACAGGCCTTTTGGCGGATAGATACCTCGGTAGTCGGCGCGCGTGATTGCAAGCGCCGACGGCAACATCCGTTTTAAGCCGAGCTCATGCTGGAAGCGGCGCAGGTACCCCGGCGCTTTCACGATTAACTTTGCCGCGCGGTAGACCTCGGCCTGCATAATTGCTTCGCGCATGTACTCGGGGTTCGCGAGGTGTAGGATTGCTTCGGCGGCGGCGGTGACATCGGCGGGCCGGATTGCGTCGCGGACGTCGGCGGGCCCCATAAACTCGGCCTCGACCTCGTAGCGGTAAAGCTGGCGGGGGGCAGGGTTGGCGTCATCGTCGAGGCGCAGCGCCGTGAGGAATGTCGCCGGCGACATGGGCGGCGCCGTCGCAAACATCTGGGCGACGATCTGTTTCAACGACGAGCCCGCGTCGCTGCCCATGATTTGGCGCGTCACCGTCATGTCGATGCGCCAGTGGAGCTCGGGACGCATCTCGGAAACCCCGACCAGCGTGAGGGCAAAACTCACGCGCGCCTTTGCGCGGATCACCGCGCCCTCATCACTGCTGAAGCCGTGGTCGTCGAGCCGCTCGGCCGACAGCGCGACCGTGTAGGCGAGGCCACTGGTGCTCGGCACCCGGAAGGGGATTAGGATCGGCTCTTTTCTTATAAACTGTTCCCGCACCCGGCGGCCAGCTTCAAAGAAAATTTCGCGAATTCTCATTGGGCGCAAGTGGCGCTGGGGGCCTTCCCCGCGGGCCGCCCCGCGCACGTCCATGATTGAGCTCACCATCTGGGTCAGCGCGCCGTCCCCAATGGCAAACGGGTGACCGTCCCCGCTTTTTTTGGTTTGGAGCGCCTCGTAGATTGCTGCGAAGTTGGCGTAGTCGACGTCCTGGATGCGAACTTCGAGCTCGGGGGTTGAGCCGTCGTCGCGGCCCACTTGGCGCCGGTAGCGCGTCACGAGGGTTTCCAGCGTCGGCTTTGCGCTGGCTGTGGACATGTCGCGCAGGCGCGGGAGTATATAATATGTTTTGTGGATTCAATTACGTGGCGCAGATCTGGATTTGAACTGGGCGGTGGTCCTAGTACCTGCACGACCAATGGCGTCTGCGCCGGTCCACATCGCCAACATGAGGATCGCGATTGAGGCCGGCACCATCCCGGGAAAGTTTGCCGAGGGTCGTACCGAGTTTGTCTTCCCCACGCTCGCCTATGCTAGCGCCCGCGGCGCAACACTCTTCTGGACGATTCGTGTGCGGCTCATCCCCCCGCAGGGTGGCGAGTACGCCGTGATTACCGATGCTATGCTTGACCAGCCGGCGGCCGACCTCGACGGGTACAAAGCCGAGATTACCGTTAAAGCCGCGCAGAAAGGGGGGAAGGTTCGCGACATCTTTCCGACCTACGTCAGCGTCGGAAAAAATCTTGGCAAAAAGAACGCAACAAACTGTATTACGCAGGCACTCCGTGACGCCCTCGGCCTTTATAACAAGCAACTCAAGCGGGGTGACACCGGCGAGGCCGCCGCTGAGGCCGCCGCTGAGGCCGCCGCTGAGGCCGCCGCTGAGGCCGCCGCTGAGGCCGCCGATGAGGCCGCCGCTGAGGCCGCCGATGAGGCCGCCAGCGAAAAGACATCCCTTAACACTTTTGACGCAAAGCCGCCCCCGATGCTCGTTAAGAAAATTGGCGATTCCCGTGAAGCAGTACTCAAACCGGCGGACTTTGTCTCCGGCATCACAGTCCAACGCAAGCTGGATGGCGTCCACTTCGTCGTCTACGCACAAGCCCCCCCCGAGAATACTGGGGATGGGCGCCCGACCCCGCATCTGGTCCGCTACTCGCGAACGGGCACCGAGTTTCCGGGCAAAGACCACATCGTGGCCGAAATGCTGCCCATGTTTGCGGCGGTGCCGCCGGTCAAACCCGGCGAGTATGGCACGCCAGCGGCGCCGACAACTGAGCGCGACCGGTGCGTCCTTGCCGCCTACGGCGCAGGGCCGGTCGCAACCGGGCCCATTCCTTACTTTGACGGCGAGCTCTACCTCCACGGCACCCCCCTCAACAGAATTTCAGGACAGGCGCGTCGGGGCGACGACGACCGCCATCTTGAATTCCACATCTTTGATGTGTTCTTTCCTCATGCAAAGGCCGCCGGCCATGACATGGAAAGCCGCCATCGCCAGGCCTACCTTGACGCTTTCTTTATGGCGGCCGACGCGGGGGGGAGGCCTCACCCCCACATCCTCCGCGTTGAGAACTTTCCGGTGGGCAGCATGGCAGAGTTAGATGCGCTCGTGAAAAAGTTCATTGCAGAGGGTTACGAAGGAGCGATTGCGCGAAAAGACGCGGCCGGGTACCGCTATGGGTACAGCAACTACCACTCGGCAAACCTTCTAAAAATAAAGCCAAAGTACGACGCAGAATTTCCGGTTGTTGGGTACACGCAGGGGACCCGGGGGAAAGACGTCGGGGCGGTCATATGGGTGTGCGAAGTGCCCGACCCGAAAGACCCTCACGACAAAACGTTCAACGTCGTCCCTAAAAATATGAACTACAAGACTCGCAAAGCCATCTACGAGTGCCTTGGCCAGAAAGTGCAGGCTCCCGATGGCCAAATGACCACACGCTTCGAGCGTGACGTGAAGGGCCTGCCGCTGACCGTGGAGTTCGCCGAGAGCTCAGCAGAGACCGGCAAGCCCCTCCAGGCTAAAGCCCTCACCTTCCGCACGTACGAGAGCGGGCCGGACAATGACCCAATCCGCAAGCTGATGGCCGAGTGCGCCATCGAGCAGTGACCCGCGCCCTAAGCGCTTTTTTTTTATAACGCGGCGGCCGCCTCGGCCATCCTTCTTAAGAGCCCCCCGTAAGGGCATCCCCGCTTGACAGTTTTTTTTTTACACCGGCGCGCCCCCGGCGCGATTTTGAACATTACGTTTATCAACTATACGGTAGCCGGATGGCCGGCCACTCACTCATCCAGTATATCGGCTTCCAGCTGAGCGGCGATGAGGATCACCGGCGCAACAGCTTTGCACCGATCAACAGCTATGAACTGTTCTCGGCGGCGGGCCAGCCGGTGCCGGGGGGCGTCTACGACCTTCGCCTCGGCACGACGGACCACACCTACCTGTGCCTGACGTGCATCAATGGGAAAAAGCTCTGCCCCGGCCACCGGGGCCACCTCACGCTGCGGGTCGCCGTTTCGCAGCCGATCGCGATTGCCGAGATTCGTCGCTGGCTGCGGGTCGCCTGCCTCAAGTGCGGCGAAGTCGTCGTCGACCGTGAGAAGTACGCCCACCTCCCGGTGGGAAAGCGGCTCTCCGAGGCGGCAACGACCGACACGGCCGGCAAGCGCTGCCCACGGAAGGGCTGCGGCGCCATCCACCCGAAAATCACGAAGGACGAAGAAGACTACTTCACCTTCTGGGCCGAGCCCCCGAACCTTGGGGAGAAGCGCCCCCCCCGCGTGCTGGCGCGGAACGCCGAGAAGCGGGGCGACAAGCTCTACCCCGATACGATTCGCGCAATCTTTGAGCGCATCAGCGACGGCGCCGTCGAAGCCCTCGGCCGCAGCTTAAACGTCCACCCACGCAAGCTCATCCTGCGCGAGATTTCAATCCCGCCGAACACAATCCGCCCGGGCGTCAAGAGTTTTGGCGGCGCAGGCAGCAGCTACCATGACAGCACAAACCTGCTGCAGCACCTCGTCAAGCGAAACAGCCAGCTGCCTGAGCGGCTGCCGGATGCGATGGGCCCCCTCGGCCCCGGCGGCGTCGTTGAGGGTGAGCTCGAACGCGCCGTGCAGAACCTGCAGCAGATCTACTACGACCTGGTCATGGGCAGCAGCAGCACAAGCGTGACACAGGGCAGCAGCGGCCGCCGCGGCCTCGTTGTCGGCGCGCGCCCCGTCCACAGCTTCCTGCGCAACCTGCCCCGCAAAGAAGGGCGCGTGCGCGCAAACCTGCTCGGCAAGCGAGTGTTCTATATTAGTCGCAGCACGATCAGCGGCAACATGAGCTTTCGCGTCGACGAGGTCGGCGTCCCGCTCGAGTTTGCGCGCACCCTCCAGGTGAAAGAAATTGTCCAGGAGTACAACCGTGACTGGCTCATGACGTTCTTCCTCAACGGCCGCCGCCAGTACCCCGGGTGCACACACCTCGTTCGCCGCGCGACGGGCGAGCTCCACGACGTCGCCGGCCTGCGCGACTTCCGCCTCGAAGTCGGCGACGCCCTCTTCCGCGACATCGTAAACGGCGACGCCGCCTTCTTCAACCGCCAGCCCACGCTCGAGCGGTCGTCAATCGGCGTCCACCGCGTGGTTGTCATCCAGGACCCCAGCGTCCACACGTTCCAGATGAACGTGCTGGCCTGCGAGTGGTACAATGCCGACTTCGATGGCGACCAAATGAACCTTTGGGTGGCGCGCGAGCCGAGTGCGCGCGCCGAAGCCATGGTCATGTCGAGCGTAGCCAACTGGTTCATCAGCACGAAGACGTCGGGCCCCGTCAACGGCGAGGTCCAGGACAGCACCGTGGGGTGCTATGAGCTGACCCGTAGCGCGGTTCGCATGGACAAATACCACGCAATGGCCCTTTTCGCCGGAGCCGGCGTTGAGCCGCCCCGTTTCGACGCCGAACCGGCCGACCACATCTACACCGGCCGCGACATCGCCTCGCTGCTCTTCGAGCAGACGCCCATCAACTACAGCAAGGTGCCCAGCAGCTACAGCGACCTTTACGCGCCCTACATCGCCTACGACAAGAGCGAGATGCTCACGGTCATTGAGCAGGGGCGGCTCGTGCGAGGCGTGCTCGACAAGCGGTCAATCGGCGCCAAGTCCAGCGGCGGGGTATTCCACCTCATCAGCCGCGAGTTTGGCCCCCAGCGGGCGCTGGATGCAATATTCGCACTCCAACAGATTTCTCTCCAGTTCCTGCTCTTCCGCGGCTTCACTGTCGGCACCGCCGACCTCCTGCCGTCGCCCGCGGCCCTCGATCAGATCCGCGCGCTTGTCTCGAGCGTGGGCCTCGAGTCGCGCATCATTACCGACCGGCTCCTGCGCGGCGAGATTGTGCCGCCAATCGACAGCACTGTCCACGAGTTCTACGAGCGCTTGCAGATTAATGCCCTCAAAGTGCCCGAGGCCGAGGCCTTGCGCTGGATCCTCGGCACGACCCGCCCCGAGACCAACGGGTTCTTTCGCATGATTGCCGTCGGGTCGAAAGGCAACAACCCCAACCTGATCAACGTTTCGGGCGCAATCGGGCAGACAACGATTAATGGCGAGCGGATTCGCGCTCAGTTCGCTTTCGGCCGCACGCTGCCCTACTTCCCGCGCTTCTCGACCGACCCCGCAGCGTACGGCTTTGTCGCCAACAGCTACATAACAGGCATGCGCGCCAGCGAGTTCATCTTCCAAGACATGAACGGGCGGTTCGACCTCATCAACAAGGCCCTGTCGACTGCCAGCACCGGGTACTTCATGCGCAAGGGCGTCATGAACAACCAGTCGAGCATCGTTGACAACCTGCGCCGCGTGACAAAAGACACAAAAATTATTCAGGTCCTTTACGGGGAAGACGGCCTCGACCCTCGCGAGCTTGAAAAGGTTGACTTCCGCACCGTCCTCCTCAGCGATGCCAAGCTTGCCGAGTTCGCTATGCTTGACGTCAAGGCCGCCGGCGCCTCCGGCGACCCCGCCGCCGCCCAGGCCCTCGTCGCCGAGGCATTCGCCAGGATCCGTGAAGACCGCGACGGCTTCCGCCGCACCTTTGGCCGCATCGAGGCCTCAAACTTTAACCAGAATTTCAGCACCGAGCTGTTCATGCCCGTCAACATCCGCCGCATTGTTGAGGGGGTGTTCATCGCCGCCAAGGGCGTGGCCCCCCCGCCGCTTACCGCTGACGGGATCGCCGCGCGCATCGAACGCGTGTGGGACCTCTGCGCCCGGGTGCCCTACACCCTTCTCAACGAGATCCAAGAGCGCCGCCGCGCGCCCGTGCCGCCCCACAAGGCGTCCGCGTCCATGCTCCTCTGCATGCTCATCCGCGCCGAGCTGAACCCCCAGGTGCTCGCCCGCCTCTCCGACGTCCAGCTCGGCTTTGTCATTGAGGCGGTTCGCCAGCGCTACAGCCTCTCGCTGATCGACTACGGCACGGCCGTTGGCATCCTTGCCGCCCAGTCGATTAGCGAGCCGCTCACCCAGTACATGCTCGACAGCCACCACCGCAGTGTCGCCGGCGGAACCAACAAGTCGGGGCTTGTTCGCGTCTCCGAGATTTACGGCGCTCGCGCCGTCTCTGAAGAACAGTCGAGCGCGATGATGCTGCCCCTCCGCCCCGAGGCGCTCGGGGACGCATCCGGCGCCCTCATTGTCGCCCAGGAGATTGCCAACAGCATTGAGTATGTCACCCTCCGCCGTTTCACGCGCCAGTATGACGTCTTGCTCGAGCCTTACAGCGCGCTCGTCTACCCGGCTTTCGCCGAAGATGCCGCCTGGATTACCGAGTTTGAGCGGGGCCACCCCCTCGTCCGGCCGCCCGGCGACCTTACGAACTGGTGTTTCCGTTTCATCCTCGACAAGTCATCGCTTGTCCTTAAGGCCGTCGAGCTAGAGCTTATCGTGCGCCGTCTCCGCGCCCGCCACCCCGGAATCTACGTCGTCCACACGCCCGAAGCTGTATCTGAGGTTGTCATCCGTGTCTGGCACCGCGCCGTCCAGTTTAAGCGCGGCGGCGATGACGAGCTGCGCATTCGCGACCTGGTAGAAGAAACTCTCGATACGCCTGTTCGTGGCATTCGTGGGATTCTGCGGGCGACCGCCGAGCGGGTCCCCCGCATGACCGTCGCCGCTGACGGGGCTCTCGTCAGAGAGGACCGCCTTGTGGTTTCGACGCTTGGCACCAACCTTTACCACGCCCTCCTCCACAGCGCCGTTGATTCGCAGGCCGTCATCTCGACGAGCGTCGGCGACACCGTCAAACTGTTTGGCATCGAGGCCGGCCGCGCAAAAATCATCAGCGAGACCCGATCCTTCATGGAAGACAACACCCCTAACCTTCGCCACCTCTACCTTTACGCCGACGAAATGACGCGCACCGGGCGCGTCACCAGCGTTGAGCGAGGCGGCCTTGGCGCCCGCGAGCACAACAACGTCCTCCTCCGAATGGCTTACGGCGCCCCTATCCAGGTCGTTACCGACGCTACGCTTGCCAATGCCCGCAGTCGCGTCTACGGCATTGCGGCGCCCCAGCTGCTCGGCGCAATCCCCCAGATTGGGACTCTGTACAATGGCGTCATCGTCGATGAGGATTTCGTCTGCGCCAACACAAAGTCGGTCGACAGCATCCTTGACGATCTCTAATGAGTATCTAAAAAACTTCTTTTTGCGCGCCAGGCCAATCGGTTGGTCATAATCGCATGGCAGTTCCGTATCCTGGGTGGGAGAGGAGTGTTGAGGCCTTCCCAACTTCGATTCCTAAGATGTACGATACGACGATGAGGGCGAGACAGAGGGCAAGAATTATTGCGGCGGCGGTGTGCGGGGCCATGTTGACATACTAATCCGTTATCTTATTGCGTGCGTTTTACTCTTTGGGCCGCGGGCACCTGTCTAACGCGTGGCCGACATTCAACACCACGTGTCAAAGTGGGCCGCACAAGGCTAACCGGCCCTGCGGCCGTCCCGAGCGTGGGGCGGGTAGTAGGTGACGCCAAGGAAACGGGCAAGGTCCTGCTCAGTATGGATTGCCGCAGACCCCCGCACACGGTGGCCGGTTACGGCGTCAAAGAGACCGTACTGGTTCAGCAGCCAGCTGAGCCGCTTGGCGTGAGCCCGCGTGCGGATATTATATGCGCGGCTGCCCGTGTAGTGGTAGAGGGCGTAGGGTTTTTCGGCGGCGACCGTGATGAATATGTCGGACCGGTAGTTCTGCGCCGTGCCTTGCGCCCGCAGAATAACTGACCGCCGGCGGTCCCCGGCAGCGTACGTGTCAGCAATTGTGACGACATCGGCGCCACGGGGCGGTCGAAGCCTCGCCGTGGCGAGGACGCGCTCAAATTCGTCACCGGCGGGTATTACGACAAGAAAATCAATGTCTTTGACGTAGGGCGTCCGTCGTCGGACACTGCCGACGACAATGACCTCAAAGCGGCGGGGGCGGCCGCCAAAGTCAAAGATGAGCCGCCGTTTGACCTCGGCGGCGACCGCCTGGGCCGTGGAGAGTGGCACCTTTCGGGAAGGATTGAAGACGACATTTGCCTGTGACTCGCGAGGAAGCCGCATTAGGATGGCCGGCCGCCGAAGGTCGGCGCGTGTGCTCACACCCTCGCGGGCAAGTTTGCGGGCAAGTGCAAGGCCCCGGCCACCCTGACCAATTATTGCAGCCAGCCGGCGGACGGTCTTTTCAAACTCTTCAGATGCTGGCCGTCCCTCACTAGGGATTCGCACAGGCATTGAGCAATATTTATTGCGCGGAAAAGCGTGCTACGGAAGGGACAAAAAAAGTGTGCTACGGAAGGGATGCACTAGCGCGGGTTTGGTTTACGCGGCTTGGTCGCCGCCTAGCTCATCGAGAAGACCATGAAGGCTGTCGACATATGTTTCGGAGGCGTCGGGTTTTTTGGCGGGGGGGGGCTGCTCTTCAGCACTGCCAGGCCAGCAAACAGACGACTGATGCGCATACCCACCTGCATCGTCATAGACGTCGTCAAAGCCAACTTCTTGAGTGGTAGTCGGCTTACCAACGACAAGGACCTCAACCTTTGCGGGCATAGAGATGCCCATGTTGCTGAAACAGATGCTGTCCAAGTTGATTATTCCGTCAAGGGTGGCGCGGCTCACCACAAACTTGTGGATGTTGTCGGAGTTGACGGGATCGCCATCAACCCTGCCGACCTCATACTTTTGTTTACCTTCGACCATGAAGGGGGCGCCCTTGTCAAAGATTGCAAATTCAGCTACGCCGGTCGTGCTGTTGAAATTCATAGCGGCGCGCGTCATGAAGTTTGGCAGCATAAGGCCGGCGTTCTTTTTGGCCTGGTCGCTGATGTACTCCTGGATAAGGCTGACAACCTTGACGTTTGACGTAATGATTGCACTTTTTGTCAGGAAGTCGATGTCTTTCTGTGTCGGGAAGTGCTTGCGGATGGTGCTGACCATCTCGGACGAGAGGATCATGTCGCCGACGCGGCGGGGACCGATGGCGGCCGTTACTGCTTCATCGACCATCTGAGCCGTAGTGGCTTTGTCGGCACGTTTCATCTCGTTAGTCTTTGACATGAGAAACGTGCCGGCATCGATGCGCTTTCTTGTCTCGGCGACAAAGGCCTCGTTTATAAGGTTTGCGACCCTGTAGTAGTCGCTGAGGTATTCGTCCCCGGGAAGAATGGGCTGGCCATCAGCGTCCGACAGCACTGTGAGGCCGTCTTCGGCGGTCTTTACCGGGACGGAGTACTTCTGGATTTGGATTGAGGGCTTCTTGGTTCGTTTTTCGACTTTTGTGTTTGGGTTTTTTAGGCTGGCGACGAGCTCGGCGACGCCGGCATCGGTGCCGGGCATCATCAGCCCGTTCTGCTTCTCGCCGTTGATTCGCACGATAGGTCGTCCGCGAACGCCGTTGACGTCCGTGTAGTACACGCTGACCCACTGAGTTCCATTGCCGCCTTTGCGGACGCTGGTAAACTCAAAGTCAAGCACATTTTTCCAGTATGCAAACCCTTCCTCTGCACCATCTGCAATGGAGGCACGTTTGAGCGCTCCGAGGTGGTCGGCAAGTGTAAAGGCATTAAATATGATTTTTTTCGCGGCGTTTTGGGGGGCACATTTACGTTGTTGCGACATTGCTGAGACTTGCTGAGACTTGCTGAGATATGTCAGACGTCTTATGGCTCTAAAAGCCCCGTTTCAATTTTCGGGTCAAATGGGTTGGATTGTTACTTTTTTTCGCAAAATACAACAAAAAATAGAGGAATTTGCGAGACCCTGGGGCATGAGAAAGTCCACAAAAAAGGGTTTGTGGTGCCGTTGTGTCAGTAGTAATCATTGAAGTTCATTCCGGTGACAAGAGACTTGCGGCAACAGTCGTTGATGATGGCGAGCCTGTTGAGGATGTCGCTGCAATCGATTTGGAGTCCGGCATCGACGGCGGCGTGGGTTGCCTCGGTGCCGCGCTTAGCAAGAATTTCGCGGACTAGCGCAATCCGTTCTTGATGGTAGAAGACTGCAACGTCTCCGACAGGGCAGCCACATGTGGTGCACGTAACTACTGTGTACATTGCTCAGTATGCGTTAAATACCACGGCTTCAAATCTGGTGGCATCTCACCAAAAACAAGAAGTACCCACTTCAGGAATGTTTAGTAGAAGATTACCCCTGGTGGAGGGCTAGGACCTGGGGCGGCAGGACCCCGTGGATCTGCTTGTAGAGCTCAAGTTCTTGGAGGGTGTTGGCGCTGACGCCGGTGGGGTTGACCATTCCAGTGTGTGTGCTTAGGGTCCGCAACGCAACAGCGTTACGGTTATACACTTCCCAATCGGTGGGATTCATGCTGCCCCAGGTACCGCCGACAGCCTCGGGTGCGAAGGGCATGTAAAGAAAATCGGTGCTGTTAATAAACTTTGCCAGAAGGATCTGATCGTCGCGGGGGGCGACGTTAGTCTTTAAGTCTTTCAAGTTGCTAAGAACAATCTCGTCGCTATAGTTGTTGCCGGGCCAAGAGAATCGCAAAGACTGAACCACTGTGGTAAATACGTTGAGCCCGCCTTGTGCGTAATCAGGCATCTGCCGCAGCTCCTCCATCGCCTGGTGGATAATAAATCGGTACTCGTCCTGCCACAGCTTCTTGCTACCACCGAGAGCCGCCTTGGTGCTGTCGGGAAGAATGGGCCCCATTCCCTGGATGGTATTATTCGTGCTAAGAATCGCGTAAACGTCCTGGACTAGTTGGCCAACTTCTCGGCCATTTGTTGCATTAATCTGCCGGCGGGAGATGTCAATTTGAGCGGCAACGGCTCTGCGGTCGCGAAATACGTAAGGGATAAGGGGCATCCCTGACTGGGAGTCTGTGGCAGACATCTCCGTCATGGTGGGCATCGAGCGGAATATTGCCTTATACTCTTCGACCGCATCCCCATATATTGTGCCGCCGTTCCAGCCGTTTGCGAAGAGAAGGTTCTCGGGAATTAGGTATTCGCCCGACTTTTTGTAGGGCTCGAGAAGGAGGTAAAAGGTTACCGCGGGGTCATAGTCGAGAATCGGTAGGATCTTGGTGAAGACCTCGTTGGATTTTGCCTTCAAGTAGTTTAAGAGGGAGACCACCTTCCCGAGGTAGGGGTTGTGAGATCGGCACCTGTCCTTCATCATGCACAGATGGAAGGCGTTTTCTACTTCGCCAGCCATTTGTGCCCGGTAGCTGAGAGGTTCAGGTTCGCCGCCATGAACGGCGCGACCACCGCCGTCCACTTTGCGATTGGGGGCTGGCGCCTTGTAGCTCTCGCCCGTAAGGGGGGGGCGGCCCTTGGTAATTACCCAGACGGCAATTTTGTCTGCACGGCTGGCGAGGGGGTTAAAGTTGGTCGCTGCGGCGAGCTCGGTCCCGTTAGTGAACTTGACCTTGCCATTGCTTGCCGACTCGACGTTATACTTAACGCCAAGCTTGCTCCCGATGGGGCGGCGTTCAAAGTCACTGCACTGGGCAAGGACGTCCGGAATAATCAGCGACTTAAGAATTCTTTCGGCCTCGTCGGCCTTTTCAGAGTACGTATGGTCGATGATTTCTGCGCGGAACTTTGCGTCGCCGGGGTAGAGGAACGTGACGCCGGCAGCACGCCAATTGGGCACAAGGGCGCTCTCAAGGCAGAGCTGGCGAATGGCCCCGGCAAATTCTGAGTCTTGCGATTCAATCCACTGGTAGATGTTGCACTGCTTGTGCGCCTGACCCTTCTTACTAGTCATAACTGGGACTGCTGTTATCGGTATGCGGCTACCGAGCTATACTACCTATACAAAACTCGCGGCATACCTGTAAATAAAAGTCGCCCACCACCGGGCCGCGGCGCCCAGGACCCTTCTTCAGGCCCAGCTCGTTTCTGAGCGTCCAAACAGCGGGCAACTGCCGCATGGGTACTATAAAGCCATATACCATAATTAAAGCTAGACTTCAGCAACTGATAACTAACTGTGTATGGAGGCCGTTGACCTGACCATCTGCTGCGACCAATACACAATCCCCTGTCTGGCCGTCAACATTGGAGTCGACTGGATTCACGTGAACGTGTTCACCTCCTCAAGGATTGCTTGCGAACGGCTCGCCGCCGACCTCCCAAGAGCCGCTGCCATGATTGCCGCGGCCGGAGTTGCCGGCGCCAGGGTTTCCACTGTTACGGTTCAAGGCCCTGACTCGTTGGATAAGACCCGTGCGGCATTTTTGCGCCTCGAGGCATTACGCTTGTGGCCGCCCGCCCCGGCAGCGCCCGCCCTGACAGCGCCCGCCTCGGCAGCGCCCGCCCCGGGCGCCGACAATGAAAAACTCATCGCCCAAACTTTGGGTGAGGTGTCGGCCCATCTGGCTAAGTACGGAGCGGCCCCCGATTTCGCTTCAACCCGCCCCAGCGCTCGGGTAAAAACATACAACTATATCCGATCAATAATCGCAAAACCTCACCTGCCGGAAGAGGTTGTTGAAGAAGTGCGCCGCCGCCTCGGGGCAATGTAGGCATTACAGGGCTTGGCCGGCATTCCATGCGCTTCTTCGTCAGGCCGAAAAATAGACGACGGGTAGTGACTTTCTGCATTTGGAGTTTTTTGCCGATACCGTATACCGGCAGCCTGTGCACATCATGGGGGGAAGGCAGTCGACACCAACCGGTTCCCAGGCACCCCTGGGATACCGTGTCGGTCAAGCAGCATCAGCCGCCGGCGCCGCGATAACCGCCGCGCCCGGCGCCATAGACCATGCTGCCCACACAGCCACAATGATTACCAAAAGCGCGCACGACCTCGGCCAAGCCCTCAGCCCGGCCGCCGACGTCCTTAAACTTGCCATGGCAAATACTCAACGGCACGGCGGCTTCACTGGAGGAAGCTGCGGCTGTAGCAGCGGCATGGGTGCTGGGTACTTTGGAGGCGAAACCAGCGCCGATCCCGCTAAGGGACTTCGCGAGTACGAGGCCTCTCTCTCCGCCAAAGCAAAGGAAGATGTTATCCGCGGTCTCGCCCGCGCGTTGAAGCGCGCCGGCATCAACGTTGACCCGGAAGCCCCTCTTGAAGATATTGTCCGCGAATTTGTTGACCAAATTCCCAACCCAAAAAATGGAAAGACCTTCTCCAGTGACGCTAAGGCACAGGAGAAAGTGTGTCGGGTCATCGCAGACGTCCTCAACGACGAGTTTACCCCCGGCATCACAAAGCACAAGGACAAGTTCATCGACACCTCGCTCAGCACCGTCGAAGTTTGCCGCCAAGTCGGTGAGTGGGGCCACAGCTTTGCCGCCGGCGTCAACACAGAGTTCCTGGCGGTTCACGCCAGCGTGAAGAACACCCTGCGCAACGTTGAAATTCTTGCCGAGATTATGCGAGAGCTCTACAACAATATGCATTCAAAGATCGAGAAGGACGGCGATGCAAACCTTAATCGCATAATCGACCCTCTGGATGAAATATATTCTCGGGCCCAGGCCGAGCGCAATCGGCAAGAGTCGTTTCTCAAGAATATCCTTAAGGTGCAGCTCGCCCCCGCGGCGAAGGAACTCGAGATTGCGATGCAAGATGCGTCGGACCAGAATGCGCTCATTAAGCGGCTCGGCCTAAAGCCGGGCACCTCCGATTTCGGCGACAGCCTTGCCGCAGCCATCTCGAACCTTGGCACCGCAGCCAGCATTGCCCAGCGCGTCCACAAGGCACTTAAGCAGGTCGGCATCAGCGTGGGCGAATATCTTGAAAGTTCCGAATTTACCGAATTTGAGCGTTTGCTGGACTCGAAAATCGAAAATGGCATGGTCAAGGCTGATGACCTGGCCAAGTTTATCCAGGCCATGACCACCCTCCGCCTTGCCTTTGATAACCGCACTGATGACCGCTTCCGTGAAGCGCTTGAAGAAAAAGAAAAGTCAGGCGGCGCGCCCGCGTTTCGCCGCGGGGGTGATGATGATGATGATGTGGACGATGAGTACAGATCAACAATGGATAAGCGTGTCCGCCGCGTGAAGCGAGAGAAGTCACTAATTGTCAGAGACTTTGTCGGGCGAATGGCCCGCCACTATGATGAGCTCCTTGCGACCATAAAAGCGATGGGGCCTGAGTTTGGCAAGAAGATTCCTCTGACTGAAAAGACCGACGCCTTACGGGACGCGATTGTTCGCCTGAACGATATGCGCCAGGACCGTATTGAGCTTTCACTCATTGGACTTTACGCTGACTCCAATGACCGCCAGCGTAAAGAGTCTTTCCTCAGCGGTGTCCGCCTCGTCTCTTCGACGTGCGAAGATCTTATGGAGCTTGAGGTCTTCCGCAATGCGGGCCCGTATCTCGCACGGCTCAAAGCCGCAGCCGATGCCATTGAAAAGACTATTGATTACTTCTCCGATGTGGTTACCAAAAAGTTTGGTGGGGCAGTTGACGATGATGATGACGATGGAGACAAAACAATGGGAGGTGCCAGTGATGACCTTCTCCCCGAGATTGCCCGCAGTGGGGTCAGCCTGAATGAGGCCATTGGCGAGTTTAGTTACTTTTACTATGTTGCAAACGTGCGCAAAAACCTCGATCAGAGCGCCGGAGAACTTGATACTTATGGTGAGAAATATATTGATGTTCTCGGTGATGCCGTTGCTGCCCGTATTTGGAATCTTCGCCAGGAGCGCCAAACCATCATAGGCCGATTCACGACGGCCAACCGCAACGCCGGTGGTGCAATGGCGACTGCTTTCCCCGCTGGTGATCGGGATGGCAACGCAGGTTTTGAGGCTGCAAAGAAAATGGTCAATCAAGAGTATGACACAAAAGATAAGCTGTATAAGGCCCTCCAGGCCCTGGATCTTTACATGAAGGCGTTCACTGTTGGGATTGCGAAAGACCCTGACGCTGTTCGTGACATCAAGAAGATGCTTGATGGCACGCAAGTGATCGCCCGGTGGTTTAATGAGGAGACGGGCGATAAGCTCTATCAAGCATTTGAGAGTATGGGTTCCACCGACTTTCAAGGCCGTCGAGATGATGCTCGTATAGGCGCTGCCATTCTTGCTGATACTGATTCTGATCGCCCCCACTACTACCAAAAGGTTGGATATCATACCAGTACCGCAAGAAACGTTAACGGCCTTCCAGCTCCACCTACTGTGGGTATTCCCCAAATTAGCATTCCGGCCGGCACGGTCAATGATGATAAAGCCACAAAGGTAAAGAAAGATGTCGTCGACGCATTAGACCATTTCCAGGCGTTAAAAAATCTTGTCAATGCTTTCTCACGCATCGGTGACCGCTTTGGTGGCCGCGAGCTCCGTTCGCAGGTATTCATGTCGCCAACCCAGATCTTTAAGGCCCTTATGGATTACATGAAACATAGTGCGATGAGCATTAATGCCAAAGGTAACTCCGCCGCTGATGAGCCAGGAGATAAGAGATCTGAGACTCAATGGCAATATAATGATGCTACGATAATAGCTGATGCTGTGCGTCCGTACGAAATTTACTTTAACAGTGTCGGCGGTGGCGCCGTCAATGAAACCATTGGAAATTACGTGATTGAGGATCGCTACTTTGTGATTATGGTGAAGGCGATGGCCGCCAAAATCTTGACAACCCTTGGCGTTTATGACATGTTTGAACGGCGTACACCGTTATACGACCTGACCTCAACTCGCCTAATTGTTGGAGGTGGCGAGGATGACACCCCTCCAGAGGTTATTGAGGGTGCCACAGAGCTTTACTTCCGACTGCCGCGGTTGGTAGAATTTTACCGAAGCTTCCTTCATTGGGATGGAAATAATGGTACGTTTAAAATTTCTATGCTGCCAGAGCTTGAGGGCATCTTCTCGGGAATTATCAAACTCATCTTCCAGAAAGTTGCCAATCCTCAAGTTGGTGACTACTCGGACCATGAGCTGCACACACTCATTCGCGAAATAAACGTGATTTATACCCACTTTCATGAGAAACACGGCGACCAGCCGGTTCGGGCCGCAATGAATGCATTCATTATGGAGATCAACCGCCGGTATGGTATTATTAAGAGCGAGGACATGCTGAAATACTGGGCTCTGGTCCGCCGTTCCCGCCGCAACAATTCAATCAGCAGTTCTAATGACACTAACTTTGCAATTCTCCCTGGTGAGGATGACATTGAGGTTAACCGACGCGCACCCAGTGATCGGTATACTCTTCTTGGAACTCCTGCAGCGGTTGTTGCAGGAGTTCTTCCTCGGGAATTTACTAACCGCCCCCTACTTGATGATGATGTTACTGACCTCGCAGCTCGTCGAATGCTCCTTCGCGAGTTTCGAAACAAACTCGAAAAAGAATTTGGCAAGGTCCCCCCAAATCTATTTGGCAAGGTTTCGTACTCTCCACTGATTAAGCAGGCCACGGCAGAAATTCACCGAGCTACTGGTAGTGAAACAAAGCTCAATCTTGCGAAAAATCTTATCCATGGCATGCGCTCTGTTAATTTGGATGCCAACAAGGCTTTCATGTTTCACGAGACTGTTGTTGTTGGCCTTAATGTACTTAATGGGCTTCACGCATTTATAACCAACTTGCAACGACAGATCTTAAAACTTGACATTGTGACGATCAAGGAACTAATCATGGATACGTGCTATGCGGTGGCAATTCGGGGCGCCGCACTTCCGGCGAACTTTGGCCATGCGACACTTACAGGGGCCAACTACACGAATTTTGCTGGGATGGGCTTCGGGTTTGAAAATTATGTTCTTGAAGGAGAAGCTAATGCTGCCGGAGGCTTGCCGTACTTTTCATATAGTGGTCTGGATCCCGATGTAACATCCCAACATATATACGAATTTTGGCGTCTAGAGGGTACTTATATCGGTGCTGACGTCACCAGGCAACTGCCTGTTAATATGAAACCTTCTCAAGTTACTGATGCTGATCTGGAGACAATGTCTGCCGAACGAAAACGAACCGTTCGTGCATTACGCTACTTTGCTCGTTTGGTTCTTTCCGACCAAAGTATGATGCGCGACTTTATCGAAATGTTATTTAGCATTTCCGGTAGCAGTGGGGGTCTCATTGAAGTCCGATTCCCACAGGGGGCGAGTATACCAATCAGCATCAACTTCTCAAAGTTTCGTGAAGTCGCAGGATCATTAATGGCGGATGTCAAGCATTATCTTGACAAACTCCGCCCTTTTATTGGAAAAAATACCATTAAAACCCTTGAAGATCCAAATGTCGAGGGTTCAATCTACTGGCTAGAGAAAGAATTATTTGACAAACATATTCGAGGCGAGTCTGAACAACCAGTTGACCAGCTAGCAACTCTTGATGGAATTTCCCGACAAATTGGCGATCTCTTTGTGGCATTTACTGGTGACACGGGTGTTCCAATCGCACCAAGTGCAATTGCGAACTTGGCTAATCATACTGGTAACGCTGCATTTCGAGAGCAGTTGCTCCTGGCGCCGGCGCCCGGTAATGCTGAAAGCCGAAAAATAGCATATGGCCGCACATTGTGCGAGTTAATATTCTATGATGCCCCAGCATCGACAATTCCCACTGCAGGCGGCTTGGCGGTCCAATACGATCTTGGGTCGTTGATTACCGAGCTGCGAGTTCCGCCAGCGCTACCTGCCCTTCCTGTGTTGGTCGCCCCCCCCGGCCCCGGGCCCATAGGGCCCATAGAACGTTATAATATTTACAACTCAACCCAAGGGATGACACGACATCGTAGCCTGCTATTTGCATTCAACCAACTTCTTGCTGAGTACCTCAGCAAGTTTACCGACCCAGCTGGCCAGAAAATCTACTTTAATCTCATCAATGCGTATGCAAATGGCGTTGCGGCCAGATCGGTATCTGCACCAGCCGGTAACAGTTGTCCAGACATTATGCAAAATGGGTATGCCTTTGGCAATCGTGGTGACCCCAGCCCTGGAGCAATTCTCTTGCAGTCCCTTGCATATGTTCTTCGACGTTTATTAAAAGATATCAACCAAACGTCCCAAGTAAACGAACATCTTGTAACAACCATGGTTGACGTGCCGCTGTACATGAAAGAGAGCTATCGTGCAAATTTACCAGGATTTATTAGATATTTTGATTTGATTGTCCAGAAAAGCGATTTCTTAAAACAGCTAATGCAAAAAACCACAATTCTATGTGACCGGCCAAATCAGCTGAACATTATGCCAACACTAGCCCGTGGCGACGTCATGTCAATGACTGTAGCGGGGGCCCCCGCCCCTATCAGTCTTACTGGAGCCAATGCCCCGGGGTTTATTGAGAATTCACTCTTGAATACAGCCATCAAACCTCTAGATGATGTTTTGGCTGGTGACAGACTACTTCGGGGGGTGTTGAGCAAAGATATGAAGCTCCGACTTGCCGAACTTCTTGACGCAATTTCTACTCACGCATACACATTATCCTCGAGCGCTACCGAGGTGCTCAAAGAGCTGGCTGATCAACCAGTGTACCTCCAAACCCAGGAAAACTCCATCGAAACGTACAAAATTCGGTATGGAAAATTGCCCTTGATGCCTCTTTCAATTACGCTGCACTTTCTCAATGATCTTGAGAAAGTACCCGCTAATCCGGCCGCGGCGGCGGCGACCATGCCCAATGACACAACACTATACCCATCACACTCGCTTGGAGAGCCGCAATTTAAAATGCAGTATGGGGTGCGTGGCCTGCTAATTCGCCAACTGCCGGTTGAGTTTAGCACAATGCCCGGCGTCAAGGCAGCGCTTGATGAATATAACAGCACTAGTACAAAACGTGAACAGCTTGACCCCGCACGTTACTTGGTCTTTGTCAAGAGTGTTGTCGCAGCAGTTCGGTTCTTTATTGAGACTCGCAACTACAAGTCAATGCTTTCAACAAATGTTGATGATAATTATCTAGCTGGGAACTCCATTATAAGTGCAATTCACGTTCACCCAAATCCTAACGCAAATGCCTCATATGCAATTGCGACAAAACAAATTCGGGAACTTTTGATGATAGTTGAGAGCTCAAATCAGGAAGATGAACTGAACAAGATTACCAGCTCGGTGGGGCCGCCGGTTAATGCAAACAATGACCGCCAACTTGAGCGCATCCTCAATCTTGTGGATATGAACGTCATCCCAATCAATGTCCATGCCCTCATGCGTGACACCCCCCTTGCCAACTTGTACAATTATGAGTATACATTTGAGCAGATGGTGGCCAGTTTCTATGGCGAACAAATAAACAAATACACAGACACCGGATCAACTAGTGTCATCACTGATGCTACAACAAAAACAACCACGGAAATGTTTCTTCGTTTGCTTATCGATCCATATATGCCAACACTCCCAGCAGCGGCGTTGATCGGAGAGTCATTTAAAACCAAAAATAGGTTGTATGGTAGCGACGTCCATAGCACATACAACGAAGGTTTCGTATTTCGTATATTTCGTGGTGATAATGGCCTTGGACTGGGTCGCCCGAAATTCTTGTCTGACCAAATCTTTAACAAAATTTTATTTGGTAGCACATACCAAGAAAGGCAAGATTATGATGAAGCGGGCCCAGGGGTTGGTTCTGGGTTCAATCGTGGTCGTGATACTGACCGTCGTGCCGATATTGTTGGATTACTAACACGTGCACTTGAGTTGTATACTCGACTCAAGGAAAAGCTGGATGTTTTCATAGTAAACGTCGTGGTGGCGGCGGGGGTGGCGGGGGGGATGCCTCCGGCAAATATTATCACGGCGGTTATCGCAGGTGGATCCACCGACGTTAATCCGTCTAATCAGGCATTGTTAGCTTGGTTGGGGCCGGGGGGGGGGGTGGCGGGGGGTATAGATACCTTGGACAGGATTGTGACGCCGGTACTGAAAGAAATCGCAAAACTCTATGAACAGGCAGCAAGTGGCCCAGCAGCAACCGGAGTGGCTGCACATCAAAATCTTATCGATTATCTCAGAAGGACGATACGGAGGAGGAATCCAAATGTGAACACCGCGGCCACCATTGATGCCAACTATACACTTGGAGACATGATTGTCGAATTTGAACAGTTGGTTACGACTCGTGTGCGCGATGCCCTGCAAGTGTTTTATAAGCATGACACGCAATCTCCCAACGCCCAACCGCTGGTTACAACTTTTCTTGGAGATCCTGCTCCTAATGCTTCTAGTAATATTGAAGTAATTCTTAAAGGTGGGCAGCTGGTACAGGCGGGGGGGGCAAGTCCTTGGCCATCTGCGGCTGAAATAGTACGATTAATAAAGGCCAGTGATACGGCAGCATCGGCAAACGATGTGAGGACTGGGCCAACCCATGGAAGTCTTTCATTCTTATCGGCGGCAAATCCAGACAAAACCGCTCCCCCTCAAGATATTATTACCGAAGTCTCCGTTGGGGATTCTGTGGTAAAGGCACAATTAGAAATGGTTGGCCGTTTGCGATTTGACACTCGCCTTGTGCGCAACCTCTTCTTCATTTCAAACGTGCAACGTTTTATTCGTGCAAAACTCGCTCGCGAGCTCACTCAGAGCCGCAGCGTCATTGTCAGTTCACACAGTGTTGTTGCGCCAAGTGTGACAGAATATGGTGCCGACCCTTTCGGGGCCAACGAGGTCTATGGTTCAGTCTTGCGAAATGGCATGGATCGTTATAACGACAAGGACCAGAACGACTACTAATCAGCGACTATGGTAAAAAGATGCCCACCCCAAACAACTGCAAAATTGTTTGGGTCTCATTTTGGACACCGGGTGTGTGCCGTGATATAATACTTACTCACGCTGCTGCAAGCGAGTGATGTTTACAGAAAAAAAAGTGCGAGCCTCACGAGTCGTGGCGCCCGGGGCCCAGCGCATAATCTTAACGGGGATAATGGCAGTTTCTGATGATTTTAACCGCCTGCGGCTGCTACTTCTTAATGAACAACCCGACGGCACCACCGACGGCTCATGGGGGCGGTTGCGGCACGCTGTGTCATGCTTATCAGGGCAGACGCATACAACATTTCACCACCCTTATGAGGCAAACCAGCACACCCATTCCGCAGATCCCGCAGAAGAAATCTGTGGGACCGTGTGGATTGTACTACCGACCCACCGGCGGACCCACTGGTTAAAAGTTGCCGAGAGCCTCCGGGGGCGTTGGGTAACTGTCGAGGCAACAGTGCGCCCTTACATGGTTCCGGGCCATGAGGCCCGGGGCGCCTCTCTCGACCTTGCAATGCTCACGCCAATGTCAAGCCCTCTAACCAAGGCCCACAAGATTTGAACTAAACTTTGTTTATTTATAGCCGGCGCCAAATCATGGACGCCTATGATGACAGGCTCGTCCCCGGGGCATTTGGCCAGCACAACACCGGTGCCACCTGCTACTTCAATAGTTTCTGGCAGATGCTCATAGGGTGCCCGGCTTTTACTAGGGGGGTCCTTCAGAACGCCGACTACCTCCGAGGGTCGGCAACCGGCGCCGCTGTTGTCAACTTTGTTACAGCGTACGCCAGCAGTGAGGCCGCGTGCGGCCGGCCGGCCGACGGCGTCGAGTTTGGATCAACACTGGTGCTCCATGCCTTAGCCAAGGACCTTGCCACGCGACGCCCCCATGTCTGTTTCGGTGGCGGCCAAGAAAGCGCCAGCGAAGCGCTCATCCATCTCTTAGACATGATGGAACCGCAATTCACGACCGACCATGTGACAGACGGATCGGCCATCAAGTCAACCGCGAGCCCGATAACGAGACTATTTCTCCACCGGTTCCGCTGTGATGTCCACTGCCGCAAGTGCGGAAACTTGGTGTCCAACACGACCGACTACGCCGTCAACTTTAACCTATTCCATTTCGACCAGCTGCGTGTCCAACCAGCAAACGCCGCCGACTTTTCAAAGGCAGTACGCCTCCAGGCCTCGATGACCGAAGACTACCGCTGTCCGGCGTGCCCCTGCACAACCTGCGGGGCGACACCCGTCGAAGGTAAATGCCCGACATGCAGGGCGCCCGCGGCGAAAACGACGGCTTTCCGAATATACAACTTGACGATGGTCCCCGAGATTGTCCTCTGCATGTTCAACCTTTATGACGGGTTTGGTGGCGCGCACCGCGCGCGCTACTTCCCCGAGCGCCTTGAATTTCCAGCATGCGGAGGCGGTTTGCTCGTGTTCCGCATTGTCGGCCAGGTCGAACACAGTGGCGCGCTTTCGGGGGGGCACTACTGGGCGCGCGGCCTTCGTGCCGACGGCCGCGTCTACCTTCTCAATGACACGGGCGTCTCGCCGGCGTCATTCGCCCCCACCGCTAACACTTACATCGTGGCCTACCACTATGTGGGTTGCGAAGGCAAGGACGAAAGTGAGTCTCCGGGGTAGGCTGCGCAAAAAAGGGCACCGCCCGACTTTTTTTGTCAAGAGACGGTCTTGCGTTCCCCACTTAGCCCTTGAAGTTGAACTTAGAGTTCGACGAGAAGGTGCCGGTGTCGCGCTCGGTGAGCTGGAGGGGGTTGTGTTGAACAACGGCCTGCGGGCGGCGCAGGCCAGTGAAGTGCGTGCTGGCCTCCATGGCCTCGTCCATGTTATCGACCATCATCGCCGTGCCGGACCAGGGCTTCATCTCTTCGACCCAGCGCCGATGGTTATCCCGGGTGCGCGGGTCGACTACGAGGTCGGTAATGAAACCTGAGTAGTCGATACCGGGCTGGGTGGAGTGGTATCGCATGGTGTCGGTTTGGGTGTCCTGGGCGAGCTCGGGGTTAAACCCTTCTGAGTGGCCCATGCCAGTGTCGCTGAACCACTGCTCGCGCTCGGCCTCGGCTATCTGCTCGGGCCGCAGGTGGGCGCCCGATCGGTGGTAGCGGTCGAGGCCGTGAGGCTGTTGCCACAGCGGCGCCTGGTTGTACCCATCGTTGCGTTGGCCGCGAACCGCGTCGAGCTGTTTGTTGAGAATCGTGTAGGGATTGTGGGGCCCAGGGGTGTACTGTTGGTGGACCGCGCCGGCAGTGAAGCCGTCACATTTGCCGCCCCGCCCCTTCATCATCAATGGGCCGTTGCCCTGAAATGCGACAACAATGATGAGCACAACAAGGAGGGCGACCAAGAGGGCGTCGTTAGACATTATGCCTGTCGTTGGTGCTGATGTCACAAGGAGTAGCGCACGTATACTAGGCATGAACCTTCGCCGGAAACGAAAACTCACGATCTTGCTGTGCGGGGGCAGGCCCATGCCGGGCGTGGTGCGCCCGGGCTCCTCTTAAAAATAGGGCCGCAGTGCCGGTCTCAAAGGGGGGCGGCAATGTCACCACTCGTGCGTAATTTTGCAGCGGCGGCGGTGATAGTCTTTTCGCGCTCGAGGCGCGTCGGCGCGGCGGCCACGCCTAGGCGGCGGTCTTTGAGGCGGCGAAGATACTCGGCGTAAGAAATTGCGCGGCGGCGGGTCAGCTGGATGCCAACCGCCGAGAACCAGATGCGACGGAATTCAAGCAGGCCGGCGCTGTCATCTTCAGAGACGCCAAGGACAATGTCGGGGGGCCCGCTGATCGCGACAGCGTTGCTGCCGGCTTCGGGATCCCCAATCTCAGGATGGGTGGAGTGCTCCGCCAGCCGCTGGCAGAGGACGAGGTGGGAGAGGCCGGCCTCGTAGCGAGCAGCAACATCAGAGACGATGGGGGCGATTGCCGCGAGCGCGGATCGTGCTTCGGCCTCGCAGCGGTCAAGGACGCTGGCCTGGGTCCGGGCGGCGTGGCGCACGGGCCCGGCGGAAGAGCGCTGGCGGGCGGTCGCGCGAAAGAGGTTGCCGGCGAGGCCGGCAGCCGGCTGCCCCACCGGGTCGACATCAGACCCGTTGGCGGAAATCCCCAGAGCGTTGCCGACCGCCTCACACCAGTCGGCGCCATCGGCAGCGATGAGAGAGTCAGCGTAGGCGCCTGCTCTGGCCCACAGGGTCTCAACAACCTTTGAGACGCTGTCCTGCAGGACCGCGCTTTCGTCGTCGCCGTCGCCATCGTCCCCCCCTTCGCCGCTGAAGGTCTCAAAGTCGAGCCAGTCGCCGTGGAGGACTTCGGCGGCGCCGGGGCCGACACACGCAACAAGGGCCCTGCGGGAGGCGGCGGCTGCCTGCCCGAAGGCCCGGCGGTATGCATGGCCGCGTTTTTTGAGCATGTCGGCGTCGAGGTTGCTCAGCCCCTTGACAAAATTCTCGAGCGTTTTCTTTGAGGCTTTCTGTGACAGCTCGTCGATTTTCTTCTCGTCCAGGTGCTCGCCGGGAGCCGGTTGGAAGACGGCGTCGCCATTGATGAAACGGGCGCAGAGCCCAACAACGTAGCTGACCATGTAGAACGCGACATCGACCTCGAGCGACAACTTGCGCGCGGCCCTCGCAAACTCCATACGGTCGCCCTTTTTCAGCGCAGACTTGCGCCCGTGGAGGTCGAAGGCGGCGCCGGTCTTGGTGATGACGTAGCTGAAGCGCTCGCCGGGCTCTGGCAGCTCATAGAGGTAGGGGACTGGCGGGCCGCCGGCCGCGGTGATGCGTTTATTTTCGGCGACCTCGATGGCAAAGCGCACGCGCATGCGGGCAATGAATCGTTGGACAGGCTTGTTGTCCTTGTGAGGCTTCCAGGCGTCGGTCTTTACAAAGTGGTCGAAGTCCCACTGCCTGGCATTCAGCACGGCGTCGCGCAGGGTGTCCTCAACAATCTGGCGCATCGTGCGCTTGTTGTCAAGCGCCATGCAGGCCCACATAATGCGGTAGCCGATGTCGCGGGCGAGGCCGGGCTGGCCCTGCTTGACGACGTCAATGCCGCGGATGAAAAGCTCTTTGGGGCTAAAGTTCACCTCGTTGACGTGGGGGATGCCGAAGTACTTCTTCTTGCCGGCAAAGAAGGCCGGCCAAACCACCTCTTCGTAGGCCATTTTCAGGAAAGAGGTGCCATTGTCGGCACGCAAATAGGCGTTTACCTCGTCGCGGATTTGGTTGAGGGCCCGCATTGTGATGCGCACCATTGCCGACATCCAGTCTTCGCGGCTGATGCGGCCGGCGGCGTAGTCAGCGTCGCAGTCTTCGAAGCACTGGTTGGGCGCCGAGAGGTATATGCTGTCGGTGTCGCCGTACTTGATGCAGAACCCCTTGCCGCGGATGAAGTCGGCAACAAGCTTGATGTTGTACTGGCCCGCCGAGGTAACGCCGCCGGCAAGCGGGAGTAGGAAGAAGGGCGAGAGAGCGTTGCCGGCCTCGCCGTAGAAAGTGTTCATGTAAATCTTCAGCGCCCCCTGCTTCGAGTTGGCGCAGGTCCAGTCGAAGCAGGCGCGGGTATACTCGGCCTTGGCGGCGGCGGCAATCGCCTCGTCGCCGGCAGAGGGCCCTGCTAGCGCCAAAACTTGGTCGATGCCTGCGACCTGCTTGGCGGTGTTGCGATTGAGACGCTGCAAGTCGGCCATTTCTTCGTCGAGGGTGCTGCCGGGCGAGATATGGGGGGGGGGCGCTCCTGGCGCGAGGCCGGCGGCCGTGCGGTTGCGCTCGGCGAGGGCCTCTTCGCGCACGAGGCGGAGGGCGGCGGCGACCTCGACGTCTTCCCGCCGAGCGCGGGCAAAGACCAGCTCGAGGAGCTCCTTAACGGCGCCGTGGGCGGCAAGGAGCTCTTTCATCTCGGCGCGCCTGGCGAAGAGGTTGATGAGAACGGTCGGGTAGAGGCCAATCTCCTCGGGCCGCCCCTCATGGAGGACCGACCAGCCGCGCACCGTGCGGCCGTTGAAGGGGAACTCAATCAGGTGGAGCTTGCGACCCTGCGCCTGCCAGTGGGCCGCCTGCTCGGCCGTGTGCAGGATCTTATCGGGCGAGAGGTTGTAGGCTTTCATGAGCGACGGATATAGCGAGTTAAAGTCGAGGCCAGCAACGGGCCGGTCCCCGGCAAGCGCGTCCTTGGCGGCGGCAAGCGCGTCCTTGGCGGCGGCGAGCGCGCCTTCCGCGCCCCCGCCGGCAAGCTCACGCTCGGCGGCGAGCGCGCGCGCAGCGGCGGCGTCAAAAGCAGCAATCCGTTCGGGGTCAGGGACCAGCCCCTTTTTGGGCGGAAAGACATAGGCCCCAGGGTACTTGCCAGTTTCCGCCCGTTCAAGAGGTATCATGCTGATAAGAATGTTGCGCTGCACGGCGTATGCGCCCAGCAGGTTGCAGACCTTCATGCCGCCGGCGTAGTAGTGGCTGTCGAAGAGCGCCACGAAGGCGAGCGAGCTCACCTCGCGGTAGTCATTCAGGATGTTGCGGCGCACGAGCAGCTGCTGGCAGCGCAGCGCATCGACGACACAGTAGTGGCAGACCTGGCGCATGTGCTCAGCGCAATCCTTATCAAGTTTGCCTTCGGTTTTGAGGGCGGTTTCGTAGTAGCGCCACATCCGTTTGACAGGCATGTCGGCCTTGCCGGCGAGCCCGCTGACCTCGAGGTAGAACTTGAGCGATCCGGCCTTCGGCGTCTCGCTTTTAGGGTAGAGCTTTCTGTAGCAGACCCGCACGTCAATCGGGATGCAGCCGGGCACCTTGAGGTAGCTGCTGAAGAAGTCTTCCTCGCCGCTAATCTTAATCCTCTTATTGTGGTTGTAGTTCCAGCGCAGGACGGCCTCGTCTGACACCTCGCGGCGTGGCGCGGCCGTCATCTGATTGAACATCCAGCCCAAGATTTTGAGCCGGCGGGCCTTCTCGACAACAAAAGGCCAGTCATAGTTGCTGTCGTTGAACCCCACCTGAATGTCGGGCGCCAGCGCGCGCCAGCAGAGGGCAAAAGCCTTCAGGACATTGGCGGGCGTGCTGCAGATGACGGTTGTCCAGCTGGGGTCGGCCGCGGCCTCGACGTCGACGATGCAGATTTGTTTCAGTGGCGTGGGGTCATCTTTCCAGTGGGCCGTTATGCAGATCATGAAACAGTTGTCGTCGTCGTGCTCGGCGACAGGGACGTCGCCCGTGCCGCGGGCGCTGTGGGTCTCAATGTCCCAGGTGAAGATGAGACTGCGGTCATTTTTGAAGAGGGGCGTTTTTGATTTCATCTGCGCCGCCGTATCACGCTTCTCTTTTGTCCCCATCGTGTCTGTGAGCGGCCGAAACCCCGCAACGGGGACGCGGAAGATGTGGGAGCAAAGGGGTGACTTGTTGGTCGGCCCCGCTGCGTGATCGTAGCCGCTGAGCACCGCCCAGTCGCTGAGCGGGAGGCTGTGCTCGCGGGCAGCTTTGCGGTAGTAACAGGTCCGGTCGTCGGAGGCCGTCACCATGCCGATGGCACGGACAGCGGCGATTGCTTTTTTGCGCAGCTGGAGATTAGGCGCGTGAATGCGCTTGTAGGGTGCCGGCTCCGTGTTGTAGCCATGAAGCGGGAATGCCGTGACGGACTCGATCGTGACGCCGGTTACGCCGGCCTCTGACAGCACATGGCGGAGGTGGGTATCAAGACTCGCAGGCCGGTCCCGGTATGCGTCGGGGACGGCGATGTCGAAGAACACCGGAATATCAGTAATCTTGACAAATGTTTTTGACCCGTCCATCAGCACGCCGTACACATCCAGCGTGTACACCAGGAGGCCGTTCATGAACTCGTACGAGTCTTCGACGTCGATGGGCATGAAGAACACTGGCTTGTTGGCATCCAAGTGCCTCTGGATGGCCGCCGACGTCCCGGTGGTGTCGCACTCGGCGACAATCTCGTCGCGCGTCGGAACGCCTTCGATCCAGTCGGTGCCTTTGTAACGGATGACGACACCCCCTTGCCCCGCCGGCCCGAGAGCGCCGTCCAGCTCAAAGCTGTCGTCATCCGCTTTGCCGAGGTCAAAGGGCTCGGATTCGCCGGGTTCAAAGGGATCCTCGTCGGCCTCGAAGATATTTGCGCCTCCGCGGTCGTCGAGGTCGGCCACGTCGTTGTCGGCCATTGAATTGCCTATTTAAACTACCATCCCCGTTCAATTCTCAGAGAAAAAACGGATTGCACCGGGCCCTAACCACTATAAAGTAGCGGTGTTTTTGTCAAACCGCGGGTTGTAGTCAATATTTACACCGCAGTACTGGCGGGGGGCCTGGGCATAGTTGGGGCTCGTGTAGACCCCGGCGTCTTCGGCGCCTTCGAGAATAAAACGGAAGGCCGACCAGAAGCGCGGCGGGTGGTCAATATCATCGACTGCGATGTGGGCCATCTCGTGGAGCGTGACAAAGGTCAGCGTGTCGAGGTCGTGGATGCCGTGGGCGCCACCCACCGCGGCGTCGCGCTCGCGCAAACAAATTGCAACAATGGCGCCTTTGTCGATGGTGTAACTTGTGTCACCGCTAGGGTCTTCTGGTGAGTTTTCGGCGAGGTTGTCGGGGTTGTAACGCTCGAGCATACGCTGCACCGCCGCTCGGCGCTCTGGGTAGCGGTCTCCGTCGGCGCCGCGGAGGTAGCGGCCGCGGAGGTAACGCATGAGGTCGATTACGCGGCCGTTAAGCATGGCAAGTGCGTCGGCGGCCCGCTGCGGGCCCGCGTGACTGCCATGAACCCGGTAGCGCATCCCGTCGACGCGCGAGACAACCTCGCTCGTCTGGTCAATTGTGAAGTGGTCGGGGCCGAGGACAACTCGGCGGCCGACAAAGTAGAAGACGATGGACACAAGAATAATTACGGTGGCGACCAGGAGGCGGCGGCCCCAAACCATTGCGAGGTTGCCGCGGGCCTCTCTGTCGGAACCCGCACCTATTTTCGTAAGGGTGTATAGTATGCCGCGAAAGACTCCTACACCGGGCGCACTGCGCAGGGCCAAAAAACTCTCTGGCCCAGAGGACCTCAGGGGCCTCCTCCAATATTCGCACCCGTTGAGCTGGTACCGGCCGGGGCGGCGGGTTGTTGTGTCGGACCGAATGCAGGGGCGGTACGCATACACACTTTCGGAGCGTCCGGGCCGCAACTTTGCGCCGGGTTTTCGCCCTCAGCTGCGGCCAGCCCAAATGTTGCTGATGGGGGTCTTTGAGGGAAAGTACTTGAACGACTGCATCTTTGAATTCCCGCGCGAGTGGTACGCAGCGGCGTTGCGGGCAGGCAAGCTGAGTCCTGGCCGGCCGGACCCGACATTGAACGCTTTTCGCGTAAAGTCTCGCCTCTCCCTCCGCATGTGGCGGCGCAATGGCTGGGTGCCCGCCGCGCCGGGCGACCGCGACATCCGCGGCTGGTTTCAGTGGTACTGCCGCTACTGGATTGGCCGGCGCGATGAGAGTGTTGACAGCATTCAGATCGCGCGGTGGCGCGCGTTTACCCGCCACCGGGCCCAGATTCTTGCGAGTTACAAGCGGCTCGGGCGCCGCCGGCCGCGGACCGCAGCGCAGAAACGGCAACACCGGCCGCGGCAACGGCAGGCACTGCTCCAGTGGGCGTACCGCCCTTACGTGTAATGCGAAAATAGTGTTTTTGCCGCTATCCATAGCCATGGCCGTAGTTTCGACTAAAACCGACCCGGCCCTGTGGGCTCGGATAAAATTAAAATGGATTCGGTCGAAAAAGGGCGGCGTTGCCGGGAAGTGGAACGCCCGTAAGGCAATGTTGGCCGTCCAGGAGTACAAAAGGCGTGGTGGCGGGTATGTGGGCCCCCTTTCCCGCAATAATTCGCTTAAAAAGTGGGCTCGCGAGGACTGGGGGTATATTGATGGCGACCCAACGGGTCGATATCTCCCGGCGTCTGTTCGATCGGTGCTTACCCCCGCTGAGAAACGGCGTGAAAAATCGCTGAAGCGGGGGCGCACAGGAGAGTGGGTCCCCTATACTGCAAGCGTCAACGCCAAAATGCGTCGTGCCGGCATTTATGGTAAGAAGTCTGCGAAGTCTGCAAAGCCCGCAAAGCCTGCGAAGCCTGCGAAGCCCGCAAAGCCTGCGAAGCCCGCGAAGCCTGCGAATCCCGCAAAGCCCGTGAAGCCCGCAAAGTCCGCAAAGTCCGCAAAGTCCGCAAAGCCTGCAAAGTCCGCAAAGTCCGCAAAGCCTGCAAAGTCCGCAAAGTCCGCAAAGCCCGCAAAGTCCGCAAAGTCCGCAAAGCCCGCGAAGCCAATGAAGCTGAAAGCAGGGGCTAAAAGATAATCAATGCTTTTGCGGGCTTAGATAAGCACCGCTTACCGGTTACAAGGCAAATGACGACTAACCCTTATGCGGAAATTCCCCTATACATTGCCCAGGTTGATCCTTTAACGGGGCGGCACGTGCGCGCATTTTATTTTCTCGGAGCGGCTCCAAAGGCCGTCCTCAACGCAGCAAAGCGGGCGCGCCCAAGCCGCGCCGACCCACGCCGGCCAGAGTGGACGGCAGCCGACGCTGCAACGCTGCGTGGGTTTTATGGCGTGCACTGGCAAAACCTCCTTACACCTGAAGACCCGCCACTCCCCGAATCGTTTAGTTTTGCTCAAAACATTCCTGCTGACCGCCGCCTGGCGGCGTTCAAGTTCTTCGGCGGCGCCAAGGAAGACCTAGAATTTGGCAACCTCGATAACATTGATATCATCAGAGATGAGTCGACGTCCACCATTGTTGAAGATCCTGGCCGCCCCAACTGGAGCAGCAGCGGCGTGGTTGTTCACACGGCGGGCCCGCCAGTCTATACCGACCTTGCAGTCTACGCCGAGGATACAATCTACGACCTGCGCCTAAAGCTCTGTGTCGCGTCGGGGGTCTCCCTCTACCGGCAGCACTTCTTCTACTACATCAATGCGGAGGGGCCCATAGTCCCCTACCGCTTCACGCTCGATGGAGCGCCGGTCCTCGCCGACTGGCGAGCGCTCGCCACGGCTGACCCCATCCAATCAACAACAGTAATTGCCGGCGTCACTGTGGATCCACAGTACGAAGAGCGCCGGGGGGGTATCCAAGTTGAGGCTCTCGACACTTTTACGTTGCTGAGCCCGGTGGCCGGTGTGCAAGTTACGCAGGCCTACTTTGTCGACCTCTTTGCGGTGCTGCCGCCGATGGGGTCTCCCGAACGCCGCAACGACAGCCTGGCCACCGTCCTCCGCGACCGGTACCAGTTTGATCTTCTTTACTACGGCGGCCTCTTGCGTTACTGGCCGCAACTAAGCCCCGACGCATGCAGCGTTGCGCTGTCAAATCCGGCGCAGTTCGCCATATCCTACCCCATGCTTGCCCCTAACCTCGCTGCGCTGCGGGCGCGATTTGAGAACGAGCGCGCCATCGCAGACCGCGCGCTCAGCTGGCGGCAATCGGCCGCCAAGGGCGTACGGCAGATGACAGCGGTGACGACGGCAACCGTGCGTGTCGAGCCCGCCGCGGCAAAGATGCGTGTCGCCGTGCGCAATGTGTTTGACTGGATCCCGACGGGGCTGGCCGTGGCGGCAGCCCGCGCGCGGTTTGATATCGACGCGGGCTCCCTTTCAGACGCCGGGGTCGCCATCGCGGGCCCTGAAGCACGGCAGGGGGGGCTCATCCCCGCCGACGCAACAAAACGGCATGCAAGCAGCTTTGGCCCGCGGGCGGCCCCCGCGATTAACGCATTCATAAACCGACCCGCCCGCCGCAACTCGGTGACCTACGCCCTCGCGCGCGAAGGCCCTTCGGACGAAGACTTTGCCCAGACAAGCCGACAGATTCCTTATGTGTATCTGACTGTCTTCGCGGACGGGCGCACCGAGGCAACGGCCGACTGGCGTGAGGACGACCGCACCAGCTTTGATGCCGTCACCAAAGAGATTGCCGCCGTCGTGGGTCCAATAATCGACGCCATCAACTTGATGGGCGCTGCGGCTTTCCCAATTGGCGGGACCCTCGCCCCGCCGGGGCGGCCCGCCGCGGCGAATTCGAGTGAATTCGCCCCATCGCTGACGACGCTGGGAGTAATCACGGTGTCGGCGTTCTGGCCCCACGCGTTGACGGCGGCGGCCTTTCGCGAGGTAAAAAATCGTTTCCGGGTTTACGAAAAGGCCGGCATCGTCGGGATCCGTGGCCTCCAGCAGGCCGGCGCCTACACCTTCACATTTCGCAAGGGGGTCGTCGCCTACGACCCCCGTCTTGCCGACCGCGCCGAGGCCGGCGCGTATGCAGCGCGCCCAGGCGAAGCCCCACCCCAACAGAACCAGTACGCATGGCTAACAGATAGTGGCGTCGCGGCCCGCTGGGCTGCGGCCTTTCAAGGCCGAATGGTGCGGATTTACCACCGCGTAACCGACCTCCGCGTCGAGGTCCTTGGGGCCGACAGCCTTGCCGAGTTCAGGGTGATTCACCGGTACATATTCTCTTTCCTTGACGGCCTCCTCACGGGGCCCGACAAAATCCGCATTGGCGAAGCGCCGCGCCTTCAAGGCAATCCTAAGACGAAGGGTTCGTCGCGCCGCCTGCGCCGCCTCCAAGAGCACGACCCGAACCTCTTCGACCTGAAGAAATACGACCAGGACGCAACGGTCTACAGCGTGCTGTGCCAGTCGGGCCGCCAGCCGCGCATCTATAGAGAGCCTGAGCTGCGCACGCTCAAGGCAGACCAGCGGGCGGCACTCGTGCGCTACTGGAATTTTACCGAAAACGAGCCCGCATTCTATGGGTGCCCCAACCCAAAGTACCCTCACCTTAGCTTTCGCGCGGGAAAACACCCCCTCGGATACTGCCTGCCCTGCTGCAAAAAGACGCGGGCCGCCGCCGGATCGCGGGCCGCACTTGTTAACAAGGACTGCCTCGCACAGCGCACCCATACGGTGGCGCCTGAGGACAAAGAGGAGTTAGCAATGTCGCGCCACGTCCTCACCTACGGCAAGGCAGTTCCCGTCGGGCGCATCTCGGACCTGCCCCGCGAGGTGTGCGAGGGCCTGTTTCTTGACGCTCTGCCAGCCCCTTACCGTCTTCAACTGGTTGGTGTCGAACAGTCGGCGCCCGCCGTCCCCGACGCAGGGTTTGCCTACGCACTGGCATTCGCCATCGGGATTGGCGATGACAGTATTGATGAGGTCCTTGGCGAGCTCGCGGCGCTTGCCGCCACGATGGGGGACACCTACTATGCTCTCGGCGGGGGGGGCGGTGCGGCATTTGCAAGCGGGCAAGACCTCGCCACAGCAATCCTCAACGCATTTGTCCGCCGCGACGCGGACCTGTCACCGCTCGGGCCCGGCGGTATTGCCGCCGACTCTTGGCACAGCATCCTTGCCGATTTGGCGCGCCATGCGTATGGCGTCGAGGTTGTTATTCTTGCTGACCCTGATGGGGCCGGAGTGGTGTCTGTCGAGGCAGCGCCAGATGCCGTGGCAGCAATTACATCCGTGAATTGCCAGAACGCCAGCGCACCCCTCCGGATTGCCCTTCTTTCTGTGGGGCCGGCCGGCACTTACCCGGTTGCCGCGTTGAACCCCAAGCTATTCATGAAGGTCGCGCCGGCCAGCCGCTGGATGGTGGCCCGCCGAAGCTTTGAGTTTTGTAACGGCCGCGACAGCGGCGATGGCGCTGACGGCGATGCTGACGGCGATGCTGAGGCTGTCATCGACCGTGTGGCCGATATTATCCGCGGGGTGATCGAGACCAACGATTCTTGTGGCAGTCATACGGAACAGGGCGCCGCTGCGCTTGACTTGGGGCTTATTACGCGCTGGGGATCTTCCACGGCGCCGGAACCAGCGTTTACCGTCGAGGCCCGGTTGGCCAACTTTCACAATATGTGCTATGGTGTCATCCTTCACCCCCGTGAGATCTTCAGGGGCGCGTCTGCAAATGCGAGCCGGGTGTACATCCCAATCCGCTTGTCGGCCTACCCTGTTGACGGAATGCCCGTGGTGTTCGGCCCGCGGCCGGCCGCGGTGCTGCCAGCAGCAACTCTCACCGCGGCGGTGGCCGACCTCAACCGATATATTGTTGCGGCCCGTGAACCATACGCCCCGGTTGTCTGCGCGGCGACAATTGTTAATGCCTCTGGGCAGACGGTCGGGTTTGTCACTCCCGGCAGTTCGCCGCTGCATTTCTTTCACGACCCTGAGCCGGGCCCCCGGGGCCCAGACTTTATTCGGTTCCCCTATGACAGCCGCGAGGTTGATCTCGCAATCGCAGATTCATTGCGAAGGGGGTATGAAAAAGACACAGAGGTTGATTTGCGGGCGGCCGAAGCCAATGTGCAGAATCAGCTTTACCGTCTGTTCCTTGCCGAGTTCTCAGCGGTTCTGCGCGCCGAGCGCAATGAGCCGTTGCGCGGGCAACTCATGGCCGCACTCAAGTCGACCCGTTATGAGTCGGCCAAGTCTGTGGCGGCTCTCCGGCATCGGCTAGTTGAAATCTTGCACAATTACCCCGACGACCTCCAGGTCGTCCGCCAAGCGGTCGCCAGGGCATATGCCCTTGCGCCACAGAATCCTGGCGAATCGGTGCGCATGGCCGTCGCGGCCACGAGCTTCACTTTCGACCGGCAGTCAATGGGTCGCCTGCGTGAGGGGTCCCACGGCGATGCCGTGCGCAACTTGCGGGCCCTCATGGCGCCACGGGTCACGGATGCAACAACAGCCGGCGTCAACATGGAGGGCCGCGCGATTGCGAACATGTATGTCTCCTGCGCCGAGGAGTCGGCGGTGAATGTTGGAGACCCCTCGGGCATGTGTTTTAAGCGCCGTCTGGTTGTTCCGGCCGACCGGCTCGAGGACTTCTATGACATCCTCGCCGCTGATGTGCGCAACCCGGGAAAGATGGAACTTCTGGCCGCAATTTCGGCCGGCGTGCTTGACTCGCTCGACTTCATCCGCCGCCCGGGCGAGCATCTAGACATCTCACTTGGCGGGCGCTAGCGCGGGTTAGCGCTTCAAAAGCAATGCCAAGCTTTCCGCCCGCGCCGTATAAGCTGCAACCCCGCGCCACCTCACTAGAAAATGAACCCCGTGCGCAGCAACGACTCGGTCCCGCTCGAGGCATTCAGCGATGAAAGCTTTAACGCCGAGCACGGCGAGCACGGCGGTCATAAAGAGCCCCGCCTCCGGGTTGCAAACCTCAAGCTGATCGTGGCGCTTTTCGTCATATTTATTGTTGTCATCAGCGATGTATTCACAAATAGCATTATTGCCGGGTTCGGAGAAAAGGCAGTCCGCGGCCGGACGCCGACCTCTTGGGGGGTGGTCCTGCAGGGAATTTTCCTCATCATCTTCTACATCATCGCGGTCTACCTTACCGAGCACCACATATTATAATGTCGGTCGCCGGGTTTTGGCAAAAAAGATTTGGTGGCCATTATTGCCAGCCGTCGTTAAAATCCCACTCATCAAGGCCGGCAACAATGTCGCGGACAGCGGTGCCAAAGAATTCTTCGGGAACCGGCGGTTCCGCCACGCTGTCAAAGACGTCTGCAAGAATAACGTCGATTTCGGCGTCGGTCAGCTGGACGGGGGCAGGTACCGGCGCCACGGGGGGCGCGGCCTGGCGGCGCTCGAGGTCGCGCCGGGGCTGGAGGCAGACAAACATTGCCCAGTTGGCCGTGAAGAGCTGGACAAAGAAATCATAAATGTTTTGTGCCGATTCGGATGAATCGGCGCCAAGAATGTTAATTTTTCCTTCTTGAAAGATGTTGATGCGCGGGGCGCGGTTGGCCCCCCGAAAACGAAATGAGACCTTGACATCATCGGTTGGCGGCTTCGTTTCGCGCACGGGGTACGGCGGCAGGATGATGGTCGGCCAGCCGGCAAACCGCGCGGCCTGCGCATCTGTCAGGGGGGCGCCCTCAACGGCTTTTGTCAGCTCGAGAATGTGCATGTATGTCGCCACCGCGCGCAAGTTGAAGAGAAGGCGGGGGCTGGACCGGATAAGGCACATCTTGTAGTTCATCATTTTGCCCAGTTGGCTGATGACCGTGATTTTGCGCCCTTCGTCCCCGACTTCGAGTTCGTTGAGGTAATCGACAAGTGTTTTAATAACTGCATAGCCGTCGCTGAGGTCGGGGCAGATTACGCCGGGGACCTGCACCTCGCCCGTCGTCGAGAAGCACTTGGTCTTGTAGGTCTTGTTGGCGCTCACTCCCGGGTGCTCGATTGCGAATGTTGGCTCGACGGCGCTGTTAAAACACGTCCCGTCCCCCTGCACCTTACGGGGGCGCCCCCGCGCAGGTACGCGCCGTTCAGGCAGCGGCTTTGGGGTCTTGAGCAAGTCCTCGTACCCCGCCTGGCACGCATGGCCAGAATTGCTGTTGACCGCTATCAGCGGGCCGTGAGGGTTGGCGCACATGATCTCTGTGAGCCGGCCAAACCCGATGTGGAGGTTATCAAGCTTTGCCACAAAGGTGCAGACAAAGAGTACTGCTGGCGTTAGAGGCCGCGCCGGCGCCGTGAGAAGGTCGGCGTCTTCCAGCCACACTTGCTCGGGGACAAAGGCTCCTTCTTTGACGTCAGGACTGGCCATCCTGCAGGGCGTTCTACCCCAGTGCGCCCTTCAGATATCGAGAGAATCAAGAAGCGACGAATTCAGAGAGTAATTGGGCCATTTCGCTAATATACTGCCTATATTTGTTCTCTAAAAGGCTTTTGGGCGACACCCCCCGAGTGGGGCGATTTGAACAGGCATCTGTCTCTCGCACAGAGGTGCCGGTTACCCGGGGCCGCCAGCACCACCAGATCCGTGCAGTTTCATGGAACGCCCTTATCGCCCCCCCAATGTCCTCCGGCTCTTTGGGATTTCTCTGAAAAAAGACTATGTTCCCGTCGAAGACCTTGCCGATGAACGGCTTAATACCGAAGCGGATGACTGCGGGCCCGGCCTGGAAGGGGCCGCCCCTGAGTCCATCTACCCTGATGACAAAATCCCTTACAAGTTTACCGGCCTTGAGGACTGGCCCTACAGCACAAACCTTCACTGCTGGCAGTGCAGCCGAACCCACGCCGACCGCCCCAAGTTCCTGCCCACGTACCTGCGGGAGGCTGAGAACGAATGCGGCATCGAGATCGGGGTTTGCGGGACTTTCTGCTCCTTTGCTTGCGTTGCGCTTTGGATCACCATCCACTTTACCGGAAAAGAAGAGCTGCGCTGGCGTGCCCAGGACAACCTCTGTCTTGTCTACCGCATCTTTACCGGCCACTTCATTGACCGCATCCGCCCCGCCCCCCATATAACAGAACTCCGGCGCTACGGCGGCGATCTTGATGATGATGCGTTCTCAAAAAAGATGCGCGACATTGACCCCCTTGCGGGGGTGCGCGACCATACGCCCGGCAGCATCGTGCCCGAGCGCAACCGCGTGGCAGCAATCCCTGAAAACGTTCGCATCAAGAGCGTTCTCACAACTTTGCGCAGCAAGGGCGGCAATGCCAAGCATCGGCTGGCGCAGGGCGATTCTCTTGCTGTTGGGCCGAAAAGCATTTGGGGAATCTGCGGAGCCTTTCATGAGGCCGAGCTGCCGCCAGCGGCCGATCTTACTTTGCCGCCAGCGGCCGATCTTACTTTGCCGCCAGCGGCCGATCTTACTTTGCCGCCAGCGGCCGATCTTACTTTGCCGCCAGCGGCCCCGGCAGACCCATGCCGACTGGACAACCTCTACAACTGCGAAGAAGAACTTGAAGCACTGCTTACTAGCTTTGACGGCGTTGCTGGCGCCCCCCCTTTGCCGACCGGCCTGGACATATGCGGCGGGCCATCTTCGACCGCGCTCTCGAACGACGATATAGACGCACTCTTCACTGAGCTGGGGGCGATCTGAACGGGCTAGAAACAAAGAGCCGCCATTTTTTCGTCGGGCCCGTGGACAAGGTATCCTATCACCTGCATGAAGCTGTCAGCGATGTGGCCGCGCAGCGTTGCGGGCACTGTCGGGGGAATGGTTGAACCAAAAAGCGCCTCCAGTCGTGCAAAGTTGTAGCTTGCGTGCGCCTTATTTGCGCTGTATGACGTCTTGTACCGCTCAGCAAAGTAGCAGTAGCGCCCCTCTTCGCACGTAGCAATCTTATTCTTCAGCGTTGGCCCCACGATGATGACGTCTTCCTCGGAAAAGAGGGCGATGAGTGCCGCGGCGACGGCGCGAGCTTTTGCGTTTGGCCCCATTTGGAACTCAACTACGACCCGCAGGCGTTCTCCCGGTGGCACAATTGCGGCGACTGCGGGACGGACGCGGCTGGCGACGTAGCGAGCAACAGCTCGCAGGCGCTCAACTGTCGGGATGTCATCGTCGGCCCGGCCCGGAAATAGGTCTGCCGTTGATCCGTCAATGATGCGCACAAAATTGCGCGTCTCGGCGTCGATTGCGGCCACGACGGGCTCGACTGATTTTATGAGGGCTTCGGCCGCGCCCGGGTCGTCGCAGGCAAGGGCCTTGGCGCGGCGGGTGATCTCAAGAACCGCGTGGATGCGGTCGACGATGCGCCCCTTTCTTGAGACAAATCCTTCTAGATCAATACAGCTCAGGCTGAATGCAAAAGTCTTTGTCGCGCAGTCAAAACCAAGGTGCCACCGCGGGCGCGACAGCTCCGGCCGTTTTTGGGTGTCCTCGGCGGCCGGGGGCATTGGTTGTCTCTCAAAACTGACCTGTTTAACTCAGCGGCGTGGGCACCCTCCGCGTATTGAAAGGGGGGGCGAGGGTCTATAAGCCGTGTGGCACAGATCGCTGCACACTGCAATGAGCAATCCCGCCAGGAATGGTCTTCCAGCAAAGAAACAGAACGCGGGCCACCGCGGCGGCCGCCTTGTGGCGCCGCGGCTCGATGCGGCCAATCTTGCCGGCGTCACGACGCTCATGAACCCCCAGCACGTAAAAATGGGGGTGAATCTTGAAGAGGCCGAGAAATTGGTCATGGGTAAGAACACGGCCGGCGGGAAAAAGACTGATGGCGACCCTGTCCGCATCTATACCTCCGAGCTTAACCAGCTCGCCGAAGAGCTCGGCATCGACCTCCTCGACGATGGCGACGTTAGGCTGCGCAGCGACAAGTCTGCAACCCCCCAAGGCCGCGCGCTGGCGCCCATCGCAGCCCGCCCCGCTGCGTCCGATCGCCCTCAGTTGCGCACCGGGCCCTCCCGATTCACGGGCCAAAGTGGCGCCCGTGTCACTGACCTCATCGATACTCTCGACCTTGATGCCGACGAGGATGGTGACGAGGACGGCGACGAGGACGGCGACGAAGATGACGACGAGGACGGCGACGAGGACGGCGACGAGGACGGCGACGAGGACGATGAAGAGTGCGACTGCGATGACGACTGCCCCGACGACTGCGACTGCGCCTGTCACGAGGAGTGCGACTGCGACGACAACTGCCCCGACGACTGCGACTGCGCCTGCCACGAGGAGTCTGAAGAAGGCGGGGGGTCCGAACACGAAGACGATGAAAAAGTTGACCGTATTATTTCGCGGCTCGAGGACGACCTTGGCATCAAAACCGATGGCCGGCGCGAAAATCGACGTAACCGTATCCGTGGCGGGACCAGGGTCCCGAATCCTGGTCACCGCAGTGGCGGCGAGCGCATCACCAACGAGCAGGAGCGCCGGCGGCACATTAACAGCGTCGTCTCCGACATCCGAGGCGAGACACGGACAACTTTCGGCGTTGAGCGTGAGCGCGTCCAGGACATCAAAGCCTCAAAACTCGAGCAGATCGGCCAGCTCCGCATGACGCTCGAGGAAGAAGGGATAGACTGCAGCAGCGTTAGCAACCCGACGACTGAGAGCCCGATGGAAGAAATTGACTCGGTCCTCAACATCTTGCGGCTCAAGAACGATCGCAACCGCTACAGCAGTCTTGCCGAAGAGGTTATTCTTGGGTTTGCCGAAGGGATAGAGACCGTCTTTGATGGCAGCCGTTCCGTCCCGCTTGTTGGCTGGCGCCCCGACTACACGGGTTATCACAATACTGTCAACGTAAAGCTCCACCGCATGCGCTTTGAGACCTCGCAAGTCGTCGGCAATATTATTGAAAAATATAACGTTGGGCCCACGGCCCGCATCGTCATGGAGCTCCTCCCGAGCTTCTTCCTCTACCCTCGCCAGCAGAATAAGCAGAGAGGCACCCCCGGCCTTTCGAGTGATCCCCACGTTTCTGATGCCCGCAGTGCCATGGGGTCGATTCGCGCCTCGGACGAGAGACAGTCGCTCGATGACGTTCGACGGCTATAATCTTATAATGTCATAGTTTTTGGCAATTTCTCGCTGAATACTGCGAGAAATTGTGTTTGTCGCCGCCCTCAATAGAGAGGCCCGACAACTGAAGGCACATATGGACTGGGCATCCGACGACTATTCACGGGTCTACGCCGACACTTACTTGACGCCGGCGCCCGATACTGGCACTGGGATTTACCTTCTTGATGATGCCGGGCACGACACCGACACCGACTCACACGACCATGGTCGCCGTTGTGGCAGCCGTTGTGGCCCTGGCCCAAAGGGGGCGCCGGCTCGCCCGCGACGAGAAAAGTACTACACAGGTGGGAATATCATTAGCAACCGAGGCGACCCCCGTGCGGTCTTTAATGTGGCCTGGGACGAGCGCCCCCACTCCGGCGCCGACTACACTCGCCTGTTCCCACCCCCTACAGCTCACCACGGGCCGCCCGCCTTCCCACTAAATACCCAGCCCCCGGGGGCGAATATCTTGGGGGGGCTCAATCGGACCAAGGAGTACTTTGGCGGGGCAGATTCTTGTGGGGGGCGCGCGCCGTGTCGATGTGGCCCCCACGCGGCCGAGCTCAACCTTCAGTACCTAAAAGTGTTTCTCCTCATTGTCATTGTCGTCCTTCTCGCGATGACTCTCATGGCCGCGGCCCGGCTGGCGCGCAGTCTTGAAAAAACTGCCAAAAGTTCAAAAAAACTGTGGCAGGCTGATTTGGGTATGACAACAAATTGATGCCAGCCCGGAGTGAGTGCCTAATTTTTGGCCTAGTACCGGGCATTGCCGCTGTTGAGCAGGGCCACTTCCGCCGGGGATATTCCCGAGCCGGTGGCCCGTGTTTCAGTGGCCAGCATAGTCCCCATCCCTCCTCGCGGGTTCATGATGCCGTCGTCGGCAACTGTCATCGGGGGGGCTGGATTGGCGCGGCCCTGGCGCACTGCCAGCGCTGACCGCGGCGCCGGCGCCGATCCCCGCTGAACAAAGTCTTCGAGTACGTCGCGCTGAATACGCTTTGCTCGAATCAAAGAATTCATCGCCTCGACCTCCTCGATGTCAAGGTCTGTCATCCAGGCGATGTAGACCGTCGTGAAGTCGGGCTCGAGGAGAATCCGCGTTTCAAACCCCCGTCGGTCGAGACTGCGCAGGATTGTGCTGTACACAATTCGCTGAGCGTCTTTCTTGTCAAGGCCTGGCAGCGCCAAAACGATTGGGAGGTCGTGGGTTACTACGTTTCGGCCCCATGTCCGGTCGGCCTTAAGGAGCTTGTCGTCAATGATTTGGATATGTTCTCGCACTACGGCGTCGAGGTCCTTGCCCCGCGCCCCGGACTTACTGAGTTGATTTGCAGTTACTGACATTGCCTGTCTCGCGGGCACAACAATCTTATGGACCCCCGCTCGGGTGTCCAAATACGGAATACCATGGTGTTGCTGAACTGGGCGCAGGCAGGTGGTTAAAAAATAGTAAATCCAAAATACTGTGTTTTTTACATAGTAAAAACTGAATGGTTTATTGGTTGTGTACCAGCTGCGGCAGACCACCACTATGGCAGGTGCGGGTTTAGTGTTTGCGCCGCTGACTGAGTTTGTCCTGGCGCAGTATTGTTGCAACAAGCCGCCCTCGGTGATCCAGCGCAACTACGCAGCTTCAGTTGACCATGAATACCGACGAGGGAATTTTAACAATGCCCCAGGAGGGCCTATATTCTGGTTTCTTGTACCTTTGG